TCCCGTATATTCCCGGAACAATTACAGTTCCTACATCCGAACAAGATGCTGATGCTCGGTTGTTTGCTTTAGGGGCATATCATGGATTAGTTAGTGCACAGGTAGCAATGAGTGTGCTCGCTGATCCTACTCCTTGGCCTGTAGAAATTGGCTTTACTGTATATCAGTCTTTTGAATCTAACCAGACATCAAAGACTGGTGTGTACAACCCACAACCTGGAGAGCAAGATCTTGGCGGACATGAAGTACTGATGGTAGGATATGATAATGGTATTAATCCTACTTTACGTCCTAAGGACAGTCCTCCTTCTGCGTTAATCCAGAACAGCTGGGGAGCTTCGTGGGGACTTAAAGGATTCTTTTGGATGGCTTTAACTGTTCTTGACTCGCCAGATACAGATCTCAAGATCGTACATAGTGGCCATCCTTGGTAGACGGAGGTAAAATGAAGTATGTTTTACTATTGTTGGTCTTAACAGGTACAGCTATAGCACAAGAATTTCCTGATGCTCCGAGTGCGTCTAGTTCGCTCTCGGGTACGATGTGTCAGCAAGGCAGTTCAATTGATGAACAAGGTAATGTAACATACAAAGAAGTATTCTGCGAAGGTATTCCACAGTGGCCGGAGCATAAGTATAGAGCAGGTTATAGTGCAACTCCACTCAGCTGGAAGAAAACATTCAACGGCAAACTATTCTGGACTATGCACGGTATAGGTGCTCTTGGAATAGTTGCTGATGAATATGTAACCTTACGTGGAGAGAGTCACGGCTGCTTAGAACAAGGCAATTCTGGTGGCTATCACGTATCATTTGGTCGTATGGGAACTGTAGATTGGGCAACGTTTGGAGGAGTAACGATCTTCGATCTCTTTCTCCGTAAGATTAATATACGGATTGCGCCTTACACAACACCATTAGTACTAGGAGCGAAGCATGGACTAGGTGTCTATCACTGGACACAGACAAACTGTTTATGAGAGGAAATCTAAATGGGCTCTGATATTATTGATCCTAATATGGTTGAACCAGATGGACTTATGGGAGCGATTTGGTCAGCTCAATGTATAACTCCATATCAGGACGCTATTCTTTTAGGTGATAATATCTTGCTAATCGATGAGAATGGATTCGTTACTAGCGGAATCCATTTTACATCTATCAAACAATTTGGATTTGAGGCTTAAATGCCCCGTCCCAGTAGTAAAACATCACACTGGGGTATGCATTGCCCTCCAGAACCGATTGGCCTTCCCCACCCAACAGCTTTTGACAAGAAGTGTGAGCTCCTTAAATTAGAAACATTTGACCAGCAAAGAGAAAGCTCTGAATTACGTGTATGGGTACAGAAGAATATGAAGTTGTATTATGTGCCTGAACCACTGCTTAAGGTATGGGATCTGCACGTCTTTGTTGAAGTATACTAACTTGTCATTGCGGCAAGTTTGTCAGCCAGTTCTAGATTCATTGGCGTACTTGAAATAGCGAATTGTCCCGTATCGTAACTCTGCGAGATCAATGTCATAAATCTATCTTCAGCATCCCTTCCTCCTGCTACGAATATCCTCGCAAGTCCCAGCTGTTTCTCTGCAGCAGTTTGGTTATACGTAAGTATTACGTCCACTGTTCCTATCTTAGACCAGTCTTCAGCAACATTGGTTACGTCCACAACCTTTGCATTTGCCGAATCTCTGTTGCCTTGGGAGGCTGATACCAAAGCATAGCCTAACCCAGAGATACCGCGCAGCTCTTTGTACAACCGCCCTGTGTCAATGCGTAGTTCCCTTGCATCTAGTTTCATAAGGTCTGCATAATCAAGTATTATTAGGTCGGGAACAAAGCCCCTTTCACGCTTTAGGGTATCCAGATATAGGAGTAGGTGTTCGGTTGACAGCGTACCCGTGGGGAATTCTTTAATCAGCAACTCACCTCTGCTCCATAAAAGCTTATCTTGAATATCCTTTTTCTCTGCATAGACAGAATTACGTTGGAAATTAGCTACGTCAAATCGAACTGATTCTGTTGCCCGATCATATTGGAATATTGTAGTCTTAATCTCCATTGCTACAGAAGAGGTTAATCCAAAGAGAGACTGAATATATCTTCGTGATGTTTTATCTTCGCTAAGTTCAAGTGTGACATGCAGTACCTTATGTCTAAACTGTATTCCTGATCTACCACACTGTACTAGGAACCAACTCTTCCCTTTCTTAGCTGCTGCCATCATCAATAAGAAGGTCTTCCTATCGGGCCTGATTCCTTTAGTATCTAGATAATCGATCCCAGATGAGAAGAAATCACCTTCTTCATCGGCATCCATAAACTTTAAGGATTGTCTGGGATCGGTTAACCAGATACCTGGTGTGCCTTCTGCTACCCGCAGAGACTGTTTATACATTGTCTCTTTAGCCTTCGCAAGATCTCCTTCCTGTAGCAATTCTAAGGCTTGGGTTAAGTGGAGCGTTAATGTCTGGCTTTCAAGGAACTGATCGAGCTCCTCGTAGATGAATTTTGGATCAAGCGATGGGAGTAGAATCTGCAACTCTTCTATAGTCTTCCGTAAGAGAATTCCTTCTTCGCCTCTACGTAATTCTGTTTCAAGTAAAGCTTCCAATTGCATCTGTGGGGCAGTACTATACTTAGAGATGTAATCTAAGGCTGTTTTGGCGATAGCTTTGTTTGTCCTATTGGTAAAGAACTTCTGGTCTGTAACCTTTAATGCAAACAGCGATGCCTGTTCTGTAGAGAAACACAGGAGGCTAAGGACAGCCTGCTCGATTTTGCTTGGAGATATCATAGGATCTCAAAACTTGGAGAAGAATACTCAGCCCATGTCTTCTGTGTCTCACTAACTCCCACTTTAGTAACCAGCGGCCATCTAGACCTACAGAAAAAGAAGAAATGCTTTGCGAGACTTTCAGCTGTTGTTATTTCAACAACATCGTTCAAATCTTTATGGTCGAATTTACGATCGATATACTGCTTCAATTCATCGAGTTCTCGATAGTCAACTATAAATCCAACATCGTTAAGAGTCTCGGATTGAAGAGTAACTTCTACACGATACGAGTGGCCATGTTGCCTCATGCAGGGATGATCTTTGTGTAGGCCAACTAAGTGATGGGCAGCTTCAAATGAGAACTGCTTTCTAATCGTAAACATTATAGATTCACCTCTACATCAATCGTACTTGGATCAAAGACTACAATCCCTGATCCTGACCAGTGCCCTACCGGTGTAACATCAAACTTCTTCAGCTTGATATTATTCCAGAATGCTTTCATTCCTTCACTGTAATGGATATCATCGAATACTGCGATCCCTTTGTAGCGATGAGCGATAAGATAATCGAGAACTTCCTGTTCAAGTGGCCCGGTGTGTAATCCAATATCTACAACTATTAAGGCGGCATTTATTAGAAGAGGTAACAGCTCAATTGCGGGACAACGTTGATAACCTATGTTACCCATATTCTTGTAACCAATACATTCCCCCCGAACATGATCTGTAGTATCACAAGTTAGAACACTAATGCCTGGATTAGATGCTAATGCAATAGCTGAATTCCCGTAGAAAGTACCAAGGTCGCCAACCCGTGATCCTAGTGGTAGCTGCTTAGAAAGGCATGCCAGTAATTTATATTGGTCTACTCCAGCGCCCAGGATAAGATATCCTTTAGTATCAGGGCTACCATACTGAAGGAATGGTTCTAGATTAATGTCATGAATACTGTGATCTATCTTTAGTATCATGCCGCCTCGCTAAGTTTAATAATTTTAGTTCCTTTAATGCCTTTCACTGCACTCCAGATTTCGCTGAAGCCACTGTAGGTTAGCGCGCGATGGTCTACAATCCATATTTGTTTTCGCTGCGATTGGGCTCGGTAATTAAGTGCTTCAAGGAGGTCTTCAATTCCTTCGGTAGAGAGGAAATTAGTTGGTTCGTCAAATATCTCAAATGAAAAGCTCGTACCGCTAGCTCGTTGGATGAGTGAACCAAGGCCGAGAGCAACTGCAAGTCGTAGTCTTTGCGCTTCACCGCCTGACCAACTTTCCCAGCTACTGGTAGCTGTTGGGCTTGTGACCTGTAAGGATATACCCAATCTCACAGACCCACTTTTAGTTTCCTGTTCTGTGGATAACTTTATGGACCAACCCTCCAACCCAAGAGCTGATATGGCTGACTTGATTTCTATTTCTAGTGATGTAAGAATTTGCTGAATGAAATATAACCGAATACGTTTAAAGCCGGTCTTCCAGAATTCAACAGCAACTAACGAACTCTCAGCCTTCTTAAGCTCTTCCTGATACTTTGTTAGGTCTGCTGTCAGTTGCCTTCGCCTTAGCTTGTTCTCATTCAATGCTTTCGTGTAAGGATTCTCTTGATGCTGCAGCTGTACTATCTGTGCAGAGTAAGGATCTGAATCTTTCTCAAGCTCTGAGACTAGTCGTTCTCCCTCTTTCTTTAACTGTTTAATTCTATCACCAAGCTTATTGTATTCTCTTTCTGCTGCTATCTGCTTTGTTTGCTTCTCGATTGAACCTCTCTTGTATTTATCAAGTAGCTTCTTCAATTCTTGGATCTGATCATCGATAAGTAAACTGAGTTTTTCTGTTCTATCCTTCTCTTGGATAGCTTCTTTCTTTGAAATGTTGATAGTTGCTAAAGAAGTTTCTTTCTGTTCTTTCGTGATAGGTTGACTACATGCAGGACACTTATCATTTATCCAGAATCCCTCTGCGGTAGATAAGTTCTCAATCGTAACTTTTGCGTGATGATATTCTCCCTGTATTTCACTATACCTTGTGTAGTAGCCCGAAAGTATCTTTTCTGTTTCTTCTATCTGATCCTCATCTCCTGTAGTCTGATCGGACAGTATATCTACTGTCTCATTGATTTCAGTTTCGAGTTGGGTGAGTTCTCTTTCTTTATCTTCAGCAGATCGGATGATATTCTCTTTCCAATCGCTTCGCTTCTGTTTAAGATCACCGATCGCGTTAGTCCTAGATTCGTTCCAAATGGCTAGCTTATAGTTGATCTCTTGCTCTGTCTCTAGTCCAGATATCTTCCCTTCAATAGATGAGAGTTGGAGTAGTACATCGTACTTAGATTTCTCTAGGCTAGTGTATTTCTTAGTGGCAGTCTCTGAACACTTGTTCCAAAGATCGAGATTCAACACCTCATCGAGTAGCTGGCCCCGTTCAGGAGTTGTAAGATCAGGGAATAACGGGATTCCTTGTCCAAAGATAACACTATTTAGAAATCGATGTTTGGGTAACCCAATGAGGTTATCGACTTGCTCCTGTGTTGCGGCTTCCCCATTGATAGTAACTTTATTTGGTGGACCTGTACGTTGGATTACATTCGCAATCCCGTCAATAGTTAGATTAAGTATTCCTTCTGCTTTATCTTCACCCCATGAAAGCAAAGATGATATCTTCTCTCCACGAATTCCTGTTCCATAAGCTACCCAACAAACTCCACTCCAACAAGAGCTTTTCCCACTCCCATTGCTTCCTAGTCGAGTTTCTATATGATTATCTCCGCCCAGTAGTTTTAGTCCTATTGTGTGAGAAAAATAAACAGTCTCATCCTGATACGAACGGAAGTTCTTAAGAACTAGACTATTTAGAGTTATAGTTTTCATTTCTGTTTAGGTTCGATCTTCATCTTATCAATATTTACGGTCCACTGTTTGTTTGAATAACCAAGAGAACTTAGAGCTTCATTGGTTGTGATATCAAGTTGTTGGGTATCCCACCCAACCTGCGCTTGTAGCTCAGCCATTTGTTTCTGTAGATCAGCACATTTATGCTGTAAGGATACAACATCAGCTTTGTAGCCAGCTATCTTATCTTTATAGGGGCTAGGTATATCTCTCGTATTGACATCAGCACACGCAGAGAATGTAATCAGCATAAGAACTACAGCAAGTTGTTTTTTCATACTACTTACTCTCCTGTACAAGTTGTAGGCCACAAGTTAGGATATCTTCACTGAGCTTCTCTTCTTTACAGAACATCTTTATAATTTCCTCAGGAGATAAAAGTTCGATCTGATTACTTTTTACTTCAGGCGTTAACCCACCCCCTTCAAGGACTGCTTCTATACTTACAGGATTTATCTTCATTGTTTCACACCAGCCGCGAACAAGGTGCTCTTCTACTGGCCAATTGGCCAAATTGGCGCCTGTTAATCTATACCGTATCCGAACTTGACTCCCGGGATTTAATTTAAAGGTTCCCATCTCATCAGATGAACTGATATCGAGAATTGCTCGCTGCATGATATCTACTGGAACTGACTGGTAATCTCTGAAATTATCATCCTTAACGAGGATGATACGATTACCCCATGATTCGCTAAACTTTATCGGGTATGGCGTCCCAACGTAGACGATCCCATTAGCTTCCTGCGGTGTATGAACATCACCTGAAAATACAGGAACTCCTTCTGGGAAAGTAGGAAGATTATTAGAGGTAAGTTCGTGATCTTGTATCGTTACTCCTTGTCCAGTTTGATGCATGAAAATTGCTTTAGCGGACTTGAAATCTAAATCCTTCCATTCAGATACGGGATCAGAAGAAAATGGTAGTAGCCATATATCACTAAGTAATAAAGGTTTCGTGATATATCTAAGGTTTGCTTCATTTAGAAACTCCCAGAAGTAAGGGCCGTTAACTGGTTTATCATGATTGCCTGCTGTTATAATTACTTCCGTATGGCCGATAGCCTGTAAATCGATTATACTTGCTACTGATCTATTGACAAGAAGTGAAGAGTGCCTGTCACGTCTATCCCAAATATCACCTAAGAAAAATACTTGGTTGATTTTGTGCTTTATAGAAAACTCTTTCAATACATCAAAGATAGCCCATCTATACTCATCCATAGGATGATCAGTTAAGTGAAGATCACCGGTAAGAAGATAATTCATATACAGAGACCCATAGAAATCGTTCTTTGAATTTGAATATAATGAAATTTACCCATTCTTTTCTTCGCAAATTGACGAATTGTACACTCTCTGAGATGAGCTTTCTCCGCTTCTGTTCTTTTCTTAGTACTGTTTATTTCTCCTATCCTTTTACGCACCTCTTTTGATAGCGGCTTTATGAAGGTACGCATGTAATCTGTTTGTTTACGACGTTCTTCAAGGGTAAATTTTGCTGTTCTGGCCTTTCCTATATCACTAAGTTTCTTTCTAAATGCTGGATCTTCTATACATTTCCTCCTTCTTGCATCCCCGACATGTTTTCTATGTTCTTCTGACTTCGGTCTACCTATAGCTACGATTGACATTAACTGCCTACTACGTGCTGAGTGTGCTCCTCGACTACCTCCATCACGTAGATTGTAACCAAAGTTGAGGTCAGTTGCATGAAGTGCTTGTATAAATAGTATTTCTACAAAATCTAATTCCTCTTGTGTAGATACTCTACATAATTCTTCTATCTTAAAGTTTTTCTTTCCATATTTCTTTATGGCATTTTGTAGGTAGAAACAATCTTTATCTCTTGTACAACAATGTTCAACCCATCTTATAGAAATTGATTGGATAGTCTGTCCAACATAGACCTTCCCAGTTATAAGATTAGTTATCAGGTATAAAATATAATTCATATTCCAATCCTAACGCCTGTTAACGCAGCAATAACTTGTTCAATCCCTGTGCCTTCATCATGATCATTCCATGTGACTAATGAGATATAAGGGACTGAGGAAGGGATTACAGCTAGCTGATCGTAGAACCAATTGCCTGCCTGATGATCAATAACCCTAGGTGGACCACCCCAGACAGATGTACCGTAATTCCTAACACCAAGGAAATTAGATGGTGTAGCTCCTACAGGCAAAGGTGATCCCGCATCATTAAATCCTATGTTTACACCTGCAACCTTCATTGTAGGCTTAGCGTTATCTGCCTTCAGTGTCGCCAAAGAATCTGTAGGATTAGAAGGATTAGCTCCGATATTAGGCCAGGAGAATCCTGTATGCCAAGACAGGAGAGGTATATCAGGAATAGCTGCTTGAACTGTCTGTATATTTACTCCGGCTGAATTGGCTAAATCAAACTCAAGGATATAGTCTTCAAGTAGATAAGCGGGAGACGCAAGTATCATTTGACAATCTGCAGACTGCAACGCAGTGATAACTGCTTGGGTAGGATTCGGTTGGTTCTTAGCGATCCATGGATCAAGCAGCAATGCAAATAGCATCTGTCTTTCCATACAGCCTTCCCACAGTTTGATAGCTGTGTTGTGCAGGAAAGGGTTAACAGTAGGACCTTGCCAAGTCAGTACTATTCCATCGATTCCAATTGCCTCCATTGCGTTTAACTGCTTAGCAATGACACCGGGATTGTTAGAAGTGTAACGGTTCACACGATGAACTTTACCATCACCGAACCATCCCATTACGTGTACAAGCAGATCACCCTTCCAGTTAGGAACTGCTGCTTGTATAGACTGTTTAAGGTTTATCATCCTTTATCTCCTATATATCTATCGTGAGATATTGCTCTTAAGAATTCATCTAGCTTAAACATGTATACCGAACCATTGAATAGTATGTGACACGATTCGAGTGGATGCTTTTCTGATGTAAAAAGTAGAGTAGGTCCATGATTTTGTTTACAGACTAGCCACCATGTCTTTCCTACCTTCCCTGCTTCCATCTGTACTTTCAGAAGAGCCTTATACAGATCCCCATCTTTGTATAGGAATCTAATAAGTTGTAGATCTCTCCAGCACTTACATTCAACAACTACTCGAGCAAAGAAAGGAAATGCTAAAGGATGCTGGGCCATTAGATCACCTGCATTCCCTATAGATGCCATCGTGAACTGTCCGCCAGATAGAACAGTACGACAGATTAGATCCTTTCGTTCTCCTTTACTGATCCATAAGCTCAGTTTCGCTCCTACTTCTCTTTCGTAATTGCTGCCTTTCCCTTTGCCGGCACCCGGCTTCACTTCTCCTCCGTAAGATTCTTTACAGTTAACTCTACCAGTTCAAGGAAGATTCCCAGAGGAACGTATATCCAGAATAGAAACCATACAAGCCTGTCAACAAGGACTGCTTTGAGCAGCGTATACAATAGGAAATACCAAATCGGTATTCTAATGAATACTCCTATAAGCCCAATGATTACTCTAATTGCCTTCATCGTAATTCCTCTGCGTACTTCCTAACTGGAGGCGCCATTTCATCTTGGATCTTTGCCCAGACCCTACAGGCATCCAGTACTAACTCTGATTTGATTGCTTTGAGATCTACATAGTCCTTCTTCTCTCTAGCAGCGTGTAACCTCTTCTTAAAGATTAAACTAGATTCACCTGTGATCTGACCTCGTAGCTTCAACCAATCCAGGATGCTTTGTTCGTCGTCTACTCCATAGGCGAAGATTATTGGAAATTTAGCTGTACGGAAAGGGAAGCCAACCTTATTTTTCTTAACGACTGCTTCTACCTCAATCCCGATAGTGCGTTCTTCACCGAGGTATACTCTTTTAAGTTTATCTATCTCCCTAAGCCAGACGATTTGACTTGAGTAGAAGTCTAATGCGTGGCCACCAGACCGAGTCTTTGACTCTCCTCTCATTGGGAAGGTACTGATGTTATCTCTTATCTGGCTGATGATCCCAAGGCTAGTGTTACTCTTTTCAATCTCCTGTGTAAGCACGCGGAATAGCTTTGACATCTCTTTCGGCTTACTCATTCCATAGGATCCCTTTGGATCCTCATCCGGTTTCTTTTCCCTAAAGAACTCCTTAACTTCAGCATCATCGCTGAGTGCATCCAGTGAGTCTAGGATGTATAGTCCGGGCGTCTTTGATTCGATTCCTTCTGCTACAAACTTCTTTAGATCCTCTTGGAACTCCTGGACAGTAGTTAACATACCATCAGCAGGTTTAGTTACGTTCTTTGGGAAGCCAAGGATAGAAGCATAGACTTCATCGAAGGCGCTCTCAGCTTCTGCATAGCGCATACGTCCATCAGGGAATGCTCTAGAGAAGTTGGCAAAGCTTTCTATCGCAAGGAGGGTCTTCCCAGACGACTTATCTCCTACGAGATTAAAGATACGAGGAATAGCCCATCCTCCACCTAAAGCGAGATCTAAAAGAGTTGAGCCACTATTAATGAATCGTACATCAGCATCCGTAAGTATTTCACTCATGCTATCTTCTCTTTCCTTCCTCGTTGAATCCTCTCTTGATCAGGTTCTTTCAAAGTGGTTATTTCAACCCGCAGGATAGCTTCACAGTGAGTGCATGATACCATATAAGCCACTGTACCGGGAATACCTGATTGCGATTGGGGTCTAGGTATTAATGGATAGTTGCAATGGGGACACATTGACATGTTATCTTCCCTCATAATTTCTCTGCCTTAATGTAGGTACGTAGGTAGTTCCTTTGTGGCCTTTTTCCCAGAAACAATCAATCCCGATGCCGCCGCGAGGAAACCATAGTCCTGCAATCCTGATCCATGTGGGATGGCAAGCATCATGCAGCCTTGTCCCAATATAGACAGTGGTTTCTTCATGAAAGCCGCCGTGCTGTCTGAAGGCACCTAGGAATAACTTTAAGCTCTTTGATTCAGGTAGCCACATGTTGGGAATTACATCAATATATAGCTTTGCATAGTCAGGCTGTCCAGTAACAGGACAATTGTGAACTACGATTTCATTAGCGAAGAAACATTCAGTGTCTTCAACTTCCATATTGTAAACATCTGAAGTACCGTCACTAGTAACGCTAATAACTTTATGATTTAACGACGGTAAGTCGAGTGACTTTCTTAATGCCCTACTCCTATTTGATTCACGTAGTTGTATTCCTTTTTTTCTAAGCCACTGCAATATAGTTGTATCATGTACTTCAAAGTACATACTAATTTCTCTGGTCGTATAGCCCTCCTGATACAAATCAGAACATTCTTCCATAGCGTTTTCAAGTTCCCGAGAACGCCTTGCTAGGAGTATTTCAGCTTGCGATTTAATTCTTGTCCTTCCTTTAAGTCTCGATTCAATTGTTGAAGGATCGCATCTGTATTCCTGTGCAATATCAATGATAGAAATTTCTGGGTTTGATTCATAAAGTTTAACAAGTTTATTCACATCGATAATATCGTCGTAACCATATTGCATACTTCTATGTAATCGAGAGTGCTCTCCATCTGCTAGTACCTCTATATTTATCGGTGTATTGTCAAAATGATTAGTATTGATGTGATGTGCATCTTCATCAGATCGAAGTTTCCTTCCTATTAAGCATTGGGCAATTAGAGAATGTCTTGAATGACATCTAATTGTATCTCCTCTGCCACGTTGGTCTGAGAAAATCCTGTCTCCTATTTTTAGTTTCCCTGCGGGAACCCATTCGTATCCATTCCACCCCCTAATGACAAGAACTAAATGATCAGGTGTCAGACGTATTGTTACAGTTTCTGATTTCCTTCCCATTGTATTTGTCCCTCGAAGTGCCAGCATTTCAACTTTAACTACAGGGACATTTTCCTGTGTTTTTCTTACATCGAAATATTTCTTGACAACCGGTTGACGCATTGAAGGATCAAAAGAGAATACATAACCTTCAGTGCCTACAAGCTGCTGTATGGGAATACCTTTTGGGTACTCTGTTTCATTACAACATACATCGACTAGTGTATCACCAGCCAGACAAAGGCTAGTGAACTCAGGACAAGAATATCTCGCTACGGCATTCCTGAGTTCTGCCATCTCAACAGGGACACATTCTATAGTAGACTTCTCAGGCGATTCAGCTGTTTCTACTTTTTGGCCTAGCTGCGTTAGCATCATACCTTGCCTTTTCGTTGTATCGTCTGCACTCTCTGCATACCCGGGCTCCATCGGCGTTAATGAGAGTATTCTTTTGTGTGAAAAGATGTCCACGTTTACACCTCTTTTTGTTCTTATTGAACTTACCGCAGTCAGGATGTAAGTTATCTTTAGTCTTTTCCCAGTTCTTCCGAGCATGCGCTGCATGCTTACATCTAGTTACAAATCGATTGTTAGACCAATTTCTCACACAGCTCGCTTATTATCATGTTCAAGGATGTGTAGTCTGGGACTAAAGTTGTAGCCATGTTCCTTAGTCATCCGCTCAACCTGCTCTTGTCTAGCTAACTGCTCCTCACGAGTACGTCCTTCCGGCATGAGCCAAACACTACTTGGCGGTATTTCAGCCATATGGAGAATCTCTCTCATCTCCTCTAGATCAATTTCTGATTGGATCACAAACTTGAATGTACCTTTACCTGAATTCTTAATCTTCTTTAGTACATGAAACTTTAATCTCTTGCTACGAGGGTTATCCTTTCCTGCGTTAGATAGCTTTGGAGAGCAGTTGAACTGATTTATCAACGTAATGAATTCATCATGAGGTTCAACTGTCCCATTAGTCTCAACTTCTACCCACCAGTTGGGATTCTCATCTTTTAGCTTCCTCAGAAAGTGTATCAATGCTGACTGCTGTAGCATCGGCTCGCCTCCTGAAATAACTAGAAGCCTAATTCCTTCTGATTTCTCGTAAATCTCATCACTAACCTCTTGTACAGACATCGTGTGCATTTCAAGTTTAGGATCATACTTGTCAGGATGCTCGAACTTAGTCCCTCCCCAATTCCATGTGTAAGGGGTATCGCAATTATGCACAAGAAAACTATTGGCGAAGTAGGTATGGTTATCCTCTACTTCTAGATTGTAGACCTCAATTACCTTACTATTGCCATTGAATCTTGCTGCTTGCTTCACGCTGACAGGTGTTACTGATACAACTTTCTTACCGTTGTGAAGAAACTGTCTTTCGGCTTGTCGATGACATGATCTACAGAGGGTAATTAGAATACCTGGATCATGACTTTTAGAAATCTTGAAGGGAATACTATGATGAACTTCTAGGTTTTCTGTCGATCCGCAGTTCTGACATTTGTACCCATCCCTCTTTAGAACATCCCTCCTTGTTCTATACCAAAGAGTTAAATATCCCGGATCATTACAGGTTCCGGTATACCGCGGATTCTTGGGTCCCAACTTAGATGCTCTTAACCGTAGTCGTGTCTCTGTAGATGCCCTTCTACCGGTATGTATTCGTTTACCCATTTCCGATAATCGTTGCTTAGCTTCAGGTCTACAGGAGGGGTTATCATTTTTCATATGCCAGTTGATGTTATCTACAAATTCAATTTCATCACCGGGCTTTAAATCTTGCGCAGAAACCCAACCTCTATTTGTTGAGAATTCATGATTCTTAGTACAGTAGACTCTATTATTTACCACACCCGGATCGCCCTCAACTAAAACTCTAACGATTTCATCTTTAGAAGTTTCTCTTTTAAAGATTTTCGTTACTTTCTTTGGGACTATGATTCTTCCGTCAGAGCTTAGTACTAAGTCTCCAACGCGAATGTCCTTGATGTTCCTTGATCCTTTAGGCGTAGCAATCTTTGTATAGCCTATGAAACACCAAATACAGGCTAGGTTACATCCGGATAGCCGAAGGAAGATACAGGGCATCCCAGAGGATGCCCCTTCTCCCTGTGCTACTGGTCCGTAGATCTCATTAACTGCTAACATATTTACCTCGGTCCGGTCTTAAACCGATCTCTCAATCCAGCAGCACGATCAGCTGCTGATTGTGTTGTTTGGGGTACTACTCCTGAATTACCCGGAGAAGCTACATGGGGTGGAACAACAGGCGCTTGTGGCTGTGCCTGACGCAGGTACCGTTGATAGTGATGATCTCCTGAATGTCCGGGTGCGTAATTACATCCGAACATGTTACCTTGGTACTCAACTTCTAAGGCGCAGAACTGAGCAGCAGGTGGAGGTAATACAACTGTGTTGACTTGGGGCGGTGGCGGTTGGGGCAAAGGAGTTGGTACAACCACCGGCCCTGTAGCAATTGGTTTCGGCACCTCAGCTATAGGATGTGATGCCTGTCCCGGATGAAGCTGAGTAGTGGGTCCGGCTGTGCCTTCAAACAAGTCTTTAACTTCATCATACGATCGCCACTGCAAGATTTCAGGCAGTGGATTGGCCAAGGCATAGTCTAGATAGACATCTTCAACAGATGATGCCTGCCTAGCGATTTGGAAGCCGTTGTACTTAGTGGTCATCCCTTCACCATCTTTATCAAAGGTTACATCATATCCTTGATCCGGATGGTCGATGTAGTAAAGCTGTCCTGTAACCCTATCACGACAGATCTTAGTGACCTCTTTATCTACGGTTTGGGGTTGTGCCCAATATTGCGGCTTCCTATCCTTCTCTTCTTTCCTATTGACAACCCAGACAAGCACTCGACGAGTTGCCTTTAGATTGTTTGCATCTTCACGTCCCGCAGCTTCAGCGACTGCATGTGCTTCGCAGACAGGACATGGCTTCCCTGTCATCTTATAGAGACAGAGTACGTTTGCGTTCTCAGGTCCAACAGAATAATGAACCCAAATATCGATACCATAGTGAGATGGATTATCCCATGTCGGAGGAAGGAAGCGAATCCAGTTATCCTTCTTAGGTGAGAAACCCATGTACTGATCTTTGATAAAGCCCTCGAAGGTGCTTCCCTTCTCACGCTTTGCCCATGCCTCGTTGCTGCGAGGCGCATATTTGAAGCTACTCATTTCATTTCCTCCCACTTCTTTTTGAGATATTCACTCTTAGATTTGAAATACGCAGACGTTACCATCCTTGTTACGAGGTACAAGAATACTAGGATCAAAGGTACAGACAAGATATAAATCCAAAAGTTCATGACGGCGTTCTCAAGTCTCGTTTTCTCTTTTCGGTGTAGTGAACGGTAGAAATAAACCCTGCTTGTACTAGATCTGCTGAAGCTCTGACTAGAGACGATTTAGAGCGTAACGTATCCATCAAATTCATCCAGAGTGAAGCATCTAGTCTAGCTTCGCTTAGATCTTTTTGGATCCTTTGGTAGTCTTCATCAAGCGGTATCATGCTTGCGATAGCAGCCTCTGACTTCTTTCCATTGTACTCATCCCGCCTAAGCCTATTTGCTGTTACTGCTTCCTGTGTCTCAAGATCTGCCTTCGTTGATTCTCTTCGCTCTAGTGCTACTGCTGTGTTTTCTCCTGCTTCCTGAAGAAGAATAGGTAGTTCCTGAATATCTTCGTCAATGTAGAGAAGATCAAGTCGAACTCTCTGCTTCAACCAGCGGTACTTTTCAGCCTTGAAAGTTGGTTCTCGATCTTCCCCCATTGATTTACCTTTCCTTGCCTGCCTAACCTTACCATACCCAACCGCGCCGGACCTTACCATACCAGTCCACGCAGCGCCCAACCTAGCCGCGTCATTTCCGCTTACATAAGTATTATACCGTAAACTTAAAAGGGGATTTGCCCCCAAAGAGAATTCCCGACAGCAGCATAAAGTTGCACCTTTCTATCCCACATCGAAGGAGCTGTAAACTTTTGCACGAGTAGCCAGAGTTCGTGTGCTTGGCTTTCTTCGCTGCGCCCCATTGCCCCAACTAGGTATCGAGTCATGTCCTGTAATGCTCTATCATGATCATCAACTTCAATTAGATAAGATTGGATCTGTCTCCATTCACGCTTTCCTGTCATCAGATACTTGCATAGCTTAATGGCCGGATCATCTTCTGACTCAACTTTTAGTAGCAGTTTAGAAAGTTCTTCTCTTGATTGTGCTAGGTGGCATGCTTGTAGATTAGATAAAGCTCTCCTTGCACTGCCTTCAGCAGACATAACTAAAGGCATGATAATATCTCCATGTAGAGGCCATCCTTCAAGTTCAGCTACAACGACAACTAAATCTTCTATCTCTCGAGATTTCAGAGGACGTAATGGAACAGGATGGCAACGTGATATGATTGTAGTAGGGATGTTTTTTGGATCAGTTGTACATAAAGCTACAAAGACTGACTTAGGAGCATTTTCGATAAGAGCAAGTAAAGGTTGCCAAGCCTTAGAGCTGAGATTGTGAGCTTCATCGATGATATACAATCTGTTTGGCTGAAGTGTGATAGAACTAAATCCTGAAGCTTCAACTACCAGACGCATATCATCGACTCCGGAGTTGGAGGCAGCATCGATTTCTATGATAGAGGCATTGATTTCTTTAGCAATAATTCTAGCTAAAGTTGTCTTGCCAATCCCAGCTGATCCTGTGAATAAGAATCCGTGAGGACAATTTGGTCCTCTTACAGCATCCGTTAATCCTTTAATAATCTCAGTATTACCGATAACTTCAGAGAAGGCAATCGGTCGATACTTTGTAATAAGAGGTGTAGATTCAGGCATATGCTGCTCCTGTTATAACGCTAACCTTTTCGGTATCAGCCCAATTGTATCCCAATGAACATTCTACAGCCAGTGGTACCGTAACGAATGGGAATCTAGCCATTGTCATGTCTGCTCCTATCACTTGTATATACCGTTCAAGGTCACTGGTGTCTGGTAGGAAAAATGTTATGTCGTCATGCACGTTCATTCGAGGGAGAAAGTTAATATCTTCCTGCATGGCTCTATTATGGAGAGCGTTCTGTGCTTCCAATACGATTTCAGCTCCTGTACCCTGAATCGGTGAGTTCACAATTTCTTGTCCGGGCAATACTTCATTCCTCATCCTGCCTGTAAGTGATTGTACGTAGCCATGCTGCTGATAGAATCTAGTTTGTCCATCAATCCATTTCCTAGTAGCAGCGTAACGATTCCAGAATTCTAGGTGGAGTTCCTTAAGTACATCGACAGGAATAAGCGTCTTGTTGGCGATAGCTCCTGCTTTAGATCCGTAGAAGCTAGAAAAGACAAAGTCTGTTTTGATGATAGTTCTACCGCCATCAAGTATTGCTTGTTCTTCTTTCTCGCCTGTCTTATCAGCCAGTCGATCCATATACTTTGGATAGAGTTGTAAAATCCTCTTAAGCCAGTACCAATGGATATCTTTCTGTCCTAGATTCTTTGGTGCGTCTAGGATATCGTTCATCAGATTTTGATCCCTGCTTGCCATACACAAGACTCGTACTTCCAGTCCTGCGTAGTCAAACTTGACTATTACATACCCAGGAGGCGCTTTAATCATTCGTCTGATCTCATGATTTCTCCGGGTAGGCCAGTTCTGCATGTTTGGCGCTTCTGACGATAATCGGAAAGTTGAAACATGTACAACTCGATACTGGGAATGAATCTTACCATCTACAGCTATGATTTCACCTGATAGGATAGGAAGTATGTATGTAGAGAGAAGCTTCTCTGTACCACGCGACTCTAGTGTCAGATCGACTAAAGGATGTAACCCTAATAAGGGTGTGAGTACTTCTTCTTTCGTTGAGTAATGCTTAGTCTCATGATCTTGTTCTAAATCTACTCCACAGTATCTAACTAAGACAGCTGCTACATCATCCGGTGCTGTAAGACTAAATATCCTACTTTCCTTCTTCTCAAATGCCCTTACTTCAGGGATGGCTTTAGCCTGCCTACCTTGCTCAACTGACTGCTTGTAGAGCACTTTCTGCATCTCCTCAGCCACACTGATATCTACATCCAATCCTTTCAATTCCATATCTGTACAACTGGAAACTGTATCGATAGAACGATAATAGTTCTCTAACTGATTAGGCTTCTGAGCTAATTCAGCTCCAAGTAGATGAAAGATTTCAACGGTAGCCCAAGCATCTAGAGCATTATACTTCAGGACTTTAGGTAAAGGATATTCCCTCATCCTATTCTTATCCATGTTAGGGTTCAATGCCTTGATATCAAATCCTAAATAGACTTTAGAGAGTATGTCAAGCGATCCTAGACCTTTCCTATTGTGATTTAACCTAGCCAGTATCTCTGTATCTTCAAATATGTGATCATGCTCCTGAGTTATATACCGCATCCAGGTTAATTCCATGGACGAGGACTGAGCAATCCATTTCTTCTTCGTCCTCGCCATTTTGGCCAAAAAAGATTTACCCCAAGGATTCATGTCTCCCGGCCACATCACAGGGAAAGCAAATGTCGTTTTGCCATCTGAACATCCACAGGTAAGGAGTAACGCATCACGCATGTATGGACGGAGCTTAAATGTTTCAAAGTCGATTGCATAAGGTTCTTCTAACTGCTGGAATAGCTTCCAAGCCTCTTCTGCACTCTTAGGATAATCAATCTGTTTAGGAGGAGAATAAATCCTAGGACGAGTAGCGAACTTCGTTCTAACCTGCTCAAAGAAGATCCTAAGATCGTTTCTAAAGACTGGTTCAGCATAATTCGTGTAGCTGCCATCTTCATCTCTCCTCTCTAGCCTAGAAACATATGAAGGGTGGAACGTCGGGTAGTACCAACATGATGTTTTGTCTGTGAACTGAATTGGGAAAGGAATACCCCTGATCTTTGAGATGATTAGATCAGGCCAGAAGTTAGAAAGAGGTATACTACCTACTCCCAAGATAGCGTTTGGTCTAATAGTAAGAAGATCCTCCTTGAGATATGTACTGCAGCAACTGATCTCTGTAATAGAAGGATTTCTATTCTTCTCCTGTGTATCGGTAGGACGACAGCGAACTGCATTCTGAAAGTATAGTTTATCTCTCCACTCTCGAGGGATACGTTCTCTAAGATATTTTCCGGTTTTACCGACGAACTGCTCACCCACAGCATCTTCTTCTTGTCCAGGCGCTTCCCCTAAACACAGTAGATTAATATCTACAGGAACAGTAGGTTCTGTGAATGCCATCTTCGGAGAATGAAGCAGTGGCCAAGTCTTTCGAATGGGACAATTGTCACAGCCATCGTAAGAAATTAAGCCCATTACTGCCCGCCGCCAAGAACGTAACAGTAATTTGGATCATTCCCTCTCAGAACTAGAGTGTTCTGAGGAAGGTAATCAAAGATAGCTTCATCAACAAATGAGAGTGCTACAAGTATTAATACAGCTTCGAGAGCTATACCCCGATTCTCTTCTCCCTCTTCTACTTCTTGGGAAGAAGTAAAGCTGATAGATGGATCTAATCCTTCACAGATAAAGAACTCTTCTGAACTAGAGGATATACCTGAGTGTGACAGCAACAATTTACCATCAACGATTTTCATCGATATGGTGAAAGAAGTATGCTTATCACTCAGAATACGTGCCCTTGCGATAAACTTCTTGATTACACCTGAATCAATCTTCGCTGTATGCTGTGCTGAAGTAGTCCACTTATCATAGATCTTCTTAAGATCCTGATCTAGCTTCTGCCCAAATGGTAATTGTGCTTTCAACCAGCCACCATCAATGAATATACCCTCATCTGTGATATCAAGTTTACATCCTGGACATTCACCTACAAGTGCAGCAATGATCTCAGGGACTGGAGGACGTAATACAATCTTATCTATTGGGAATGATCCCTTCGCAATCCTTGTAGCAGCAAGACTGACTGAATTACAGCTCATTAGGTAGAGTTCTTCTCCAACGACTTCAATAGAGAGTCCATATAAGCCAACAGAGAGGCTAGCTGATTGACAAGCTGCACTAGCTAAGCGTAATGCTGTAGCTAAATTATCAGGCGGAGTCCAAGGGAAATCTTTATGGTCTATCTGCGGGATAGAATAGTCAGCAAAGACAAAGTTCCACTTACCTGATGCAGATCCACACTTCCACGCTAAGTGGTTCTCTTTCTCAGTGAAGATAATCTCTGAGTTCTGCGGTAATTCTTTCACAGCACTGAGATCTTTCAACTGAAGGAGTCGAGGTTTTGACAGTCCAGTCTCCTCCTCCATTTTGATCTCCATATTCCCGAACTCAGAATTCACACGTGCTGTAGTATTGTCGAGTTGGATGCTTCGATACAGATTTGTTAGCGAAGAAGGATTTGATATCCTACCTGCCAGTTTACAGATGGCTGTTAGATTCTTAACGAGCATAGCTTCCCTTCCATATTGTTATACCGTTAGTTTAACGGAGCCTTCCTTCAGTGTTGCAGGTGCAACACTACTCTTTTTTACAAGTTCTACACGACAGATATTCTGTGTCTTTTCTACCTTCATCGTGTAGTTATCTATTAGTTCTAGACTGAGAGGTGTGAATTCAACAGCAGGTTCTCTTGCCTCCTGAAGTATTTTGAAAGCAGCCTGACAGATATCATTCTTACACTCAGGGAAGTCTACTTCACAGTCTTCATTCTTCTCCCTTTTAGTATGAAAATGATTATGTCTTTCCTGTGCAAGAGCAGCGAATGCTACCCTCAAAGATGTTTCGTTCTCTTTGTCGTAAAGTAGATACATAGCAGCTACCTTTATAGCTTCATCCATCGCTAATTGTTCTTGTGTAGGCATATTCTTTTTCCTCTTCGTCCTCGAGTTGACACCAAAAATAGAACGGCCTTGCCGGTCCACGCCCAACCCTACCACACCGAGCCATTTCAAGCCGTGCCCTGCTCCACCACGTCAGCCTAACCGCGTCCTACCCTACCTAGCCAAAGTGTGGCTAACCGTACCGCAACGAACCTCACCTAGCCAGCCTAACCTTACCTCGCCAAGATAAACCTTACCCCGCCATACGCGACCACACCTCACCGTGTCAAATCTTAATCCTTGCCAGCCGCACCTAACCTGGTGTCACCGGAGCTAACCTTACCCTACCTAACCGGGTCAGGCCATGTCAAATCTTATACTAAAATCGTCGATTCCTTTTTTAGTAACACCTCCTGAAGTTTAGAATAGAAAGCAGACATTTTCATATCACTTTTAATGAAAGCCATTGGGTCGTGTAGAAAGGGGACTAATCGTTCGTGCCAAAATCTAGGTTTTTCCTTCGCAATATAAAAGTAAGACGCCAAGATATCCTTGATCCCAAGAGCACATATAACTGGGAAGTTCATAAACGCTGCCGATGGACTAATCACAAATATGACACGGATAGGACCTTCTCTTTCTATTCCACCAGCCTCCTGCTTCTTATTGATGATGAGTGCTCCTGGCTTCTTAAAGCGTGTTACTCCTCTTGTCTGTTCTTGGAGCTTCAAGATGTCACTAGCTACAAGATAGGATCTAATCATAGCCAGTTGGGAAGGTGTAGTCTTAACAGACATCACAGCATCAGGATCTAATCCCAGCATTCTGAATTCGTTTTGCCAAGCCTCTTTCTGAGGAAGAGCATCGTGATCTGAAATGTAATTAGTATCAGAGACTACTTTAGAACGTAGTCTATATGTCTTCCCTTTCAGCTTGACAGAGCCTGCTCTGCATCCTGATATCATCCAGGTGGCGCTATCACAACTAAACCATGGATATGACAACAGGGACTTTGGAGCTGTATCTCCGAATGCATGATACTTAGCAATTGGATAGCCTTTACTATCTGTTCCATAATGGAATGCTAGATCAAGGAATGATTGCTGCTCTCTAGGACTAACCAGACTAGTGGCTGATATCCCAATGTAAGGACATTCCTCCAGCATAAGATCGAACCACTTTAGACTCTCACGAGCGTGGAAGACAGGGAGGCTAATGACACCAGCCTCCCTCATCTTTAAGAAGTTTTCTCTTCCTGCCGCAGCCGCAGTCTCAGGCGAGCCGGGTTGTATTACATCAAGGTTAACTACAGAATCTATTACCTCTTGATTCTTTAGAACGAACTCTGTGTATTCAGGAAGGGAGATCGGCTTATTTTGCGTCCAGGAGCTATACGCGCCTGAATCTACCATCAATCTGATCTTCGGCTTCAAGTCTTTCCTACTTTCCTGGATTGAGATGCAATGATTACAGCTATTTCATCTCTGAATTCCTCGAGCTCCTCATGGATGCTAGCCATCATTTGTAGATCCTGCTCTTTAACATCATTGCCTTCAGAAAGGTTACCCAGCACATGGCCGAATAATGCTACTACTCCAGCGAAGAAGGCTTTCCGCATCTCATCTATTTGAATCTGAGGAGCGTCTTTCGATAGAACGCTCCTACGGAACTCGTTCCACTGTTCTTCGATGTATCTCTTTTTCATGATTTTACCTCACAAGGGAAAGGAATTCTTGGCGGACGTCCTGTTGATCTAACATCTGTCCGCGTAGTGCTGATGTAACAGCCTCTGAGTTAGGCTGGTGGACACCACGTGAACCCATACATGAGTGCTTAGCTCGTACAATGACGCCTACGCCGAGTGGCTTACAGTGAATGTTAATGAAGTCTGCAATCTGTGTGGTTAGCCTCTCCTGCACCTGCAAGCGCCGGGAGAACATATTGACTATCCTAGCTAGCTTAGACAACCCTAGTATACGTCCTCCTTGCGATGGGATATAGCCAATGCTTACAATGCCGCTAAACAAAGCCATGTGATGTTCGCACATCGAATGGAAGGAAATATCCTTTACGACAATCATCGTATCATAATTCTCTGCACCATCTGCAAACTGTGCTCCAAGGATAGATAATGTCTGCTGTTGAATATACTTTCTGTTGTACCCAATACACCATTCTGACTCAAGGGCCCTCACCACCCGTTCAGGTGTCTTTAACAAACCCTCTCTGTTTGGATCTTCTCCAATATAGCCAAGAAGAATACTCACCGCCGCTAAAGCCATCTCACGTGATGGCTTTTCGCTAAAGTACAGAACCTCTCGAAGTTGCTCCTCTAAAAGATTAACTTCAAATCTGCTGCTTTTCTTTAGGGACTTCGGTCGGATCAAGTGGGATCTCTTTCTCATATATAGATACCGGTCGCCAGAAGCCAAGTTCTTGTGCTAGGTACATCATAGCACGTACTTCAGAACATGTAACAGATACTACATCAAAGCTTAGACCAGAAAAGCCTGCTGCATCGAGGTATTTGTGGATAGTCCTCGCTGGCCAGTCAGGATGTAACATAACCATCTTCTGAATCTCCTGTATTACTCCTTTAAACTTGCTGTACTTAGGGCCAACTCGTTTCTTCTTCTGAGGCGGCGGAAACAGACGTGGCGGGGGCGGTGCTGGATGTATGCTTACGAACCCCTCACACTTTGGCCAGGTTTCATATTCCCGCTTGTTGTTAATATAGCGGGCTGTATTACTATACCAAGTATGCGCAGCCGATGGAAGTAAATTGTACATATCAGCTGGGATTTTTGCTATAGCCCAGCAGAATGCCCGTATATACTCCTCATCAGTCTGTGACTGATCCTGTACTTTGAATCCCTGTAGTCTAACACATTCAAAGAAGCTTTGAAAGATCGTTTTCATTGACTAACCTTCTCAAACCTTTCAATCAGTGGATCTTTTAATCCGGCTTGTTTAAATCCTTCAGCCCTCAATGTACATGCGTGACAGGTGCCGCATGGAGGCACTTTACCAGCATAGCATGTGTGACTATAAGCAAGGGCTTGCCAGCAACCCGGAAGTGATTTAGACAACTTAACAGTCTCTGCTTTAGTTGAGTCAATCAACGGCGTATGAATTCTAAAGACAATCTTATTTTCATATCCGAGAGCGAGGTTGATGGTCTCTTCTTGCTTGTTGATGAAACCGGGACGGCAATCCGGGTAGTTCGTGCCGTCCATACTACAGACGCCAGTCACGAGATTAAGACAGTCAGCATAGACTGCTCGGTTGGCCGCTACTGTTAGGAAGAAAGCATTTCGCATGGGGACGAAAGTTAATTCAACTCGGTCTCCAATAATCTTTTCCATCTCATTGTAGTTACTATAGGTCTCAAGTTCTACTGTAGGATCCGTAAGAGGAGAGCTACTCTTTAGGATATCAGGAACGTCAATTATTTCGAGGTCTACTTGAGCTAGGTTGGCTATCTTCAAAGCAGCGTCGATTTCTGCAATATGCTTCTGCCCATAGTTAAATGTTATAGCAGCAACTTCTTCAAATTCTTTCTTTGCCCAGTAAAGGCAGGTCGTTGAATCTTGCCCACCGGATAATACCACTAAAGCCTTTTTCATATTCCCTCCTTAGTAATATATACCGCTACTGCTAAACCCTAATACGGCTTCATTCGAATGGCAATATCTACTAGGTAGTCTTGCTGCGTAACTGTGAACTCCAGTCTGTCTGATAGCTGCTTAACCTCAGCGTCATCTAAACCAAAGTCGCTAAGCTGGCTCTCATTGGAAACAAATACATGTGAGATATCTCCGTTCCATTCCATGTAGTCTCCAATCAGTAGCAGTAATTGATCCATAGCCTCTCTGTTCTGAGAGACTTTATCTGTCTCTGCCATATATATCTTTCTTCCTTCGTGATCCTTAGCAAAGAATCTTTTCATTCTACTCTCCTCATAGGTGGTAGGTAATCAGGGATAGGATCACCGACTGTCTGCACAAATTCAAATTCAACTCCACCCGCAGTATGTTTGAAGATAGCTTTCGCGCCTCGTTTACAATACTTACAGACAGCACCTTTCTCATAGGCTTCTTCACTATCAATAACTCTGTGAGTAATGAAGTCAGGCTCTGCGCAGAATGGACATGGCATATGCATAGTGACTTCACTACCATATCCAGTTATCTTTTCATTGGCGTGAAACTTAGCTTCGTATTCTTGTTTGTTCACTACGGCCTCCAGTTCCAGACGTCTTCCTGTAAGCTTATTTCAGAAAGATATTTACCATCTTCCTTATCAGGACGAACCCACTTTGCCATGAAGTCAAATTCACCTTGTCTTTCTACGCGCCAGACGGCTCCTTCAACTGTATCGATTGCTCCATGATAGGACTGTTGAGATTCTAACTGGGATATAGGAAAGGGAGGTCCATCACTCAGTACATGAGGCGTTGTAAATTCAAAGTTTTTGCATCTTGCTACAACAGTATCCCAAGGAGTACGATCACTTTCAGTCATTATATCAAAGATCACAAACGGCTCATGGATTAAATTGTATCGAGTTCCATGTGCCTGCGCAAGCCACTCTCCCACAACCCTTTCTCCTTCATGAAGAAGAAGTTTAAATCTAGGCTCATTCTCTCTCACCCAATGAGCAAAGAGTTGATGCTGCTCATACTTAGATGTGGACGCAAGGTAACCTGCTCTACCTAGAGCGACAATCTCGTTATTGATTAGAGCAACTCCGCAGTTAGACCCATCGAGTTTCTCTGTGACAATGATTCTGTCATGCTTATCACGAGCCTTACTGCAGCAGATCACAGCTTGTCCTGCGTGGACGTGATGATCTCCCGGACCGATCCTGCTATTAGGAAGATGTCCTATACTGCCGTAGTTCTTTCTACCGAGAGGCTTCTCAGGCTTCACACACATATCTCCTCTAATACTTCTTTCTTCTCTTCTTTCACGACTTCCGCTGGCTCAATTGTCTCTACCCAGTCAGCAATTGCTTCCCGTGTCCATTCATGTTCATCATTTAGATGGACTATCATAGCGTCAGTTCTGCAGACCATCCGTACGCACGAACATACCGGGCATTGACGGTCCTGTTGTTGTAGCCAAGGCCATGTAGGCCCAATGAAGGCGTCGCTAGTCATATTAGTAGCATCCATTGCTGCTCCTAAAGCACAGCTTCCAGAAGCAGTAAAGAAGGATCCAAAGGCTTGAGGTTTGATCATACTTCCCAACCGAATTGCTTCACTTAGTTTCACTGTACACCCCCTGTTGTAGCAGCTGCCTTATAACGTTACGTTCTTCTAGAAGAAGTTTACATGCTGTTTTAGAGAGTTTGCAGCTATCTCTATCGTCTTCACTTTCAGCAACTCTCCTGATTGCAGACCAAACCTGGTCTATTGTCATGACAAGATCTCCTTCAGTTCGTTAATTATTGAATCCGTTTTCTTTGGGTTCAGATTGAGGTGCATGAGGATTTTTTTTATAAACAGCTTTGTCGTCCACCCTTTGGTATCCTGCTTTATCACATCTATAATCTCCTGAGGAGCATTCATAAAGATGTTCAGCACTTGCTTTAAGTCAGAACTGGCTTCGTCTAACTTAACAGCAAGATCTCCTTCTGAGTTTATAGATAGATCTCCACGAGAGAGGACTTCCATTGTGTTACGACTTCGCGTATCCTTCGTTGAGTAATCGTTGAACTGTCCTGAAATCCACAATTTGTACATGTGCATCATCGATGCAGGCTCAGTAATAGCAGGATAGAACTTACAAACTTGTACCCAGAACAATTCACATTCAGCCATTGCGTCTTCTATGTCGCCACCCAGCAAGTAGAGTACACGCCATTGATGCTTTCGAACGTAAGCCGCAGCAAATCCTTTGAAAGGGTTACCCGGTTTGTCCCACTCAGACAATAGTACAGAGAATTCAGGCATAAGGTCCTTTCAGTCAGCCGGTACTGTTTTGTAGTATAAGTAATTTGGTGGAGGTAGAACTACGTCTTCATCCATTCTAGCCATTGAAGCTAAGATTTTAAACTGACGTACTGCATCTTCATAGGTAGCCTCACCGATAATCTTCCATGGTACATCGGTCATGCGATCACATAGTATCACACCGATTTCAAACTTTTCGGTAGTCCCATGGATTACATATCCATCTATTTTCAGGTAGGTGTTTACTACCTCTTTCCAGTTATCAACTGGTACAATTCCGGAGGCTTTAGGCATCGAATTTCTCCTCTGGCTTTGAAGTAAATGCTTTTGGGATCCCATGCTTCTTTACAGCTTCATCATACTGCTCCTGATTCTTAATCTCTTTGTATCCCTGCTTGACGAGTTCGTTATGGACAAGGCGGCATTCCTCACAGCTTTCCATGTCCTGTACTTTAAGAAATAGCTGTCCATGTTTGAATACTGCGTTGACAGCCATAAAGCCATATTCGTCAACATACTTATCTACTATCTTCTTAAGCAAGACTCGAAAGGAGTCTCCTTGTAGCTGACTCAGTTGTTGCGCCATAGTCTTTTCCTTCGCCTTCCGGCATAGAAGTTCTTACTACACGTGATTTAGTACAGTAGCTTCGAAGGATCTTCGTCTCCTCGAAATACTGCAGGAATGGTACAGTTGAATCCGGACTGTTATAGATTGTGACGTAATCTTTTGACTTCAAGTAATCAAGTAGGGCAGCTGATAGCCTGTTGCCACACTTGCCCACGACATCGTACTGTGATGAAACAGAAGCACATCGCATACAGTCGATACTGCCTTCAAGCACAAGCACAGACGTACCACCGTGAGAATACTTAAAGAAACCATCGGCACTAGTATGGGCCTTGTACCTTAAAAGCAGGTGAGATCTCATAGATCTGCCCAGCCATCCTATGGTTAAAGGAACGATTAACCTGCCCGCCCATTCCCCTTCTTTCGCGACTTTAAGGTTGAATTGCTGGCATATCTCCAACGGGCGTTCAAATAATCTTGCGTAGAGGTAATCAATGGCTTCAGGGGATTCGGATGCCGGAAGAAAGTATCGGAATGCACTGTAATCTCTGCCGTCAGCAATGTATACTCTCTCAACGGTCGTAAACTTGTAATCCCGCCACTCAGATGACGGTATCTTAAGAGCGTAGAAGATCCTACCAAGGTTGTTCCCAGCATGTTTTGGATTCCTAAAGCAATAGAATTCGTTCGAGTGATCTGATACAGCCAGATGGAATGATGGATCATCCGGACACCAAGGACAACGAATATTCACGTTGCCTCTGTGGGTGTTGGGACCCGTGTCTTTCCAAGGAATCTGGTGCCGATCGAATAGGCGTCTAAGATCCATTAGACTTCCTTCAGATAACCAACTTCAACTATTTCATATCGTAAATACTCTACGATATAATTTCTACGAAAATCCTCAGCATCCTGTTGAGTGCTGAATAGCGGTATGTATTGAGGATGTGCTTGAATCTGTGCTTGAACATACCACACCTGTTCCTCTCTTTCGCGAAGAGCAAACATATATCACCTCGGTTTGATTGTCCATTTGAGCATCCTAGCAGATGCATATCCTGGGTATGCCTGATCCACAGCCCATTCCAATAGACCCATTTGAGCCGGAATCGTATTTATAGTGCTTGGGATTTGCATGACAGTCGTTAAGTAATTAGAAAGACACTTTAGAACTTGACAGGCTAAAGCGAAATACTCATTTTGAGTAAGAGTACCTTCAACGGATGAATCAATAAATCCAAATAGATCATCACAAACATCTTGGAGTTTCTGATATCCTATTCTTTCAGCTATCCTATTGTCAGGCTGTTGGCGGAGGGTTGGTAGTATCTGCCTCAACGCGGCGATGAAAATCCTCTGGGAGGATGTCAATTCTTCCTTCTTGACAGTGTTTGCAGCCACAGACATTCTCCATTAGTTTCTTTACTAACAACGGTCTGGAGGCAAGGAGCCACTGCCTTACCTCCTCGACGTCATAAAGGATTGAATTCTTTAGCTTATGTTCAGGAAGTTTAATTGTGTGGAACGGCAGGTTGCCTGCCTTCCTCCACCTATTAAGGGAAGGAAGTGTAATTTCCAGGCGGTGGGAAAGCTGCTTTTCTGTTATAAGCATCACATTATTATATACCGCTACTTAATAAAGGTCAAGGATAATTTTCTTTCATGCTCATGCTACCTCCTTTATTAGCGTATCGATGTAGAAATCAAGGAAGTTGTTAGCTGCCTCAACATCGTTGAATTGAGTTCCTATCTTATCCAGTACCTCCAATGCAGTTTTCAGTACAATTATTCCTTCCTCATAGGTTAGGCCCGAGGTTTCAAGCCGCATTATTGTTTGGACTACTAGCCTTTTGATTTCATCCTTATCGTAGGACATGTTATGTCTTCTTTTTCTCCTGTTGTTTAAGTATACTAAATTCTTTGTGTGAAGGCCAAGGGCGGTGCATATCTCCACTTCCCCAGCACTTATTACAAACATCTTTAGTCATAGCTTGACCGCCTATCCCACCCCAAAAGGTGGCTGTTGACCCGTAGACAACGTATCCCGTACCTCCACACTTAGTACAAGGTGTGTCGATCCCACGCCATTCTAGTCCGTGTTCGACTAGATCATTCTTTGGGAATGTAGAAATATCCATCTTTGATTTCATCAGTTCTCCTCCTTGTAATGTTTTCGTACCCAATCTGCTACAGGACCCTTCTCCCCATTCTTTAGCTTCTCAAGTGCTCTCGGATTCAACCCTACTCCTTGGAGGACTCCTGCTTCTTCAAGAGCTTTTGAGCATTCAAGTCCGCATGGATTACAGAAGAGATGAACTTTACTTTGTTCCATCTTCTCCAGTCCGGCAGGTGAAACAGCCAGATCACATTCGCAGATAGAACACTTATGACCGGTGGGCCTATCTGCTCCAGCACAGACCATCATCATTACCACTCTGATTTTCATACATTCTCCTATTGACTTTTCTGCCAGTCTCATTAAAATATCCTTGGAGGTTACTACAATGGCAGGAACTAGGAAAGTAGATATCACATCTAATACGAACGCAGCACCTGTTATCCCGCATCCAGATCAGGCTAAGCAAGACAAGCAGGTACATCCTACACAGCAGGGAAATGATGGCAGACCGAATCCATCATCGCATAAGAATCCTGCGGATGCACAGCAGGACGTTACTCCTAACACTCCGCCTAAACCACAATCTACTGGGAAGGTATATGATACTCGATACCATGATGGGCGTGAACCGGATCCCAGTAAGATTTAAACTGGCGGAGTAGCGTTCTGCCTTACCTGTATTCGATACAGGATAACTGCAAGTTTCACACGCTTGATTCCGCCGGAGATTTTGAATCGGCGGAACAACACATTCATGTTCATCTTGATTGTTCTTTTTGCTACGTGTAGTTGACTGGCTATTTCTGAGTCTTCGCAGCCTTGTAGTAGTAATTCAATTACCTGCTGCTCGCGAAGCTGGCGCCTAGCGGTTAGTTGATCTCTAAGTACTCCCATTTCATACTGGTTTCTTTATACCGTCATCTTTTTCTGGGTATTGCTTCTTACCAGCTGCTTGATCTTTCCCGTCGACAGGAGCATTGGGATTAACCAAATCCCCTGCATTCTTATGTTCAGGATAAGATTTCTTTTCTTTCTCCATGTTACAATCTGCCCACTAGAAATAGTACGATAACAATTATCAGGATAAGACCTACGATTCCTGAAGGACCATATCCCCATCCCGCACTATGTGGCCATGAAGGAACAGCTCCAATGAGCACCAAGATCAGTACAACTATTAGAATCAGATACATTCTGTCTCCCTTATCGATGAGTAGCGAAGCCAGTCATCGTCGGTCCAACTTGCATCAAGAATACAAATAGACCTACCCAGAACATATGCAGACCGACTACGTTAAACTTCATATTCAGGGTCGATGGAGGAGGGGCTGGGTTAGCTGTAATGAAGTAAATAACTAATCCGAGGAGACAGATAAGGAGTGACCAATAGATTTCCAATTTAATTCTCCTAACCTACTGTGATCGACAGAATGCTGGACGTAGGATAAAAGACTTGATAGCTGCTTGTAGCGTTCACAAGAGGCAACCAGATCCCTGCATTCTTCGCCACCATTTGGATGTAAGTCTGTGCACTAGATAGGTCAGAAGTTGTTAGAATTGAACTGACATTCGCGCCACCAATAAGATTAACAGTAACGTTACTGTATGACATGAATATCTCTCCTGACAGAGCGATTCTACAGAAATCGAATCGCAATGTCAAGGGTTATTTGGCGTAGAACATCATGCTGACACACTGTATCTGTTGCCAGGCTTCCCATTTGCCATACACAGGAGTTTCAAAGTAGTCGAATCGGATTTCAGACAGAGGTGGAGGAATGAATATCGTCTTGCTGGGAGACAATACCCATTTCGACATATCAGCTAAGAGATCGACCTTATCTACAACAGACATGCCAACCGATCCTGCTGCGAACATAGAGAGGAATTTCCTTCTGTCAACTTTAGGTTGCATTCTGATCCTCCTTAATCTCGAATCTGTTCTTCACTGTCATTCTCTTCACTAGTGACTTCGTGTTTGATACCGTTTGCATAACTTATGCGTATCCCTATAGGAACTCCATGGATCTTCTTCAAAGGAGGAACATGTATCTGACTAGCTTCATCTTCTTTCGGGCGTTCTACTAATGTAGTCCAGACAACTTCTTTTGTATCCTCTCTAAATGCTTCTATTTCAATGGGAAAGAAGTCCGGTGGGAGAAGAAGCAGTTTACTCATCTCCATATATTATCTCCTAATGTCGGCTAATCATGAACCAATGATCGGGTGGATGAACTGTCTTAGCTAGCGGGTAGTAATCGTTTAGGTGCCAGATGATCCAGCCCAGGCTAGATAGCATCAGCCCACACATGCCTACCCAAATTATTATCGTAATTACATTTACTATACCCCACCGCATAAGGCTTGCCTGCTGATACGTTAAGTATATAAATCCCGCCAAACAAACTATGAAAATGGCACAGCCGAATTCGAAACTGTCTGGATGCATAACAGATCTCCTAATGAATTGGGAAGCACGCTTACACGTCAGGTGTTCGAATCAGTGCTGGAATCGTCCTGCAGAACCCCTCCAGCAGCTATATGCTGTTTACTGACCTACTTACACCACACTTCCCAAACTTAAATGGCGGTTTTCTGAACCGTTACCGTGCTGTTAACTACCCACCACCCAACCACGATGGGCGATTCAAGGTCAACACCGCCAACCTGACGTCGTTTAAAGTAACTTAACGGCGCTTCCTTATCCCAAACATTCCCAATATCCCAGTGACCATCAGCATCAGCGCCGAAGGCTCCGGCGCTATAACGATTGGTCCCAGGAATGTAGACTGTGTGATATCGACTGTTGCTTGCTGATTGGGTATTGTGAAGTTAACTCCCTCTGTGAATGTCCCTGCAATCGCGTAGTAAACCCAATCCCGTGGACCTAATCTTTGATACTCGAATCCCGTGAAGTTCCCACTCAGAATGTTGTCTTTCAAGTCGGCCACTGGCAATGCCATCCGATATTCTGTGTCTCCTATTGCTACTGAGAATCCTCCAGTGAAAGAGGATTCATTCACACTCGACAGCGCCAGATAGAAATGTGGGTTCCCTCGATTGCTCGATGAGAACTCTACATCTAATCCATAAGGCGTCTTATTCAGTGATACTGCACTTCCAACTCCGTTGATGTTGATTGAATTCCCAAACGCTGCACCTGCTAACGACAGGACTGCAATCGCTGTTTTCATAGATCCTCCGGGCGAGAGCTTATGCTCCCGCCCTGTTGGTTTAGCGTGGATTTAGCTTAACCTCGTATGGTTGGCGGTCCGCTCAAACTCTACTGGATCTGTTGTTAGAGCCAGGAATTGAGCGAGCACGTTGTCACTGTCAGGAAGCCACTCTTTGGGATGGATGCACAGCTGTTCTACAGGCTTCCCCTTTGAATCGATCTTGTAAACGTTCCCAGCTCTCCCTCTATGGAGACGATACCTGGTATCGTTCACTTCAGTTTCGAAGTAGCCTAGTTCTTTGTACTGCTTCTTCTGTTCTTCATTCAAGAACAAGAGAAGCAATTCATCAGCCCGAGCTTCAGCTTTTAGCTTCTGCTCAAGTGCTTTCTTGTACCTCTCATTTTCTTCTTCTTGCTGGGCAATCCGAAGGGCAATCTCCTTTTGTGTCGGTTGACTATCGTTGTAAGTATACTGCATAGCTATTTGGGTCATACCTTGCTGGGTTAGTTGTCCTTCCTGTATGTAGATGAAGGGCCAGTTACCCAACTGGGCGACTGTAGTGACATTTGTTCCTGTGCCTGTATCAAATGGCCAGCTACCGTACATGTTCCCTCCTGTACAGGCAACACCGGTAGAGACAGCTATATTTTGGCTAGAGCTGGTATAGGCATAGGGCATGTTACCCTCCTACCTGTCGTGGCACCATGATGATTCGTTCTGCGGTAGGATCGAACTCGTGAATGATCTCTCCCTTCTTTCCTTCCTTCCCCTCCGCCTTATAGGCAATGAAATGCTTTGCCTTCAGTGATTGAAACATGAGCTTAGCGGCTGCTGTTTCGTCTGGGTTGTCAACGGACCACATCAAGCGAGTATCGCCTGACTCGTTAAGAGTGTGAATGGTGTTCTTTGCTTTTGGTACTTCAACTGCTGTTGCCATTGTTATTTTCTCCTTTTTAGAGTAATATACCAGTAAAGACAGCCCCCACATAACCAGTGAGGGCTGCTAGATATCTAAATGGGTACCAGCTGATTGTTGTCTAACTTCTTGTCATTAGTAAACACATTCTGGTTGAGGTGGTTCTTGGAATACAAAGAACACGTCATAGCTAGTTCGATCGACGTGATCTGTTGATGGTTGGCCCAACGGATTTACCTTCCCCTTATACCTGAAGGAATTACCGTAGACGTCGGTGTAAGAATTCGACGTGCCAACCACACTCAACGAAGTCACTCCTTTCGATGACAAACTACTCAACTCGTTAGGTTGAGCAATACCATCATGATTGACATCATCCCACAGTTTCAACTTAGCAAAGGCTGCGTTGCTGCTGTCAATGGTACTAGTCTTAGTCAAGTCTACGCGAGCAAACTCGGCTAAAGCACAGTAACCATTTCTGCAGCCATTGTAAGTATGGTTCCCAAACAAGTTCTTCCCAGTGAGTCTGCCGTTCGTGGGAACGTCATGTACCAGGAGGCTTGTGTGGTAATGTGGATCAGTCCAGGACGTTTGGACAGGATTTCCATCAGCCAGAATATCGAATTTAACTCCATTTTCTTCTGACGTTAGATGGAACCCTTCTCCCGTTACGTCCAGGATGATTGGACTGCCTCCCCCATTACCGCAGAAGAGGCAGGCTTTGGCGTGACATTGCTTCAGATCAAACTTCCCAGTTCCCGTCGGTTGACATGACCCTTTTATTGGTCCTCCAGCTATACCCCCGCCGCTTACTACAAAATAGTAATCGTAGGCGTAATTGTAAAACTGGTTATATCCACCGGAGGTAAAAGCATCTATCTCCACGGGAGCACTCTGCGGGAAACACAGCTGCCAGGTAATTCCAGGATGGTATCCTAGACTCAGGCATTGGCCCTGTCCCGTAACGGATGAGCCCATGCTCCCGTACAACTTGGAAATGCCGGACGAATCGTCCCAACATTGATCGTTGAACGAGTAAGTAGTTGGATTGGGAACTACTGTACCAGGTTGGAAGGGAGGAGTTTGACCCGGACCAGCTTGGCAACCAGCAGCCACTCCGGTCGGGGTCATTGTCCCATAGCTACAGTTAGGGTCCTGAGCATGCAGGCAGCAACTTAGAACCAATACAGCAAATAGGATTTTCATTGGAGCCTCCTAATCTCACCGGTGTCATTGGCTTTAGACATCCGTTGAAAGAAGGTAGCTCTCTGTTGTATCGCTTCCCGCTCATGACCATCATCAGCGATATTTTTAATATCGTCGATGGCCCCTGATATCAAGGCTTTATTTATCCTCTTATCAGGAGATGACATGAGCGACTGCAGATCACTTCTCAGCCGTGCAGTCGGCTGTTCGTCCATGGCTGCTGTCCTAAGGGTTGAGGACAAAAGAGCAGTCGTGTAAGCACGACTCTTTCGCTCTGCAATTATTCTAGCAAGAGCGATTTCGTCGGTTGCCTCAGCACTGTTGTCACCGTAGACAACTAGGGTGACTTCAGCCGTGACTGAAACCGCAGGTCCATAATCGTTAGCATCTTCGAACACGACAGACTTTCCCGCAGGCAAAGAATTGATTTCTCCTTTACCTCCGATCTGTTCATGTCCATTTGGATACTTGGCGACGGTTCTGATCTGCCACACCTTTATCTCTCGATCAGAATCATTGTAAACTGTGAAGGTTGCTTTGCCATTCGCATAAGCTGCAGTGACATGAGCACCTGTTATCTTCTGCTGTGCTAATGCTGGGAATGTAACCAGCAGAAGACATAGCAATACTAGGGAGGTTTTGAGACTTGGTTGCATACTACCCCTTCTTTTCTCGAACAGATTTGAATCATAGTTAAATGATTCCTCATGATTGACTCCTTTCTACTTTAGAATTCTGTGATAGCTTATAGCTAGGTCGTCGGTTCTCACTGGTATGTCCAAGATGGGTGGGGCATCTGCATTGGCAACTATCTGTGTAGCAGATGCTGTGCTTCCCTTTCAAGCAGTTAGCACTGACTTTCTTTGTAATCTGTTTGTGTGGGGTCATACTACCTTCCCTATAAAGAAAGGGCGAGGAATCGCGTCCTCGCCCCATCACGACTATGTTTAAAGGTAGGCTAGTTAAAGGTTAAGCGGTAGACAAGAGCGAGGTTAGGCCACGCGACGAATGTTGCGTTGGCTCTGCTGTTTCACCTGCTGCACCCATTGCTGTCCCTCTTGGGTAGACTCAAAGAGGGTGAGGCTGTCGATGTTGTTAACGGTGATTATCTTTTCAGATCCGGTCGCTGGATCGGTGACTGCAAATGCCAGCTCCACGGGATCCTCATGATGGTTCTGACGAGTAGCATAAACCAGTTTCGGCTTATACTCGCTGGTCTGAGATTGTTGTCCCTGTTGTTGTTGTTGTGACAGCATGGAGTTTTGTGCAAACGGTGACATTTTGTTAACTCCTTCGTTGGATTTTACTACACCTATCAGTTGATTAATAGGCCGGTATAAAAGGTCAATACAAACCAAAGCCGACGATGGCTCGTCGGCGTTGATTTCTTCGAGCTTTTTGTCGAGAAAAGGTCTGAAGGTTGGAGCATTCATTATAAATAATGCTTGACAAAAGTCAAGCAAATATTATATAACATCACTGTCGAGAGAAAGTCTTTCCTGTCAAGACCTAATTCAAGACAAACAGAATAGCTATATGAACAGAATCTTAACTTGTAGACACTGCTCAGAAGAATTTGAACTGCTTCCTGGCAAGCCGGGGTTCGCTAACGAGTGTCCTTCCTGCTTGACTGAACAAGGCATAAAGCCTCTGCTTACTAAGGAACGCAGACTCAGTTCCTATGAAGGCTTCCATTACGAAGCCTATCAGGTTAACATAGCGAGTGAACCTAAGCAGGAAAAGCTTAAGCCTGTTAAGGATGTTTCCAAGAGGAAACAGAAGTGGGTAAGACGACAGCAAAGATTGCATGAAAGAATGATTAAAAGAAGTGCTACTACTAAGCACGAAATCGAAGAAATTGATAGAGAATTTAAGTTGAGTTTAGCCAGAGTTGTATGAGAGGAACTTCGCAGCAACGTGTAACCTCCGGCAACAAACAACGGGCTGCTGTTATTGAGTGCTGTAATAGTCGCGTGTGTAGGGCACATGTAAGCCATGAAAGCTGGTTGTCCTCGAAAGAGGTTTTTCCCATCGGAACGGAGTGGATACTTGATTCCACCATATGTCGTTTAATGCACAGCGCACATTCGCATATCGCATACGAGGCATATGAAACTCGACGTCCTTGGTTGGATCCTACTACTACAAATCAACTGGTGTATAAGTGGTTTACCGGCTATGCTTTAACATCCTACTACGGATGTATATACTATTGCTTTCTGATACTGTTTTCTCTATTGCTTGATGCTTGTATGTATACGTTATAAATAGAGATCTACTATACAGAACACATAGTAGTAGGGAGGATGAGTACTGTATATATCATTTAGTTATCTACTTAAAATCCTTTATAACACTATCTACATCTACACCAGCATCACGCATCTCAGGTAGTACAGCCTTCACCTTGTATTCATACGACATCATCTCTTCCCACATCCTATCATTCATCTCACAGTACGATACTCCTCCATTTGCTTCTGCTGCATGGCAGATAGCACAGGTACGGATGTGTTGCATCAATAGAGCAGCTGCTGCTCTCCAGGCATTAAGCAGTACTATCCATTCCTTCGCCTGAGCATACTTCCCTTGTGTTCCTTCGGAGAAATCATATCTTTCTTTCATTGTTCTATCACCTCAACAGGGATTAACTTCTTGTTCCTATTCTCCCACCACTCTCTAACCTTCCCTTTACATGGAGGTAAAGGATCACAGGAATCCAGAAAGAAATAGATCATTAGTGCGAGTAAATACATGTCAATCCAGCAGGTAGCAAGCAGAAGTAGGCGGTAGACTCTAATCAAATTCATCTTGTTAGGGTTAGCTAACCCATGTGAGAGCCGTATAAATGCTCTCTGCTCTTTTACTTTCCAGTAGAATGCCCCATCAACTAGATAGTTCACTATGACAGCCCCAGCAACAATCTTCCATGGCCAACCTCCCGGAATCAGATGGGATGTGAACCAAGCATATCCTTTCAATCCAGCTGCATGTGCCATGAACTCAGCCAGTACGGTGAATGAGACGCCAATTGATTCCTTCCCTAGTAGCCAGTAATTAGTTAAGCCTGTCATCCTCTGAAACCAATGGCATGTTCGCTCTGTTCCGTTGTCGACGATAGTTACAGGCCAAAGGATTAACCGAGCGAATCCTCTCCAGTATTTGTTGTCACCGGCCATAAATACCTCTTGACTTTATTGTGAAAGTGTCCTACTATTAGTCTTAAAAGTCTATAGTTAGTTTCAAGAAAATCCTATGCTTGATGATAACAGAGGTTGGGTAGGAAGAGACACCTGTAGCATTCTTAATGAGTTGAATAGGCTGCAACAGGATATAGACGAGATTGAATTCACAGTAGATTTGATTGCCTCTACTGTCGGTAAGACTGAAGCTGCTCATATACAACTTCTAAACTTGATTAAAGAAGTGATTGTAGTACAATCGGCAATGAGTACTAAGGTTGATACCATCCTTAGCTATTTGGAGCCCTCTCAAATTCCGGTTGGATTTACTGTAACTGAAACCGTTCTATCAAAGGAGAAACTAATGGCAAAGGCTAAGGCGACAGTTGACCTACAAATTCTAGACGACGGTAAGGGTGTTCTTTTCACCCTTACTCCCGTCAATGCAGCAGGCGGTTCCGTACCCCTTCCTACCGGCACGGTAGTGGTCGCGACTAGTTCTGCACCGGCTACCTTAACCGTAGCAGCTGATCCCGGCGATCCCACCGCTACTCCTCCCCGCGCAGCTGATACGACCGGACTCGTGTTCTTAGGATCCGTGGTTAAGCCTGTGGTTGATGCTACGGGAGTAACTGTTGGGTTCTCTGACACATTGGCTACGGGAACTATCACTGCTACCTCAGCTCCAGTTGACATCGTTGCAGATAACAGTGCAGTTGGATTCACTGTTACCGAAGCAGCCCTGTAATCTGTCCCAGCCCAAACCCCAAAGGCTCTTGGATAACATTTCCTAATCCAAGAGCCTTTGCTGCTGATTAGAAGCTCTCAAAGGAGCTTAATACAGCCTTAGGTTTCTTTGCCTTGTGCCGCTCAATCAGGTTGTCTATTGCTTTCACCGCTACAGCAGCACGACAAAGATCAGACTTAGCATTTTCGTAAGCATCGCTAAGTTCTGTCCCCCAGTTTGGTGAACCAAATATGAGGTCCTCACCGGGGCTTAGGCCAAGTATCTCTGTGGCCTTCTCCTGGATTTGGCTAGACCAGATGAGTTTCGCATCTCCTTTCTTCTCTGTTAACAGGATAGCCCATCCTGCTATACAGCCAGCAGTACCACAGGTGGTAAATTCTGTCACTTTACCTGTGTCTGGATTCTGGAATGTATTGTTGGAGGAATACTCTTTTCTACGTATCCAGTCGTGCATAAAGAATGCCTGTGGTTGGGTTAGGATACGTTTCTGTATCTTTCTAAGCAGTTTAACATTTAGCGGCATTTGATTTTCCTTTCATCCTTATTTAACTTCCAAAGCTACTTACCTAAACTCCTTTTTTTCTTCTCATGTTCTTTGATGAAGTGATCGATCTCTTTAACGGCTATCTTAGCTCGTTGACGAGGAGTTTCTGCTGTGTTGAACTCGTGCTCTAGCTTCCACAGAGAGGTATAAAACAAGCTGTCCATAGAGCTACCACCCAATATCTTGGTAGCTCTAGTCTCAATTGATTTTCCTCGTGGAGGATGTTTATCATGTAACATAACTGCCCATCCGGCTATACAGGCAGCTGTATTACACTTCGGAAAATGTTCCCATTCGCCTGCATCGTTCTCAAACTGGGGAACTTTCTTAGATTTGGTGACTAGCCACTCTCCCATGAGGAGACGCTTAGGCTCCTTCATGATATGCTTCTGCACCTTTCTAAGTAGCTTCACATTTAGTGACTTTTTCACTTTCACTCTCCTTTTCTCCGTAGCGTTGAATGACACGTTCGATTTGTTCAGCAGCGATAGCTGCACGACACTCGACTGATGGCTCAGACCAATACTTTCCTTGGAGATCTCTATCCCAAGTCGAAACTTGGAAGAGCCAAGTACTAGAAAGGCCTAGAAGGGATTTGGCTATAGGTTCTACGTTCTCGTTATATGTGCCTCCGGAAAGTAATACTGCCCAGCCTCCAATACATGCAGCTGTACCACACTCAGGAAATCTTTGTAGATCTGATCCTCCTGCTACAATATCGCCAGAAAAGAATTCTTCATTATCATGACTTCTTCTGCGTATCCAAGATCTCATGAAGAAGCCATTTGGTTCCCTGAGGATCTGCTTCTGTATTTCTCTCAGTAGAGGTACGTTTAACTTTGGCATAGCTATTCTCCTTTGTGTTGTTCGATGTACAGATCGATCTGTTTACACGCCGCAACAGCCCGACACTTAGCTGTTGGTGCTTCTCTGTACTCCTTACGAATTTCACAGTCCCAGTTATCCACGTAGAAGAGTGAATTTCCTACGTCCTTAAGGCCGAGTAGGTCAATTGCCCCGCTTTTGATGTCATCTGCGCCGTTAAGTTCGGAAAGTTTCCCTTCACGCTCCATTATCAGGCAGGCGGTCCCAGCTATACAGCCAACAGTTCCACACTCAGCGTATCTAGTACTGAGTCCTTCATCATTAATGTAGGTAGAACCCTCAAACTTTTTTCTTCTTATCCAATTTCTCATGAAGAAAGTGTTGGGCTTCTCCAGTATCTGCTTCTGAATTTCGCGTAGAAGTGGTACATTTAGTGGCATGACAGCCTCCTTTTATTTCTTTACTTTCGGACGGATGTAACTGCAGAGAAAGTCTTTGATGGTAGGCCAGTAGTGCTGGTCGTTAAATGCTGCGATGGAAGTATGCTTTGTCTTTTCACGTACAGCTCTTTGTAACGTTTTCATTTCATGAGTAAGGTTTAACTCTTTCATACCACCTATCAGGCAGTAGTCGCCATTACCGTTGCTTTCTTCACCTCTTATCCAGTGCTGGCCTCTAGCACCGAATAGGTTGAGCAGTTTAGCTGCAATAACTTTCATTCTATCTTCCGGCATTTTTCTTCTCCTTTTCTGTTATTTGTAAACATCACGATTCGTGCTTCATCATCAGATGAAAAATCCGAAATTCATGATTACTAATGTGTAATTTGGATGAGAGGTTCTTCTTCTACGAGTCCGATACTCTTTATGTTCAAGCCTACCTTCTTTAACTACCGTAGAATCCTAATCTCATAACATTAGTAAACGCTTTGGCTCTAGCCAGTTGAGCGATGCTTTTAGGTTTTCGTCTATTATTGGCTTGTTCCTTCCAAGGTGCCCAGTAGCAGTTTTTTTTGCTGTAACCTAGATTATTATCTCTACGTTCTAGTGTGAAAGCAGGCCGTTTTCCTGAAGGTGTACGACCTTCAGGTCTTGGACCCATATCTTCTATAAAATTCCAGAAGCCTTTATCATTTTTAAGTGAAGACGACCATCTTTCACACATTTTAATTCCTCGTCCGCCATAGTGGCGGTAGTCGGAACTATTATCCTTATTACACCTAGTGTCCATACTAGAGTAAACATTCCACAATGGGTGGCTTGTTTTACAGAATTCCTTTTTCTTGCGAAGCAGCCCCTTCTTAGGGAGTTTTCTGTTTCTAATAGGTAGTTTTTTCATAACTCTATTTGAATTAACGGGTCTTCTTCTTGCGGGCCGGAAATGCTTTTTATATTTAGTCCCACCTTTTTGTGTTTCGGGATAAGAAGATCCATTCCTGATCCTGATCTTGCCCATTGGATTATAGCGTCTAAGCAATGATCGACGCCGAAATACTCTGCCCACTGCTTTAATCGGATCAGCTTCCTTATGACTTCGTCAATCGTTTCTTTAGTGACTGGAAGCATCTCACAAAGAGCTCCTCTTTCGTTATCGGTTCGAAGAAAAGCCCAGCCTCTACCGAATAATTTGGAAGTTAATACATTTCTGTCATTGAAGGTTAGAAATCGACATAATTCAAAATCACATGAAAATGGTTGGTTTCCGTGAATTCCGCATCTGCCGTTTGATTTAGTCAGATTTTTGCAATGGTGGTCCTGATGATCAAGTTGCATATCGGATATAATGGGAATCTTACTCCCATTAAAGTCAACTTCCCTGAGTTTGACTTGTGGCATCGGACAGTACTCTGAGGTCAGGTAATCCAGAGAAAATCGCGGACAACACCCTCCACAATTTTCAGGACAAGTGTATCCTCTAAACAACAAATGACTTACTAAAAGATTTTGTGGTGGGTAGACTCTGTCTTTGTAAGTAAAACTTGATCGAGTAATTCCTGCAAAGTATGTTCCGATTATTTTGTCGAGGGAGTCTTGTAGCACAGAGATTCTCCGAAAGTGAAAAATCTCGTATCATATCGCATCCGGTCCCATCAAAACAGATCTTGGCTGATGGTATCAGATTATATTACATCTTATCTCATCGCATGATAATTCCAGTATAAAAATACTTCATATCTTATCAAATTAAATCTCATTCTCTCAGATCACATTCGATCTTATTTTATCCGATTTGATTCCATCAGATTTGATCTGATCCTATCATAATTCCAGTATAAAAATACTTCGTATCTTATCAAATCTAATCCGATTAGATTATATTCCATCAAATCCTATCATATTTCAGCGTATTGCATCGCATCGAATCTTAAAAAGCTTTTTCTTCTACAGAAACTACTCGGAATTGCCCCCACATTCCGTTGTTTTGGACACGAAGAGAACCGACGCCAATTACTAACCCTGCTGCATCTCCGAAACGCTTTAGGATATCTTTAGTCAAACAAGGATCATGGGTGATTACCTGTAGTTTGCCGGCCCACTTTGGGATTGTTGGGAAGCAGCGCATAACCCTTGTCTTCCCTCCTCGTTGTGCATTTGCGGGAACATGTAACCACTTTCCCCATTTATTCCTGACAACATCTGCTTCAGTATATTCAGTAACAACATTGTTGATAACATGGAAACCAGCAGCGAAGTGTTTCGTGTAAGTCCCTTTATTCCCAGTATTTGGAACTCTATCAGGGAGCATATTCTGTCCCGCAGCGTTTACATACGCCCCTTTGAATGATACTCCAGGAATGAAGACTTTACCGTCTTCGTTTATCCAGAGGCGTTTCATCCAAGTCCGTTCTTCATACGTCTCTTTATTGTTTTGTTCCACAGGTGTTGCCGGATATTCTCGTTCATAGTATCGTCCGAATCCGACGGGACTTAGTGATTCTACTGCGATTTCATACATCTTTGTAAGAGAAATCTCTTGAGATTCAGATTCCTCAAACTGAATTACTTCTGCTGTACTCATATCATATTCTCCTTAGTTTGATTTGTAACGAAAAATCAATTCGTGAAGGTAATTCTTGCTTCTTCACCGTTGAAAGAAGTTGTTCATTGCTTATCTCAGTCCTCTTTGAAAGTTGTCTTCGACTAGACAAAGAAAGTAGTGCTGTTTGTGATATAATACTCGGATCATACTTTCCAGGTATTTCTTGGTAAGTAGTAGGCATTTCAAATGCCTGTTCTAATACCAGTGATTTGATGTAATCGAGTAGTTCCTTTTCTGGTTTAAACCACTCGGTTCCGCCCTCCAAAACACGGAACTGCCTGAATCTCTTCTTTGTGATTAATTCTTCCTGATAACCTCCCTGAATAATCTTCAGGAATGTCAGTTTGTAACCATTAGCTGTTTGAAGTTCTTTCAACCTGGTTAAGGGTTTATCCGAATTACCTATCTTGATAAGCCCTTTTGGGCAGGCACTTTGAATGAAGTAGACCATATATTTTATATATACCGCTACTCTAAAATTATGAATTCCCTCCCTTATATTCCTTCAAACTTGAGAATGGCGGTTGAATCTTTTCTAGGATTGCTCTTGCTTCCTCAGCTGTCATATTAGTATCATTCGTTGTTACCTCAAAATGACAGTCAGGATGTGTCAGATCAAATGTACGCATTAATTGCAGAAATTCCTGTACATGCTCCTTTGGCATTATTGCATCAAGATGTACTTCCGTCATACCTCTTCCTTTCCAATATTTATCATCCAGCTGTAGCACCAATCTTGGGTGTAATAGCAAAGGGGCACTGGACATACCCATCCATCTACTGTAGCTTCTAGAACAGATTCTCTCCCGTGTTCTTCACCGCATGTGAATGGATGCATAAGCCCAGAAACCTGGTACTTATTCAGAGCGTGAACTTCACTTTCTGTCCAAGGAGCGTATATCTTTTCTATGTGTTCAGTCATGTGTTTTCCCTCGTATACCGATTTCATCAAAGAAACAGACGAGGTGGTAGCCAATGTGCGGTATTCCAGCTGCCATTATGTATTGCCCATGTACTAAAGGAGGACCTGTATAAGGGATAAGCACTCCAATATCTCCCTCTCTGATGCTGTGTTGACAGTTATGAGCACAGGGTAAACCTTCAGGAGTTGGCGCGTGCTTAGTCGTCTTACAGATAGGAGCACCCCAGTTTTCTCCGAACCATCTCATTTCTTCCTCTCCCGAATATATTCTGCTAGTGCTTTCGGTATTGGATCAAGATTCTGTCTGAGTATACCTTCAACGATTCTCCGCAGAGCATTCTTACTTTTCTTCATTCTTTCAGGCAGTGAGACAAAAGAGTTAATGATTTCATGAGCAATATCTCCTGTTACAACGACACGTCTAACCATATTGTCGTCTAGTTCTGTTCTGACTAGTCCTTTCTCTTCTAAATACTTAATGACCTCGTCGACTTCCGCACTTTCTTCCTTTTCGACTTCTTTCGCTATAGCATGGGCCTGTGGTAGTTTCTCGTATCTATACCCCACCTGTTTTACCCATGTGTTTAAGTATTCCCCTTTAGATCTTGCGGCTAAGCAAAGAATAAATATTCCTTCAGGAACCCCAAAATAACGATACGTCTCTCCCGGCATGTCTGAATTCTTGTTGAGTTTATAGGTTACGTCGAGATTGTTATCTTTCCAATCCAGGCCGTAAACATTACTACTGTCCTTGACACGATGCACGATATCTTCCTTTCTATTTCGGTGCAGGGTAGTTTTTGTCAGGTTTAATCAGAAAGATCTCTGCAGGGTAATCCTCAGCATCTGCTGAGATGGCAAGGTAGCAGTCGATTCCTACGGGAAGGATTTTGTACCATTCCTTCCCGTGTGCCTTGACTTTACTACCGAAGTTGAAGTAGTCCTTCATGTTAATCATTCTTTTTCCTCTGCTCTGTCTATTAGATCACAGAACATTGCTTTGGCAAATTCCTTGCCCAGTCTTTCTGTTTGGATTTGGATCTTGCCTCCCGGTGTCTTTCTTAATTCTATCTCACCGAAACCAAATCCAGGTACTGACCAGTTGAGATTGATCCATACGCCACCACCAAACTTATGTTCCTTTCCATCCGTATCTACTCCGACAACTTCTTCAGAGTAGCCAATTGCTGAGATATCAGTGTGACTGAACTTTGCTTTCCCTGTTGCTATATCTTTACTGTTTACACGACTAGATGTACTCGGCATCGTTGCGTGCTTAGGAATCACAGCCGGTATTTCCTTTACTTTAGCTTTGAGTTGTTCGATTGAGAGAGGGGCAGGTATCTTCTTTTTCATTGTCATGTTTTGTCTATTCCTCTGATAATTCCTGTGTTTGTTCTTTCTTGCTCTGCCTAAGCGACTTTCTGTGAGAAATCAATCGGTTTTTTGTCTTTCCTTTGTTCAGATGCTTGAGTAAAATCTGGTATAGAAGATCTCCCGATGATCCCCCTATGGAATAACTGGCTAAGGAGACAATCTGCGGATCGTTGATTGGGAACTGAGCAATCTGTCGAATCTGTTCTTTCGAGATGAACAGCTTTGCGTCTTTCCAGTAGTTAGCGTGATCACCGATTACACCAGCCAGCGTTAGTATAAACGCAGACTTTAGGAAGGTTTGCCTCTCCTTATATGTGACAAAACTCAACTTAAAGCTTTGATCCATCATACTCCAGAATGTTTTGATATTCTCACGGAGGTTGTTCCTTCCTATCTTGTTATAGATCTTCTCAAGCTGAGCCGCAGCTATCTTAAAGTTTCCCCCTCTTGACGGCCCATAAATTGCATGGATGATGCCCGCCACTCTCAGCATTGTTAAGGCTGTGATTAATTCGTCTCTCTTCATTCGCTGCTGCCAGCAAACCTTCCCTCCAAGTACGAAGCTTTTATCCTTTGATATTGTGTAGAGTAATTCTATTGCATTGTATTCTGTCTGCATGTTACGAAGCAGCACATTTGGTGACAGCTTCGTGTTCATTGTATTGAGGATTCTGAACCGATTTCTTTCCCATTCTTCTGTGGTGTTGAAATGGACAATGCCACCCAACCGTGGAACCTTTCCTGATTCTATTGTTTTCTTTGCTGCTGTAACTCGCTGGAGGCCATCGATAATATATGTGTCGTCCTGTAGAAAGAATGCACTTTCTTTCTCAAGGAAGTTGCCTCCACGCATACCTAAATCGATATCAGGAATCCGTCCACCTGTACTAAAGACCTCTTCGAGATCTTTAATCTTTGTGATTGGGAGTATCTCCCGCTGATAAGCCCCTACTTTTAACAAATAGAGTGAAGCAGGTTCAATTACTCCTCTCAGAACAATATTTCCATTGCCGTCCTCATCCAAAGCCGCAGATACAAACTTTATGGATTCACGATTTGCCATCATACCTCTCCTTTTCTTCATTGAGTGTTATGTTAATCCCAACATTAACACCAGATGTAAAAGCTATCGCCGCGGTCAATACATTCTTAGTAAGTTCGCCCTGTTTACCTGCATTTCTAATCAGCTGTTTTAGAAAGTAAGCGACAAGATCGGAAGCCTTCATAGCTTCTGTAATCTTACTGACTAATTCATGCATCTCAGGATGAGCAGCCATTTCTTCAGAACCTAGCTGGTTTACTGCTTTTTCCATACTCTTCACTGTCACAAAAGAATAATCATTTTCATTCATAGAAAAACCTCCCACTTAGCAGGCTCTGCGAAGCCTGCTCCTGAAGGAAGTTTTTATGCTGCCTTTCTTCTTACTTCTTCAAGCTTTTTCTTCCTTGATACATCTTGCCTCCTTCTCATCTCCGCACTTCGTTGTTCAGGAGTAAATTGTGACCAGTAACCGACAGCTCCCTTACTTACATTCTTTCTGTGGACTTCTGCTCCTGTCTTTCCAGGACTATGCTTCCTGAGTTTGTGTGACATGAATTTACTTCGAGTGGGAAATAACCTGTTACAGATTTTACATCTGACAGGAAGATCAACTCGGCGAGGCTTTCTTACTTGTGTTTCGCTATGTGGCAGGCCATGTACCTCCAGCGGTTCCACGGCTTGATTGTTTTCGGTGCCGTTGCGTCGCAATGGGGACACATGATTATCAGCCCCACGTACTTCCCTGCCCTGCGCGGTACGAATAAGTGAGACCACCCTGTCGGCAAAGTCGCTCGAAGCGACGTTAATTCCGTGGGCATAATCTTCGAGGTACCGCGTAACGTAACCACTCGCGAACGTGACGTGGCCTTCGTACTCTCTTCCTTCGTACTCTCGTTCTTCTCCGGATTGTCGTTCATTTGTTTCTCCTCTCATTTTTGTGTTTCTCCTATGTAGAGAATCTCTATTTGAGAATCTCCGGTTACCTTCTGTTTGTTTTGGTTAACCTGCCTTCTTTACTTGTTCGGCAATGTGTTCTCTTCTTAAGTCCTCCATTTCTTCTTTAGTAGCCATCCTTGAGTAAGCAAAAGGCGCGTCCTGAACTCTCTCAGAGAACGCTTTAAAATCATTTCCGACAAGGAATTCATGGAGTTTAGTTCCTGCTGCTGATGCCATTTCCTGCATCATTTCACGAGTTGATGCAATGGCATAGGCTTCTGTTACCTTTTCAAGGTCAAGGATTACGCTAAACCAGTTCTTGATATCATCATCCTTGTACGGATCATTTGTGTCAACAACGTTGTAATATCTGAATCGATAGGTTAGTTTAATGACCTTCTCCCCATTAAACTCATCATATCCAAGGTGGCTTAGGTAGTCTCCTCCGATATGGGTTTCATCATACTTCCAACCTTTTGGAAGTGCAAAGCTCCATAATCCAAGACTCTTACCTTGCTCTAGCATGATTGACATTTCTTTCCTCCTTTCAACTCCCTAATGCTTTTTCTGCTATTTCTTCCTTCTCAATTACACGAAACACTATTCTTGAATCCAAACTGTTGTCGAAAATGAGATGAGAAACTTGGACAGGATTCATTTGTCCAATTCGATGTAACCTATCTTCTGCCTGAAGAACGACAGAACTTCGCCAGTCAAGTTCAGCTATTACCACTAGACTAGCGGCTGTCAACGTATATCCAACTGCCATTGTGATTGAACCTACAAATATGTTGACCGACTTATCCCCTTGAAACCTGTCAATACTTTTCTGCTTCTCATCATTTGTCATCCCACCGTGATGAGACACTGCTTTCTTCTTGAAATGCTTTACGATTGCGTCAATTATATCTCTGTGATGTGCAAAGACTACTACTTTCTCTCTTTCTGCTAATGCTTGTTCAAGGTATTCAATGATGTAAGGGATCTTCGCTTGTCCCGTAGCGTGACGTAAACGACTCATTTCCCAGAGCTGAGCGGCCTTACCTTCTGTTAGTTGATCTGCTGCCTGCTGGTAATCAATCTCTGCTGCCGCATTCTTTGTAGCCTCTTCAACGACCGTCTGATTTCTTTCGTAGTAATCAAGTTCCGCTTGAATAGCCTGCCTAGCAGCTTCTGCCGGTAGTGTAATGATTTGGCGTCTCTTTGGAGGTAACTGAGGAAGGATCAATTCTTTTGATCTGCGGATCATCAATTTACTTCGTAGACGTTTCTGTAAGTCTTCTAAGTGTCTCTTTGAAACTCCAGTTGCGTCATACCCCCAAGGGGCATCCCACGCAGCACAGTAATGCTTTTCGAACTGGAGTTGATTGGCTCCTAATCCATCAGGATCTGCGATCCTTAGCATAGGCCATAATTCAACAGGGCGGTTAAGGATTGGAGTACCCGTTAAGAACAATCTCATACCTGCATCAATGGGAGGAATGTGTGTCTTACCAGTTTCACTTACCCAGCCAAGACTAGCCCTCGTTCGTTGCGATTTTGGGTTCTTACACATATGACTCTCATCAAAGATGACAAGATCCCATTTCTCCTTGTCAATTCTCTTTCTAAACGCTTTGACCTGTTCGTAATTCGTGATAATGATGTTAGTGTCTGGGAACTGCCCTCCTAGAGCAAACCCTCCAGTTAACTCCTTTGTTAGCCACCGCATTAATTCTCTTGACCAGTTAATTCTTAATGATGCCGGACAGATGATTAAGATCTTTTTGATTTCAGGTAAGAAGTTAATGATACTAATAGCTTCAATGCTCTTCCCTGCACCTGGAGGGTCAGCTATCAGTGTATCTTTGCGCTGGATTGCATACTCTGCTGCTACGGTCTGGAAAGGAAGGTAACATAAACCATCAGGAACAGGAATACGTAGAGTAGAACCGAGAGCGTGCGAAAGAGCAATCTGCGAATCGTCATATCCAATCCTTACCTGTGCACTAGCATCTGCATACTGCTTGAAGGAAGCAGCAAGATATGCAATTGATGTCCAGTAAGCGCGAATACTACCGTCCCAGTGGAATCCTGCCTTCTTTACCATTTCTATGTCATTCGAAGACGTCTCGCGTGCGACAAAACGGACGCCTTGGAATGACAAGATCAATGTTTCCTAAAATACATCAGCAGGATGCTTAAATGTTTGTGCTAGTGAGAGTACTCGTTCAGGGTCGCTGTCAAGTAACTCCTGTGGTTCACGGCCACCGATGTATGGGTTTGAAGTGTTTAGGAAGAATACATACTCCTCAGGAGTAAGCATTTTCGTTAGTTTAAGTATTACTGCTGCTGTATCCGCATTCATTCTGCTCCTCCGCAAATATCATAGCCTCTTGGAACTTTGTTCCTAACGTTGTGAACAGCTCCATCTCTTTGGGATCACGAGAGTTATCGATTGTGACATGATGGAATGCTTCTCTTTCTTCCAATGTCGTTTGGTTCCAGACAGAGTAGATAGCTTTCATAATCCAGTGAGTGTCAGGAAGTACTTTTCCTGTTTTTGGATCAAGGACTGCCGGCATACAGCCACGGCAATTATCGTCATGTTTCTCTCTGCTCATAGTTACTCCGTATCGAATAATCTTAGAGGTAAGTATTCAGGTTTTAGATCAGTCTCTATAATCTGATCTGCCTTGATAGCAACGATATTTGTGAGTGTTCTTTTACAGCCGCCACAGAAGTAGCTAAATCCCATTTTGATGGTACCTGGGTAGACGACATACGTCTGTCCTACAAGAATCGAATCGTCTAAAGTTGAGAAACCGCATGGACAGATTGATAACCGAACCAATCTCATTTTGAGGGTATCCTCCTGTACCGGCATTGTTAAATCCTCTCATGGTGTTCGTGCCCTCCCCATGATACCACTCATTGTCCTCCCTTGATTTAAAGAGAACTCCTTACTTCGTTTCATATGGTGTGTACTGCGGGTTTCCGTCATTAAGCCTGTTTATCAGCTTAAGCATATCATTCATACCTTGAGGGTTGTGTTTCGACATCCCACCTGTGAAGTAGCCAAGAGCCATAAGGACAGTATCATAATCGTCCGGGCTCATTTTGAGGATTACGTCCCCATCAGGATGTCTTAGGAACATATGCACCTACCCTGAAGACTTTTGCTTTTCGGTCTGTTTCCACTGCCCAACCGGCCTTCCTAGCATAATATACCGGATCCGCGGGGTACTTTGGGTTAATTTTGGCAGATTGCTCAAAGGTAACAACACCACCGTTTTCCTTAGAAACCTTTATGAAAGCAACTACTTGCTTCTGTGTTTTATTGAGTTTTGATATAGCTAACTCGAGGATTGGATCAGCACTCGTTTCGGCTCGGTGCACCCCCGTTACAGCAGATTGTTCCTTAATGGCTCCCATTGGGGCACTTGGCATCACCTCCTTTGACTTCTTCTCGGTTACTGACTTTTCATTCTTAGCAGACAGTTCATCCATCCACTGATTGAGGCCGACTTGTTTAATTCGCTTCTTGTCGGTCTCATTCAAGCCTTCAAGGTCTATCCCTCTACTCCAACTGGATTGAAGTTTCGCCATGGTTAGCTCCCAAGTAGCTTCCGAAGGAATTCAGGAGCATCACCGTCTTCATGGCAGTCTTCAATGATGTTCCAGCCCTCCCGGATGCCAAGAGAAGGGTACCGCCAAAGATCGTATTTGGTACGGATGCAGTACCAGAGCATTTCACGAAGAAGATCTTCTTTCGAATCCATCTTCTGAAACTCGATTTGCAATTCCTTGTTGTCAGGCTCATACTGCAGCTTAACCTTGAGTTGTCCTGCTTCCCGGGCATAAAATGTTGTTAGTGCAAACATCTTTCTCAGAAAAGCATCTTCTAAGACAAAGAGTTTCTTTTCATGGACGCAAATCTTTCCAGGCGGCGTAAACATCCCACCGTCAGCTTGGCCGATTTCACCTATTACTTCTGTGAGTAGGTTTTCACTGTTCTTCCATTCCATACTTTTCCTCCTTACTTCAGTTTCGGAATGTTCTTGAGGTTGATTGTCCCATGTACCATAGCTTTCTTCAGGAAGATCATATCATTCCTAAATTCTTTGGCTTCAATCCCTAGTTGATAATTCTCTTCGTTCGCTGTGTGTGTAATCATTCCAGGCCCGATAACTAGATCTCCGTTGGGAAGAATAGCTACCCACTTTAAGCTGGTACCTATTCCTATAATTGTAGCTCTGGTATTTTCAACCAGAGTACCATAAGGTAGGATTACGTCAGGTTTAGGTTGTGGAGTTGATTTCCTAGTAGCAACTCCGACCCATTCCCAGATCTCTCCGATTGAGTCATCACTTAGCTCTTCCTTTGATGGCACGGGTCATCTCCATTCGATTCAGTCCACCAGCATTCATAACCTCTGACTATTTTCCCATCATCCAGTGTGATAACTGGAATGTGGATTGGCCTACCGATGAAGTCTATTACTTCGTAATCTGTGATTGTCCCATATCTGCCGACTATTTCGGGCTTTGGTTGAACTTTCACTAATTCTCCGACGAGTGTTTTTACTCTTTCACCGTCAACCGGTGGAAGATATACTCGCATTCCGATGCTCCCTACTGACATACTACACCTCCTCATCATGGTGGTTCTTGAATTCGTTCAACGAGTTAAATACATTCTGGATAGAATTTAATTGCTTGACTGTGATCATTTTATACATTAGTGCGAGCCGCATCGCGATATTAGGTCGCTTCATTTTCCAAAGGACACCCATCAATCCAGCACAGTGTGATTGCTTCGCGGGGCGAACACGTCTGCCGCTTTTCACCCCAGTAGTTTCGTGGCAAGCGAACCAAAAGTGATCATCTTCCATCTGTTCTGCAATCGATTGAGCTCTTCTTAGAAAAGGTCTTACATCTTTTCTAAAAGGGCAAAGTTCGCACGGATGTTTGATCTTGAAAAGCATTTAGTTGTGATCCTCTTCTTTCGCTGCTTTTAGAACGCAATTCATGCAAGTGTATCCGCCCCCTTGGGCCTCAATCCGCTGACCAGAAGGAGCTAATACGACTTCACATCCGCAGACTATGCAGAAGAATCCCCCTTTAGTACCGGGAACATATTCGTCACCTGCTGCGACACTTTTATCGTATATAGCTTTGGGAAGTGCTGCTCGAATTACGTCTGCTTCTAAGCACTTCTGTTCACTGACTACTTCAACATCAATTGGGACTCCAGGAAGTCTAACTTTCATATCATCTCCTTAATCTTGTTACCTCTATACTCTCGATTTGTTCCTCTGAAGAAATCTCATCGGATACAACAGCCTGGCCAGATAGGACTGTTACATCATTTAATTCACGTCCATCTGTTAATTTGATTGAACAGATTTGGTAGCCCATCCCTGTTTCTGGTTGGGAAGCTAGACGATCCTGCCACTTTTCGCTTAGTGTTATCATTAGTTTAATATTGACCTTCCTTCTCGTGAGATTTGTGGATACATGTATCTAAGATCCCGACGTGCTCGATCTCTGTCTATGTTACGATTGGCTACAGAAGGAGATGCCATTACCCTCTCTATCAGTTCCTCAAGCTTACCTGCTTCATGCAAATCAGCGCACTCTTTACAAGCAGACCATTCTCCCGCGAGGAATAATATCCCAATTGGAGGAGGTAAAGTTATCTCAGGATGCGTATAGGCTTTGATTGGTTGATCAGAATAGCAGAAATCACACTTCTCTGTCTGAGGTGACATTTATCTTGAAAACCTCCTTGATTATATTTCTAAGTACCCTAGGATCAGTGCTCGCTACAGCTTGGTAGAGAATTGAACATTGCTCGCATGTGAATCTATCGTGGTTGTAGCTATGGAATCTTCTTTCACAAAATCTGCACTCAACTACTTTCATGAGACTTTCTGACATTAGATTTCTCTTTCTTAAAGAGTTCTCCTTGGTGCTCAATCAGATGGCTTACTTGCGTGTAACATTCCATCAGTTCATGGTACTTCTTGGGACCAAGGTGCTCCTTCACTACTTTTGAAGGAATTGCGATGTACAGTTTTGCTATCTTAATGAGGGTTGCGAGGTTAGACGGCATCTTCTTTCTCTTTCTCCATTTCGTTTGATACGGCAACGAAGTGCTTGAAGATCTTGTTGATCTCTTCTTTATCCTTCCCCTCATCCGTGAGCTTTTGGATGGCTAGCTCGATTAATCGAGTAGTAACTGCTTCAAGGTCACTCCAGGCGTGTGATCCTCTATTTTCCTGCCATGTAGAACAATATATGCAGAAGATTTTATCTTCCTCGCGCAGACCAGTAGTTACCTGTTCACATCCCGGACAGGTCCACTCGTGGACGATTTCAATCGCTAAGAGTTCACTGACTTCAACTTTAACAATATCACTACCTTCGCTTTGGTTATTCCAGGCGTCATAGATATCGAGATAGACATGCTCTTCACTTTGCTGCGGAATCATATACCCCTTCTTAGCCATTTTTCTTCTCCTCTTTTGTCATATGACCAGCCGAGACAATAGCGCCGTCTTCTTTTGCTGCTTTCTGTCGTATCCATGCATCTTCACCAAGCTTTTCAGGCTGGTAGTTGTCAAGATAAGCGTCAAGATGGTACTTTTTGATCAGCATGAGTGCCGAGACCTTTAGTAGTAAAGCATTCTCGTCATCTGCTTGAAGAAATGCCGCCGCATATTTCTTAAGGAAATCTCCATGCCGGCCGCGCCCATCAACAACTTCGACAAAGATGTGGTGGATTTCGTCGAGTGAATAGTAGTTCATTCTTCCTCCCTTTGGATTTCCTTTAGCCGTATGATGAATTCAGCTAGCTTGGCAGGACCTTCACTTACTATCCATACAGGCAGTCCTGCTCTCATCGCCTGTTCTACCATGTTCTTAGTGCCTCTACTGCGCTTTAGATCGTAATGGAAGGCAACTACAGCATCAGCTCTCCCATCGATTCTCATCTGTGTGTTCCTCATAGGGCTAGCAGCCTTTCCGTAAGTCTCCCATTTAGCTGGATAAGGAGCGTAAGGAAGATTAAGGTTTATCTTGGCTACCGCCCTAGCCATTGAATCAGCTCCAGGAGCCTCTCCTTCAATAACTGTGTAGTTTCCGAGATTATCCTTGAGAGTTCTCATTGTGAAATAGATAATATCTCTATTCTGCCAGAACCTGTCTCCACAAATGATCAGTCGAAGTTCTCTCATCTTCGTTTAGGCCTTCCTTTGTTTTCTTTACTTCTGCATGAGGTACACATTGGAATGTTCTTTGTCCATTCTGCCTTTGAGTAGAAATGAATCGCTTTAGGAGTTTTACAGCACCAACACTTCTTTTTCATGCTTTTCCTCCCATTTCTATCATATCCTTTTCTATCATATCTGCAACGTATCGAAGTACTCCCGGTATACTAGTGAGGGCTTCAGCGTTAGCTATCGTTGCCATTCCCGAACCTCGCTTACCACCAAAGATAATCAAGATAGCTCCATCTGCCTCTGTCTGGTTGACAACCGCTTTGCACTCTGCATCATACTTTCCTGGTCCTTGCATAGATAGTCCCTCATAAAGAGCATATCGATATCCTGATATGCTCTTGAGCGAGACTAATGCTCTAGCGCGCCGCTGTGACCTCTTCGACTTCCTTGTTGATCTTTACAGGCGTTGGTTCGGGTAAACTCTTCCCTGCAGAAAGAGCAATTGCTTCCGCTATCCTAAGAAGACCCTTAGCAATATCAGCTTGGGCCTGTACTTCAGGCTTTAGAGGAGTTACTGAGCGGTTACTCAGAAGCTCTAACTGCATTGTCATTGTCGTAGCAGCCTCGGTTAAGGCTTCTACCGGGATTGTTTTCAACTCTTCACCTTTATTAACAAAGCGTAGAGCAGAAAGCTTTGACCTTTCGCAGACTTCTCGAATTACAGAGGGAATGTTGTCCTTTAGCAATTCGCCGACCTGTGAAAGATCTGCGTTCATCTCCAGGAACTGACCACAATAGTTCCAGACGAGACGCTGAACAGCCTCTGCATCTGGTTTATAGATTGGGATAACTGCATCCATCCTACCAGGACGCAGTAAAGAAGGATGCACATTCTTGATGACATTGGTCGTGAAGACCACGATAATCTCCACATTCTTCGTCTCCACGCCATCAATGATGTTGACGAGTTCATCAACACCTTTGTCCTTGTCAAGTCCCGCGATCTTCTCGACATCTTCACAGAAGACAAGGGCAGGAGCATACTGGGCAGCGAATCGCATAATCTGCGTGAATTCCTGAGGTTGTTCACAGTAGATATATGTGAAGAAGCTGTGCTTCACAGCCTTCTGCGCGGCTACATAAGCTGTGAGTGTTTTTCCTGTCCCATAATCACCGGCAAGCAGGATACCCCTCTTGATTGGGATACCGGCCTTCCTTGCGAGTTCAGGCTTCTCAAGGATTGTGAACAGGTTCGTGTCGATTGCATCCCCGACCTTCTTGCTGAAGACCAGATCATCTTCGACAAGCTTTGAAAGATCCAAGAACTTTGGGGTTGGGACTTGTTTGAGATCTATAAGATTCTCCCCCTTATCGTTCTTGAACCGAATTGAAATTGCTTTCCCTTTGTAGATTGAATGTTCTTCGAGATACTTCTCTACTTCATCTCGAAGCTTCTTCATTTCTTCTTCGTACATGTGCTTGCAGGTCACACTGTACTGAAAGTTCATCCTTCCGTCTTTTATCTGGAATCCAGTTTCAAAGACTGAATCCGCTACTGAAGGAGCCGTGAACTTTCCATAGGGAATAAGGATAGACTTCCCTTGTTCAACTTCGACGCCAACGAGTTGAGGCGGAAAATCTCCGAAGAAGGTCTTTTCTGTCTTTCCGAAGACAAATCCATACCTCTTTTCCATTGCCTGTGATAGAGCATAAGCTCCATCCCAGTAGAAGTAGTTGAAGTCGAAAGTCATCCTGACTGTTTCGTTGTCATACTGCATTTGTTTCTGCAGTGTTTCAATGGCTGTTTTGGTTTTCATCCCTTTCGGAATGATGATCTTTTCTCCAGTTCGTACTACCTCTGCGATGTGAACCTTCTTTTTATCACCACCTTCGAGAAGATCCAATATTTCTGCTCGAATTTCATCCTTTGTTGCCATCAGGCTCATTTCCTTTCTTTTCTTTTTGGGTTTGTTCAAGGATTACTCTTATCTTGTCACCGAACAGAAACTCCTGTCCAGGAACAAAGATCCTATAGTCTAGATGTGAAGGCATCTCCACAAGTATTACCGTGTATGGATTCCGCCTTGAATCTGTACTGTACTCTTTGACCTTACCAACGTATTCCTTTCTCATTACCTTCTCCTAGTTGCCGTTGGTTGATTAGTTGCGGAGTGTTCTCCGGATTATCTCTACAGGCAAATAGTAGAAAGTAACCGCAGCAACCAGTATGGTGCTTTATTGAAATCCTTTCATCCTTCTTTCGTGTTTAATTTGTCGAAGTCTCTCTGCCACCTTATTGTCCAACGAGATTGCATATTCTACTGCTTGATCTTCTGTGATCGAGCCGTCGAGTGCAAACATGATAGCTGCCATCAGGCTGACTTTTGTTCGGTTATCCAATCTTACATAATTGGTATCCCCGACGAATGGCGGCTTAGTTGGTGGCTTGATTGGCGGCTTTTGAAAGCTGTCATTGTTTTCCACCTTACCCCCTAATTCTTGAGGACTTGCTTAGCGCGAAGACTTGTCTTGAATATCTGGTCCCTGTACGAAATTGGGTAATTCTTCTTTACCAGCAGAAGGTACTCTGTCTGCCAAAAGATCAACTCTCTTCTTAGCCGACGGAGTAACTTTGCTGGATACTTCCTTTGTTGCTTCATCTCTCGCCTCCCATTTAAGGATGACAGCTACGGCCAGCTGGAGTATAGCTCTTTGTGCTCGAGTCAGCGGTATCTCAACTCCATATATCTTTCGCTGCCCAAAGAGGTTATCGGTACACCATTGCTTAATCTCTGCTTTTGTCATCTACTTTCCCCAAAGTTTCTCAAACAATCTGTCTATTAGCCTCTTGAACCAGTGAGATAGCAAGAAGAAAACACGAGCGAGAATAGTAGCACCAGCTCCTACTAGGAGTACAGCAAATCCGTGTTTCCAGTCTCGCGTAAAGATCATGTAGATCCCTGCGGCAGCCAGGATCAGGCCGTTGAGTAATAGGATCATACTACAAAGGAATAAGTAGATATCTCCGCCTACTCTTTGCCTGAATCTCTCTATCGACTCTTCAGCTCTTTTTACAGTCTGTTTTATCTGCATGCTAATCCTCTTTTGGCGGATAGATTTTGGTTATAGCTGAAAACACGAACCGACTTAGAACTGAGGAAATCGCAACGACTGCCATCGAACTGACAAACCAGTCAGTTAACCAGTTCAGTGGGAAGGGTCGTGGATGATAGATTCCACATAGCAGAAATGCTACCCAATGACTGGTGCAGTACGGGCAGTTAATCATTTCGCCTAGGTAACTACTATGAGAAGATATCCAAGCCCGCAGGGGCTTAGATACCTTTGCTCGGGTTATTGTTAGGGTGATGGTTGATGTGCCTAGCGAGAGGTATCCTATCTCTAACCATTCTACCAGCATATGGCAATCCCCAATACTCTAATGTACTTCTTTGGCGGATTGAAGTTGGAGTCGACTCCCCATATTATCGGTTTTGCTAACAAAACATGCTTCCAATATGTTGTCTTCCAGTAGTTTATTAGAAGCATCCGCATTTCCTTTCTGCTTCCCTCATTAATTGCCTTACTTCTCTTTCCAATTTCTCGATTTGGGATTCTTCCCGTTTCTTCTTTTCCTCAGCCAATTGTAGTTTCTTCACCAGTTCTGAGGAATCTACGACTGGCACTGCTTGAGGAATCTTTTGGTCATGGATGCTTTCCTTAACTTCTTCTTTCTTCTGTTTCTTTACCAGCATGTGCAGCCTCCTTCTCCATCATCCAATGGCGAACCATCATCCATGGAGTCAAAGTCTGTTCCTTCATCCTCCTTGCCCGCTTCCTGAAGCTTATCCAGGAGATCGGAGTTGTCAATGACAGGAACTCCCGATGGGATCTGCTTGTTCCTGTTCTCAGTTCCTTCCTTCTGTCGCTGCCTTTGTATCTGCATCTTAGACTCCTACCCACTGGATTGTGGATGGTTTGAAGCCGCGAGCTTCCGCGAACTCCTGAACTTCCAGTTCATGGTTGAGACCATACTGTGATTTCTGCATCGACTTTAAGGCAGATTGGAAATCGCAGAAGTTAACGCCATTGATTTTAGAACTCTTTGATTCTATGTTCCTATCGATGGCATTGGACGTTGCTTGTTCAACGATGGAAGCTAGCATGGCTCCTGAGATTAAGTCTTTTAATCCAAAGAAGACCCACTGCCCATGAGCGACCATCCTGTAGAGAGGATAGCTTTCGGTATACAATTCTTCTGTTACCCGACTAGCTAAATCATCCTCACTGGTTGGAATCTCTCGCATATGGATAGCGATATGGTCGGTAGCATTCTCCTTGGATGGGGGAGCAATATAGAGTTTGTGATCTACTCTCCCTGGACGAATTACGGCAGGATCCAATGTATCTGGGCGGTTTGTAGCCAGTATGACAATGGCAGCACTGTCCACAAGTCCATCCATTTCTGATAGGAATTGGGGGACAACTGTCATCCCAAGTCCAATGTGCTTACTGGATGTCCGATTAGCCAATATCGCATCAGCCTCATCGACGAACATGACAGCAGGGTAGCCATGTTTCTGCTTATGCTGCCGGCATTGTTCAAAGAGTGCTCGGATCATCTTTTCCGTCTCACCGACGAACTTGTCTAATATTGCTGGTCCCTTCACATAGCAGAAAGCAGAAGGTGCCGCTTGCTTCCCTTGAGCCTTAGCGATTGCTGTTGCCACTGCCTTTCCCAGCATAGTCTTTCCATTGCCTGGACGACCGTGAAGTAAGAAGCCTTTTGGTGTCTTCTTCTTAAAAGCAGCAAAGAGTTTGCTGTGCTGCATTGGCTTCTCAATCGTCCCTCTCAGTTCTTTCTTTGCTTCATCACATCCACCAATCTCACTCCAGTCGAGGTTGACTTGTTCAGCGAACAAGTACTTCTCAGCTTCACTCTCGAGCTTCTTCACGATGATAGTGTTGGTGACATCACAAAGTACACGATCACCTGTTTCCAGTCCCTTCACTCTGGTCTGAGAGACAAAGGTTGAACTACCGTCGATAATGACTTCTATGAAGTCAGTCCCAATGGACTGAACTGTTCCTGTCTTCCCATACCTTTCATAATCTGACTTCCCTATCAGGTTACTGGTCATTGGATGGAGGCAGACGGTATCTCCCGGTTTGAATTGCTTAGTTGTCGGTTGATTCATGAGTTGGAAGAGACCATCTCCCGAGCTAACAACGATGGAATCTGAATAGACAGCCATCACAGTACCCAGTTTGACAGCGCTAGGATTGGCCAGTTCCTCCAGCTGTTCTTGTTGACGTTGAATTTGTTCTCTGGCTTCGTTCAATAATTCTCTCTCTTGTGACATCTTCTATATCCTCTTTATAGATTTGGTTGGAGGTTGGGGGTTATACTACTTTGATTCTTGAGCACATACTATCTTGATAGCTACCTCTGGAGGAATGCCTTCAGAGATTAGGAAATCTATCCCGTAGCTTGTTTCACAATAATCGGTACAGAACAGATTAGGATGATCCTTGCAGGTTGAATCCCTCGTCCAAAACTTTCTCTTACAATGCTCACATTTCCTGTGATTCAATCTTCTCCTCGCTACCCAAGAGATAGCTATGCAGAGCCACATGGCGATGTTGAATCCTATCAGCATAAAATGGAACTCACGTGTTGTCATTGCTACCTCCTACTTCCTTTGAGGACAAGCTCATCTGTGCTAACATGACTGCTATTTTGTGCCCTTCAAGTGCTTCCTCTTTGGTACAGTAGCGTTCCTGGTAGCCATCTTCTTCTCCTCCGAATATCATTGTCTCCCATAGAACCGGAGGACTTTCTTCCAAGAAGGAAAAGCTATGGTCCAGTCCCAGAAAGACAGTTGAAATCTGAATGCCGCCAGGAAGGAAATCATTACCGATATGCCGCTCCGCTGTCTCATACCAAGCGGCCCAGGTAAGAGGATCGTTTACTTTTAGTGGATTTCCATTCTCATCCAGAATCCAATAATAGTGTTTCATAGCTGCTTACCTGTATATACCTCAGTACAATCTGTTATGACCAGAATGGTCACAGCGGTTACACCAGAAAGCCTCTACTCCTCTGGATTCCTCAAAGAATGTACATCTTTGTATGTCATGGCCCAAGATTGGGCATATGACCTTTCGGTTAATCTGTGTTCTGCTGAGATATTTCATCCGTCGAAATGTCTCTGTGAATTTCTTTAGGTGAGGATGCTCTCGGCAGAAGTTTTGATATTCTGCTTCTTCAATCATTTCTTTCATGTATTGATGTTCATCTGCCTTCAATAGGCTAGTTAGCATGGTCCTTCTTTCCTTTCTCAGCTTTGTGATACTCATTTATAAAGTTACGGAATTCTGATCCCTTTACTATTGCGGTTATGTTTTCAAGTGCTTGATTGAGCTCCACTTCTAACTTTCCTGCTTCTGCGATTATCGCAAGACAATTGAGTACCGTGTGCTTCATCTGCAAGTATTCTTCTTTATCATCAGGTGCTAAAGGGACTGACATAACCATCTGAAACGCATGAACGACTCTATCGTTATTCATTTCTTCTCCCTTAGATACACAAATCAGCCGTCATAATTACTTGAAACATGACGGCTGAGTTCAGTATCTACTTAGAAGGGTTTGGTTTGGGGCTACTCTCTACCTGGATTTTACCCCTTTGGATGACATTGAAGAGAATTTTGTTCTGGTAGCGGAGGAAATCATGATCAAAAGAAGAGTTAACTGACTCTTCTTTCTTACAGCTACAGGGAGCGGAGTTGCAACTAGAACAGAGGCACATTCCTCTTCTCTTTCTCTTTCTGTGTTGATTACTTCATACTCTATATCGTGAATCCTGACAATTTCCTCAGAAATTGTCGCCTGACTACAGCATTTGGAGCATCCTCCTTTCTCAAGATTACCAACGAAATCACAGTCGAGGCATCTGTAGAGTTCCATTCTGAGATCCTTTCATTTGCTTGTCAACCCCAAATCTTGTCTTTCAATACAGTAAGATACCAATGAGCTCTTAATATAACAGCTTCACTTCTCCTTGGCGGACAAGACTAGCATACTTGCAATCATATACCCTAATCGGTTCGCCTCGATTCTCCTTTTGTGGATCAACTTTGCCGGCCTAACTGCTTCCCAACTCCCTTTCGACTTTCCCTCTACTTCGATTGAGACAGCATAGTACATGCTGTCGGGTTTCATTGTGACGATTACTCGTCGTTTGCGTGGCATATGTTCCTTCCCTTAGTTTTAACTAAGCCGTTTTAACTATTTACTTCAAGATGGCCATCGTCATGGCCATCAGGTCTGCAGGATCACTGCATTCGTCCTTAATTCCTACCTTTGTTGTCTTTCATCTTTGAAGCTAGCATTCCAACGGGATCTACTACTCCAAGAGCCTGTGCCATGGAGGTGTAGAGCGCTGTGATGACTAGCAGCATTTCAATTGGGGTTAATCCCCTTTCATTAAGGAGGGAGACGACATCATTTCCCGCTGCTTGAAGTTTATTCAACTGTTCGTCTTCTTTTTTCATTTGTCCCTCAATTCGCAGTTTTGCTATCAGTTGCAGTAGAGACTTCAAAGACTTCAGCCTCTATCTTATATGTGTCAGTGAACGTCTCAGACAGATACTTAAGACAGAGATACTTTTCTATCACTGTGAGGTCGCTTGCACCTATAAGTTCGACTACGGCTACTGCTACCTTTTTCATCTTTTCTATGCGATCAGGAGTAATTTCTATGACCATCTTTTCCCGCATTGGCTATCCTCCTTTCTTATCTAGGTTGCGACCAAGATCGCTACGAATGGCTGGGGTTATCACTGCTTCTATAGGGCAACCTTAGAATGTAATCTTAAGGGAGTCAGCCCCTACGACGAACAGTGAATCGCCTACTCCCGTCCCATGAATTGTATACTTAATTGCACAATCCAGGCAGCAAGGAAAATCACCTTCATCCAGCTTTACTTTTACTAGTTGCTTCCCACAATTCATGCAATACCATTCGTCCATCTTATTTCTCCTTACTGGCCAGTAAATCAGCGTATGCTTCCCTAACAAATCCCCGTCTAAGGAATTCATCATTGATTTGAGTCATTTCACTGTGATCGAATGGTGAGATTTCTTTGTCTGGTTTGCTTAAGATCAACATGAAGAATTCAAGCAGTTGTGTATCTGTCAGCCTAGTCAAATCTCCAAGCATTTTGTAGTCTCCCTTGATTGACGATCCACATCAAAAGGCTGATGCTATATTCTGCATCAGCCTTTTGTCATCGATCGACAACAGTATTAAGCAGCTTTCTCCCAGCGCTCGCTCATTTTCTCCATGTTCTTCATCGTCTTTTGGACGTCATAGACTGGAGCTTCGTCGGTGCCGGAGTCTTTCGGACTTGCCAGGATTGTGTTCTTTAGTTCATTTTGGCTGGCGTTCCAGTTGGGATGCTTCTGTAATAGCGTCTTTGCTATTTCATCGGCTGAGCTGAATTTTTGGTCAGGTTGTTCTGTCGTTGTCATTTACAACTCCTCTATTGGATTTAACACATGAAACAAACATCAGCCAGCCTATATCAGACTGGCTGATCTATGTCGCAGATGTTTTAGTTCTTCCAGTTAGGATTTGGATTTTGATGTCTGCGTTGACTCCTTCTCCATTCAGGAATAGCAGCGGCGCAAACATCATATATATTCAACATCTCCACGTAGAGAGAAAATGTCTCCATACGTAAATCATCACAATCGCAATTGATTGTGATGTTGGTGATTGGAGCACGGTCAACGCTTTGTGTAACATGCATGGCCAGACCTCACTTCTACTGCCCAGACGTTAGTGCCGCTAACATAATCAAACATTTCACAAATACCAACAATAGCACGAGCTTGTATACTCCTTTCACAGCACCCTCACAGAATGCTCGGATCGTTGAAGCAACTAGACATACAAACAGGAGTGAAAGCGGAGTTGATATCACTCTCCGCACCCACAGCAATCAGATTCCAGACAAGAGACTCCTGTATGCAGTTTGTGTCCGCAATCAGGACAAGTTGCTGTATCAACAGCGGCGCGTGCCTTCTTGTTCCAACCTGCTACCTTGTCTCTTTTCTCTTGCAACTTCTGCCTGACATACTCGATGGTCTGATCTATTGATTCAGGCATGGATTCGAGATAGTCAATCATGGTATCTTCGAATGATTCTGCGGAGATAGCTCCATTCCAAAGCTCCTCTCCATCATCCGAAAGGAGTGTTCCTCCTTTTTCAATGCCGATGTGAATACCTGTCGGATGCATTCCAATCTCCTGGAATAGCCCGATTAGTCGGAGATGCTGGCGGCTAGCCTCAGCCGCTCCTTTCTCGATGTCAGTCTTCTGTTCTTGCTTCAGCTTTTCCATCTCTTCATGGCTGATTGTGGAGCCACCTATTGTCTGTTTGATGTGTTCTATTGAGGTTTTAGGTGACCAGAAAAATCTGCGTCCTGATGTCATGATACACGCTCCTTACATGGCTTGCCATATCGTGGCTTGCCATCAGCAGTTCTTCCACCAATTCGGTATAAGCCGAGATGCTGTCCAAAGCGTCCGACAGGTATCCAACGGCCACAGTGATTACAACGGGCAAACATTCTATGTGGCCTGTGTGAGTTAGGTGCCATCAATTCCGCGACTGCTCTGCTGGAAATACCCACATAGGTATCACCTATCAGCTGAGCATCAACAGCGCCGACTGGCAGTTTGCCTGCCGGTAGACCCATTGCTACCCTAAGGGTTTGAACATTAACAACCGATCCAAGCTGACCAACTAGCTCGGGACGATAGTGCGAACCATATACTTCACGAAGATCAGATCCAATCTGACGCATAACATCTCCTATCTGATTGATTTATATCAACATCAAAGAGTAGACAACTGTCACGTTTGTCTACTCTATGTCGCTGATTAATAAATCGCGTGAGCTTCGGCGTGAATGAAGACTGCTTTGTCAGTAAATCCGACAAATATAATCTTTTCTTCACGATGGTGGAATTCATGGGACATCTCAGGCTGCTTAATTACTTCCGGAGATGCTTCTACGTCACTGACAAGAACGACTTCTAAGTCATTGTTGTCAATGGCTTCGAGATGCTTGATTAACTCCTTGACTTTCATATTGACTCCCTACCAGCCAAAGTTGTCTGAACTACCTTTCACGGCTGGGTAGATGTCTCCCAACTCTTCAATTACCTGCTTCCAATCCGCGATTGTCCGCGTGAAGCTGACATGCGCGATTAAGAATCCATCTGTCCCATGTGACATTTCGCACCATGCTAAGGCGTCTTTGACGATGTGCTCGCCAATTCTATAACCGACGCAGCCGCTGACAACTGCTAGATAGCCGTCGCCAATCATCCACAATCGGGAGACAATCACATCGTCTGTTGGCATCCCAGTCATGATTTCAATTCGTGCGAAGTTGATATCATCTTCGTTGGCTGTATACATTCCATCACAGGGGACACCAGTTACAATCTCTGAAGCTCGCTGCCAATTGCTACCATCATCCTTGGACTGTCTGACCAGGAAGACTTCGCTGTCTGGAAGCTCCTGTAGATGTACAGTCTCGTGCCCATCAAATCTTTCAGGGATGACATGGACTCCATTTACCTCAACTCCCATGAAGTGAGAATCGTAGCCAGTCTCTTCAATTGTCTTGAAGGTCAAATCAACTGTGAGTTTGTTCTGCCCAACAACTGGCGCCTTTGGAGTTACCACTTTTGCTGGTTGACTTTCGCTGGACTTCGGTAGTAGCGATGTGCTTATCGCTCCCGCGACTAACTTCCCAAATTGCCTTCGTGTTGCCATTTTGTTCCTCCAGTACAATCTGATTGAATTTTACTCCTCGACCTGAATCAATTCCCGATTGTCGCCAACATATTGCGCGACTGTCCGTCTTTCCTTGGCTTCCATATATCTTTCTTCGCTCTTGCTAATCTTCCGCGATTGTGTGACGTATGGATATTCACGTCTATGACCATGCTCTCGATGTAGTCGATTAATGTCTGCTGACGCGAATATCATCTTACATTGGCGGCAGACTTGATTATGGTTGAATAGGTTGTCGCCATGCTTCGGATCCATGTTCACCCAGATTCCGCGGCTGTCAACTTTCCTCACAAATCCTATCCCGCCAGCTGAATGCAGGACCTTATCTCCTGTCTTGATTGGGAGGATTACTTTCCTCTCCGTTGGCTTCTCTTTCTGCTTGGCAAATGACGTGACAACTAAATGTCGTTGCCACGGCAGACATCCTTTGTTTGAGTGACGGAAAGATATGACCTTCTTCTTGTCCTTAGACATCGAGAAAGCCAATCTTTCCGTCATTGTCAACCGCTGCGGGTTATATCCGCGCGCCATCTCTATCTCCTTGCCCTTTCCATTTCGTCTTCCGGGCTTGAAGGATTCTTGTGATTGTGCTGGAATACAGCAATTTCTTCTATGTCTGAATCGCTGAGTGGGATGCTGTATATCAGTTTGGCCATCTTGCAGACAGCCTTCTCAAGACCATCTGCTGTGTTAGCAGCTATGAAGTTGATTATCAGCTGCCAATCACGAGTTGTGATTGGTTCACGACCCTCAAGCTGCATGTCTTTAGCAGCCCGGAGCATTTCATCGGGACTAACGAATCTGCCTGCCATGTTATCCTCCAATACAATCTGTTTGTAATCAACATCAAGTAGTGGACGCTGGTTAGCCATCCACTCTATGTCGCTGATTACGACAATTTGTCAAGTCCTGACAGAGCTGCCCGTGCATTGACTTCGGCCAGCCATACCTCTCTTTCCACCCAGACCGGCTCCCTCAGACTTTCGTAATACTTCTTTCCATTCAGTACCATGTCCCAGCTCCCTCGGCAGCATATCACCTCAGCCACTAGCCGACCATCTTTCCAGATTAAGGTCGACTCTTCACCAAGCCATTCTGTCCAACCGGCGATCTTCCTAGCCTTGATTTCCGCTTCTTGCGATCCCATGCAGTCGAAATCGCCAACTTCTGTGATCGTTTCGCCTTCCTTTATCCCTGCCATTTGCCAGAATTGTTCCCATAGCTTCTTGACGTGTTCTTGCACATGCTTCTTTTTGTCTGAATCTATCCAGCTACTGCAATTGTCGATGTACTCAGCTACCGTCCGTGTTTTCATATTGTTATCCTCCAGTACAATCTGATTTGTTTTCAAGAGCTTGGTGTATCGTAAGGAGCAAATCCATCCACCAAATCATGTAATCGATTAGTCTCTTTCTCTCTAGCTATCGACATTCCAAATACTAGACCGCTGTCGATTATTCAAGAAATGTCACATGCGATTTCAAGGTCTAGCGTTGTTAACTACATTACCAACTCTATCGACTCTTGCTGGATGTATTTGCGCCTCGGCTACACCAAAATCTTACGTCACATACCACAAATTGGGTCTCTCACGTATGGAGTAACTACTCCATTCGGTTCTCTCTCGTCTTTGTGGACTAAATCCATGTGACGTTGGATTTTGGACATAACGCCTAGTCTACCCATAGCCATCAAGTTGTATTATCTTGATGAGCAGTAATATCGACAACTTCGCGTTGTCTTCTGCCTTGCAGATTCACCTCAGATGACCTACTCCAATCCAGTTAAGCTCTGTCCGTCCCCGTCTTCCTTAACAGCAACCATTAAATCAACCTGTCACGCTGATTTAATGACTGCCGTTCAACTCTATGTTGATGGACACCTGGGATACAGCAAGGATTGTTTGGGTCAAATTGGCTTCTGGCCTCTTGACTAGACCAAGTTCATATAGATATGAACTTGATGCCTACTTCGCCGGGCGGGGAATTGACAGTGATTTTTGTTGATTGTTAAGACTGTCTGGCTAGCCATTTCGCATATTCTGCTAGCCTTCCCATTGCTCCGCTTTTGGGTCCTTATCGATAGGAGTGCCACTCTCTTTTGGTCTTGATCGCCCGTCGACCGTCTTTCGATTCTGGCATCGACTTTTGATAGTAGCGGGTTGGGTAAGCTGTTAAATTTGAAGTCTTTAACGCCGCTACCGTAGATTTTTGGGCCACAGGAGGTTAGTTTGCGATAGGATCCACATGGGTTGATTAGACTGCTATGGTCTAATTCGGTATAGCTGGATTGTCCTATCTGTTGCGCCCCATTCCCGAAGGAATGTGACATCCCATCCTGTCCACCGGTATAAGGTGATGTCCACCGGCTCGCGCTATTCCTATCTCCACTGATGTATATGCGATACATCAAACTGGGGTTGGAATATAGAATCCCAACCCCACTATGTCGTATCGTATCTAGCGTGATTTGTAGAATTGTTTCCTGACTACCTTTCTCCAGTCGACTTTGGTTTGTTTGTCCGCCGTCCTTTCTGCCGGCATTCGGTGATAGTTTAAATGAACTTTGTTCCAACCTTTTATTGTTGGTATCTTCATTCATTGTCTCCTTTAGAATTTTGTTGACACGGAAGGTTTTGCGAGCGGGGGCGCTCGGCCCACCACCCGCCTTGCATCGCGTTTTGCTCAGGACGGACACCGTTACCAGTTTACCCTATCGCACGTCCCTTTGCATCTGGAGAATTACCTTTGTTTTCAACACCTTTTTATAAAGTTCTTTGTTTTGCAAAGTGATTTGCATAATCCCAAGTAAGTTAATAATGATTATTAACATAATAAAGTTGCTTTGCTTTTCTTACCCTCTGTTCATTCCATCTAATTCTTTCCTGTTTATTCCATTTAACTCCTTTCTCTCCTTCCCAGTGTAACTTGCTATGGCATGCATCACATAAGTACAGTAGATTCGAAATAGAATTGAATATCTCTATTGAAACGTTGTAATCAATATGATGGACATGCCCAGTTCTTATCGGTGTATTACAGTGCTGACATCTGAATTTAGCTTTCCTTTTGAGTTCCCAAGCAATGTTCTTAGATGGCCGACACAATTGCGAAACATTTGCAGGAGTGCAGTTCATTCTTTCCGCTACTTCTTCATATGTAAGTCCTTGCATCTTCAAGGTGATGGCTGTAGCTTTCTGCGGACTCATACTTCTTTCTTTTTGCTTCGCGATTAGTGGCATATTCTATATTCCTCCTATTCTTTATATACCGCTGTCTTTTATCCTATATATACATGAATCTTACCTATATACTGTCAACACAGTATGAAACAAAGAATCCTAGGATCGCGAGCTATACAGGTACTCAATCTCTTGATTCTAGGATACTCTAACCAACAGATTGGCAAAGCACTTGATATGGCTAGACGTACAGTTAAGGCTCACCTCAGTAGAGCATTTGTCCTCTATGATATCGATTACGCTGTACATGTACCTAGTGTTCGTTTAGCTATCCTTGTCCTCTATGAACGTAATCCTGAGCTAAAGCCTTTCTTTGATGGTGATCGTGCTTCACAGTGGGGCTATCCTTCAGCTGCTGATAATCTAAGGACTGCTGCTGAGATTGATGCCTATCATGATATACAGAGCAGAAGTCTTAAATTCATCAGAAATCGTGCTTGTAACGATCAAGGGAAGGGAAGGACCTAATACAGCTTGATGACTTTGAAATCTCCAATGAAGACGTTATTGGTAGATGCTATCTTATCGTAAGCGATATCTGCTCTATCCCTTTCATCGTATCCAACTGTAGTCACAGCTACATTCCCTTGATAAAGCACTATCACCAGTATTTTATACATTCTAATCTCCTATCCTCTGTGCAATCGACATCCAATAAGATAGCTTATTCCTTAGGATAGGAGCACAGAATGTAATCAGCCCATCCTTAATCACGAATCCTGCACATAAATAGGAAGTAGTAACTTGGTAGAGGCCATCTAGTATCGCTAATCTCTTACCCGTTGCTTTAGTTTTGGCTACGAATCTCTGAGACTCTATTGCTGCCCTAAGGATTATGCCTAACCCTCTATGAATCTAACTTCTTTAATCTTCATTGCTATCATTCTCCTGATAGTAGGCACGAGCTATGACAACAGCTAGGTCAGCTATGTCTGCTTGACGACCTAATCGATCCTGCATATCTCTATCTAGCGTCTTACAAGCATGTGCTGCTGTATACATCCAAGATTTAATCTCTTGTCTCATATTCTATTTCTCCTACATCTAGATAAGTAAAATCAGAGATGAATACAAATCCCTGTAGAACTTTACTGGCTTGCATATCGATTAAGCCATTATCCAGAGGAGCTCTCCATTCGATCTGACCGAAAGCATTCCCTCCTGCTTTAATTACGACGGTGCCATCATCTCTTTTAATCGTGATTTCAACTAGCATATCTTTATAATCCTGTCAGCTTAATTGCTATAGCAATGGCTAGAGAGATTGGGAAGACAAATCCCATGATAAAGCATGGGAGAAATGGCCAGTTATGATTTACATTTCTGCCCATCCAGAAGAACACCCAACTGATATATAGGCTAGCTCCAATGAATATAAGCAAGAATACTTTCATTTCTTTATAAACCTCTCTTTAGCTGCCTCCCAACCTTTTTGGAAGGCTTCCCACTCGCGTTTTGTATGCTGATCCATGATAGCGCGAGCTACAGGCTCACCGAGCTGTTTTATCTCCCAATTAGCTAGTGGATAGGAAGCCTCAAATGCTTGTCTAATTTCCTCTTTCATTTCTTTATAACCCTTATTTCTTTATAATCCTGTCAGTCTGCCTCTCTCCAAGCATCCGATTTCAATTCATCTACGTCATCGGGTGAATCGTTTGGGAGACCGTTACAAGGTCCGTTTACTCTACAGATGTGAGGAAAAGGTCGTGTGCAGATCTTTATCCTCCTACGACGTATCATCAGCCTAATGACATCATATAGGAACCAGCCGAATAGGAAGCCAAGGAATGATGTAATGATGAGAGTTTTGCTGTGGAGTACATATCGAGAGAGTATTGTGTAGCCGACAGCAAGTAGGATACCTACGAGAGAATGCCTTAGCATATAAGCCTCCTATATGCTTATATACCCCGGATTGTATACCCGTAAGCCTGTGAGATTCTATGAAGAGTATGCTAGCTATAGGTAATACCGTAGGATCAGTATAAATAACATCGTCAGTATACGGAGGTGATTAGTAATCTATTGCTCTACAAGACGTATTGAAGATGTTTAGAGCTATTAAATCATGAAAGATTCAGAAATATCGCGATACATATGATTACAACATAGTCGTCATCTAACTTCCTCCTCAACTACGGTTATACAGCGATATCTGCAGTAAGAATTCTTTCTATCTCCTCTACTTTCTCCAGGATCATCCCTTTCAGCAGCTGATTCATTGGCATATTAATCTTTCTCCTAGCTGCTTCTAATCTAATGAACATTTCCAATGGCAGTTCGCACGTGACAATCCTCCTAGGAGCAATCCTCCTCTTTCTATTGCCTGCTTGCTCTATCCTTGTAGCCCATCTACAGTTGCCAGGCTGATAGTGTCCATCATTATCAATTCTATCAAGCGTCATTCCCTCTGGACGCTTGCCAAGGTCCTCTATGAACTGCTCGAAACTTCTATATAGGAACGCGATGCCTCGTCCGCCATAGTAAGGATACTCATTGTTGTTTGGATTATTACATCTGAACTTAGCGTCACAATAGGCTTGATATTCTTTGGGATAGTCTATAGTAGGTTTAATCATGGCTACCTCCTCTTTCCTCCTGCTATAGTATATACCTCAGTTCTATAGCAGTTATGCCAGAAAAATATTTCACCTCTTTTTAGCTAGGAGGAATCTGTTATGACAGGAAACAACATCCTAATAGGAGTAAGATACATCTTTATTAGCAGAGCAAGAGCGTTCTACATCCTCCTCTGCGTCGTTGTTAAATATTAAGATTCTATGAGGTAGAATCTACAGCTTCGTTTTCTTCTTTTTGTTCTATATTTACCTGCTCTACGTCCTCCAGCTCCTATTATGGCTCTATATACATCTTCGTCGTCGGCTGCCCTCCGCCGGCTCGTCGTCAAAATGCCCAATTTGCTAAACCCTTTATTTTCATACACATAGCATAAGGCCATTAGAATCTAGGGTTTAGACGCATCCTTACTATAGGCGCACCGATCAAGCCAGCACTCGGCGCACGATCAAGGCCAAGTGTGTGTAAATTGCACACAATTGCTGTGCAAGATTCCCCAATTGCAAACATGTCAAGATAATTATTTTCGTATTGCAAGCAAAGGTACTTACAAGCGTATAAACCCCATATGCAAGCCTACGTTATAACACTCATGTTACAGTGATTAAGTAGTCGTTCGGTTGGCGGTTGGTTGCAATTGGCGCGGCTCGGGTTTCGCACCCCGTACGCGCGTACCAGCCCCGAGCAGGGTTTCCCGAATCCTGCCCCTTGGATCGAATGGCGAAACGTACCCGACAGGTGAGCCGTAGGCTAACCCAAGACAGGGTACAAAGGTTAGTCCGACCAACCATACAGGCCCTAGCAGTTCGCATGGCTCACCTGTATGCAGCAAAAGGGACAGGGTATACAGGGTAACCTGATACCTGAGCACAGGCATAAGGGTAAACCCCTATGCACAGGAGATACACACATCATGGCAAACGATACCCGAATTGAGAAGGCAACCCGCGAATATGTTGGCGCTACGTTGACAGGGGAACAGATTAAGTTCCTAGTCCGCGAATCTTCCCCTGAATGGAAGGGTGGTATCTACCCTTCCGACGTTGCATACGTTCGGACGAATGAGGGATTCGTACCGCGCGGTAAGGATGCATACGGGGACGGTGTACTTGAGTATATCGGCACGGATGCATTCCGAGTCCTTGCGACTGAGGATATTGTCCGCAAGGAACGTTCCGGTAGGGGACGTGGGGCAACCATGCCAACCCCGCCGGACACACTCAAGGCGCAATTGGCTACTGTCAAGGCCAAGATGGAAGAACTCAAGGCCAAGATGCCAACCCCAATTCCCGCAAAGGGAAAGGGTAAGGATGGTTCAGCAACCGTCTAGTTGGTACACGTAGTTTGCGTCTAGGGTATGGTGCCTTACCGCTAGTACAGCGGTGCATGGCATACCCTAGGCGCAAGCCTATTTGCACGAACTACACACACACACTGAAAGGAACAAAACAATGGCGCGTAACTTCAGATTGGAGCCTTGCAAGTGCTGCCACTATAGCGGCTCATTCGCTGACGTCCATGTAGTAGTACATGGGGTCTGGGATTGTTTCCAAATGCTTTCGGTCGGGTTCACTGTCGAGGATGCAAAGGAGCATCTAGCAATCGTTATCGAGATTAGCGGTTTAAGCGGACCTAAGCTACAGGCTGCCCTGCTCATCGCAGGTATGACAGTCGAGGCTAACATTCAACCCACACACACAGCGTAGGCTACTCGGCCAGTGCATAACGCACTGGCCTTTTCTTACGTCCCAATTGCACGTATATTGTATACAATTTGGTTGCATTGTGAGCACAGACTCGGCGCACTAGCGCGCACAGGGACTCGGCGTAGTTTGCAATCCCTTGCAATTCAAGGGCCATTATGAGCCAATTTTCGAATTTATTTTTGTGACGACGGGGACTGGTATCTTCATCTAGAACTATACTTTCCGAAAATCTTAACTGGTAACCACATCCAATGGTATCTTCAGATATGGTTCTACTTTCCGAAAATCCTAACTACTAATCTTCAGTTATTAGCAAATTCTGCTAAACTGCCATAAACTTCCTATACATCTACATCTGAGGAAACTTTACACAGTGCTTAGAACCATCTTCTGCAGTTAACAGTATACGAGACTTATCAGCACAGGTAGCAAACGTTATTTTACAACCATGTTTTGCATCTTCAGAAATAGACCACCCAGTTGAATATGCTAAAGAAAAAGTATCGAAACAACTCTTAGTTTCAGTGAGGGCAGGTACATCCATAGGCGGTTCAAAGTCTTTAAGCGGTCCACTGTCTGTACCGTCACCTACATTCTCATATTCCCAGCCAGGAGCATCCTTCGGTGCTGGTGGAAACCAAACTACGGTTGGTCCTATCTGAAAGTCGTCCCTCACAGTTGTATCTTCCATATACTTTGTATAGTCAGATTCAGGATATCCCTGCCACGTAGGAGCTCCTATCGAGAAGTCTTTAATCTCAGTACAGGGAGCATCCTTGACAGTACCTACCCATACCTTTTGTGCTGCTGCAGATAAAATCATCAGCATTAGTACTGCTGCTAAACTTTTCATATAAATCTCCTTTACCTAGTATACCGTTACTGCTGATATCATCATCTTGATTTTAATGAAAATCTTAACTACTAAGGATGTCTGCAAAGGTTGTTATATAAAAATATTTCATTCCGTCCTATACTAGCGGTATAATAACTTACAGGCAGAATAAAATGGCTGATACACCTATTCCAATCAACGCTGCACCGAACCTATACACACGTAAGCAAGTGGCTGAACTCGCTGGTGTGGATCACTCTACTATCAGTCGCTGGGAAAAGAAAGGGATAATTACTTCAGCTACCCGCTACAATGGTATGTCCTTGTATACGGAAGAGGAACTACAGCGCATAAAAGAAGTCGCAATCGCACATCAACAGCCAGCATACGACGAGAGTGAACTCTGCAGTATCTGTAAAAGAAGGAAAGCACGTCGTAATTCATCCATCTGTTCTCGCTGTTCGATAAACCGATTCAAGGAATCTCTCCGTGATACCCTTCCACAGAACGAGTTCATAGGATCTGATACTACTGTATTGCAGGCTGGCCAAAAGTACTACAGCAGGAATGAAGTAGCTAACCTATTAGGCGTCAGTCATTCGACTATCGCTCGGTGGGAAGCTAAAGGTGCTACCCCAAAGCCTGATATCTACAACAACCAATACGTCTACACGGAAGAGATCTTTCACAAGATAGTCGATTATGCTGAACAGCAGGTAACTCAACAGCGCACCCCTGTCGAACGAGCAGCCAAGCTATCTAGCAAGAACTTTGGGAGGGCTGAACGCGCTGTCGCTACAAGGATACGATCTATTGGCGGACGAGGTATATTATGATATCTTGGGGGGTTATCACTGGCTTGGTTATCACACTGCTAGCCGTCTCTGCTTACGATGTCGTTACATGTACTGATATTAGACCCTGCTTTCTCTGCAGATGGCTACGAGGGAAAAATGACTCAGAAACAGAAAGATAAGCATATTGCTGATAAAGCTGCTGTTAAGAAAGAAGCTTCGATTCCAGCAGGTTGGACTGGAGCATTTAAAAGTGGATCGAGTTGGGCGGCACTGAAACAGCAACCGACACGATACGGAGACAACAAGAATGTACCCGGTAGAGACAAAATTAGGAAAGTGAAAGGTGTACTGGCATCAGTACATGGGTGATTATGAGAGACTCATATTCACCCGTATCGATCCACCAAAGAATATCCTTGAATTCGGTGTGCTCCAAGGAGCTTCGATACGATTCCTTCTAGAACGCTTTCCTCATGCTGATGTATTAGGTGTTGATATCTTCGGGATATTTGATGCAATCAAGGATCCTAGATTTATCTATTTACATCAGGATCAAGGGAAGCGACTAGAAGTAAGGGAGATGTTCCAACGATTAGACATTAAGTTTGATCTGATAATCGATGACGGCAGTCATCAACCAGAGCATCAGGCTATCTGTCTACTCGAGGGATTCCCTCATGTAAGGAAGGGTGGCTTCTACATCGTAGAGGATATCCACGCATCCTTTATAAGATTAGGTTCTCCTACAATCTTTCACGTACTGCTGATGATCAAGCATCTTAAGTCTACGGGAGAACATCCTACAAAGCATATCCAGGAATCCCTTGATTACTACTTCACAGGAAAGGAGATTGCTGAGCTATTCTATTCAATCGAAGATCTTCATATGATTAGACGTTCTCACTTACCACTGCGCTGCTGGAAATGTGGAGGCGATCAGTTTGATTATGCTAGACTCAAGTGTTCTTGTGGAGAAGATCTTTATAAAGAAAATGATTCCATGTCTTTTGTGATACAGAAGAAAGGTTAAATTTTATTGCTACTTCGTCTAAACTAGCGGTATATACTATAAAAGGAGAAATTATGGCAGAGAAATCAAATAGCCTGCTCGGATTAGGTTTTACTATCGAGCCAGGTCATGGAGAAAAGGATGCTAACGGTCTAGAGGTCATCGCTGTTGTCTACCGACCAATTTTCGTCAAGAAGACGAAGCGAGGTCGGCTAAAAGCTTACCATACTCTTGATGGAACAGTCCAAACTGGAATTGATGGCATGTACACTTTCCAATCTGAAGCAAACGGTGATTTTACTGGGAAGCGTGCTGTAGTCAAGGCTAAACAGGCCGCATGATTTTGAAATGACACGGCAGGGTCTGGTCTGGTGAGGTCTGGCGGGGTTAGGTACGTTGTGGTGAGGTCCGGTGGGGTAAGGTAAAGCAAAAATATCCCCACTCTTTCGGGGGTGGGGATGTTTCTAAGGAGGTGTAATGAGTAAAAGAGCAGGATGTAAACAGTGTGGCGCTTGCGCCAACTGTGATCGTTGCTCTCATTGCGGTTGCTGTAGAAACTGCGGAAAGTACGTAGCTCTTCCATGGCAACCTGTTTATTTTGCACCATATATCTATCCACAGCCGTATTGGGTCATGCCTACGTATCCAGTAGTGTACCCAACAAATACGATTATATATACGGGAACCACAACTGGAGCTATAACAACAGGAGGGGATGGCTCTACAATCTCTTGCTAGGAGGAAAAAGTTAAGCACAAAAGTTCTCCCCCACTTTTAGTTGGTGGGGGAGATTTTTATGAATTAATTGTATAAAGCGATGCCCAGATACATTTCCTCTGGGCGGGGAGTCCGAAGACATTACTAATGTATATTAACGTTCGAAAGAAGTCAAGTAGATATTATTGGTAATCTGCCTTATTAATCGTCTGTTAAAGGTTTGTCTTGACATACTGTAGAGAATCCAATACAACTTAAGGTACATGTCCACGTCTCCTCCAATTGAAAAGAAAGACGTTGACCTCCTACCAATTAGAAAGACTCCAGTATTACCTCTTAGACCTAACAGTAGTCTCTCTATTGAGCAAGTAGAAAAGATTAGTAATACACCGCTTCCCACAAATAGAGGTCTTACTACTAAGGAAATGACCTTCATTGAATTCTTTCTGCAGGGTAAGAGTCTAAAGGAAGCAAAAACTTTAGCTGGGTTTAAGGAAAGTGTTACCGGTACCGATGTTTACCGCAGACCGCGGATATTCCAAGAAATTCAGAAGCGAGCAAGAGTTCATTTCGAGAAGATGCAGCTAACTACAGAAGATGTATTAAATCGAGTTTCTGCTTGCGCCCATTCAAATCCACTTGATTACTACGATATTCTTCCTGATGGCAACTTCCAGCTTAACCTTAATAATATGCCGTCAAGAGAAGCAGCTGAAGCTATTCAAGAACTCTACTATGATGCAGCAGGTCGTCCTCGAATTACGTTTGTACCTAAAGCAGCATACGTCGCATTAGAAACACGTCTAAAGGGTATGCTTTCAGATAACAGATTTGAATCAGATGGAAAAGATGGATCACCATCAACTATTCAAGCATTTGATCAGATTATCATGAACACTACTATCAATGTCCAAAATGTTCGAGTAGTAAGTCCGGATAGAGAGAAGCTCGAAGATAAGCATCCTGTCCTTGAAGGTAAGATCTTAGTAGATGATACACAATCCCAAAAGGGTTCTTGAAGACGCCCTAGTAGAGAAGGTTTTCATCAGTCCTATAGAACTCTAACAGGTATTCCCTTTTCAGCAGTAACAGAAGTGGGGAAACATGCCGGTAAAGAAGTCCGATCCTGTCCCGAACTTCGTCGCTGGACCACAATCTATCAAGTGTGAAGAGTGCCAGTGGGAAGGCGTATGGATCTTACCTGAAGAGACAAATCAACTAATATCGTCTCTTTTCGAGCATCTCCAGCAGCACGGTATCGAGTTACCAATATTCACATGTCAGGTATTCTAAGGAGTTACGATGAAAAGTCTCATTTTATTTGTAATGCTTGGATCCTGTCTTAGCTTCGGACAAACGAAGCCTCGTACACAACCAAAAGTAGCTCCAAGAGCTACAGTTAATACAAGCACCCTTGCTGGTGCTACTGTCCATTCTGTTACCCTCGGTGGTTGTACGGATACAACCGCAGGAGTTATGTTCAACTTCTATCGAGGATCAATCCAAGGACAGGAAAGTACAACTCCTTTGAATGCCTCTCCATTAGCCACATGCAGTTACACAGATACTGGAGTGATGGCATTAGGAAGTTATTACTACTCAGTTAAAGCATACTGCTCTACCTGTAATCCTAGCTTGTCTGGTCCTGATGAAGTTGGCCCTGTAGTTATCCCAGCTGATGGCCAACCAGCAACTCCAACCGGCTTGACTGTCGGTACAATCGCAAAGAACAATGTTCCTTTAATGTGGAAGGCTCCTATCCAGCAGGCAGGCGTAGTAGTTGATAACTATTGGATTTATCGATGTGGTGATTCAAGGTGTCCTTCACCTCCACGAGTTGCTATTGTTCCCGCAAGCCAAAAGTCCTATACTGCAACCTGCACGCCAGTTGCACCGAATGTAAAGAAGACATGCTGGTTTGATGTAAAGGCTCATGATACTATTGCTGGCGTATTCGTTACTTCTGGTCCTAGCAACATAGTAGTTGCGACGACGACGGTGGTGCGGTAATTATGTGGGTAGCACCGTCCGTAATGTTTATAGAAATGGCTCAAGATAGTCTGCATAATGCAGATCCAAGGATGCTGGCTAGCCAAGAGGCTGAGCTAAAGTCATTTGGAGATGTACGAGCACAGGAGATAGGAGCTAAGGGTATATCCAGTGATCTTAGGATAGGTTATATGCTGGGATTACAAACAGCTAGGATGATGTTGGCTGTAAGTCCTACATTAATCCTTAAAGGTATAAAGCCGGAGGATGTGCTTTAGTGGCGACGTGCATTTTGACACATTCACAGGTAACTGCTTGGGAAGTATCAGGAATACGTCCTCCCTGTAAATATCACTATCATACTTCTTTCACTAAAGCACAGCAAGCTGTGCATGGTGATGAAGCTATCTGGATTCCTGAACTCAGGGCTATTGTGATGTATACATGTGTCCTTCGATACGTTTGGACAGGCCGTAGGAGTGGTGGCTATAGTACGCTTCAACTTACTGCAGTTGTTGGGCGGAAATCTCCTATAGGACTCTGCGCTGAAGCTAGAAAACATTAATGGCTACTCAAGCAGTATTACCGGTTGCTGATGTTGTTGCTCAAGGATTAAATCTATCAACCTTAACACCAGCACAACGTATCAAGTTATCGTTTGAACTTCCTGACCTATTCGCAAAGACTTATCTACAGACTAATCTTTGGTACATGCAGAAGGAGATTCTAAACTCTCTGACAGTACCTCAAGCTCGTGTAGCTGTAAAGGCTTGCCATGCTTCTTCAAAGACCTTTACCGCAGCTTTAGCAGTATTATGGTTCCTAGCGAAGTATCAGGAAGTAGTAGTGGTAACGACCGCGCCGACATGGGGACAGGTAGAACGTCTACTCTGGGGAGAGGTTCACAGCTTCCTAGCTAAGAGTACATATCCTTTTCCCATTGCTAACTTAACCAAGATACAGTTTCCTGGTGGAGCTAAGCGCCTCGCTTATGGATTAGCTACATCAGTCACGAAGTCTGATGAAGGTGTTAAGTTTCAAGGTATCCACGCAGAGCATGTACTAATCATCCTAGATGAAGCACCCGGTGTAGAAGCAAAGATCTGGGAAGCCATTGAAGGTGCTAGAGCTGGTGGTAATGTACGTATTCTTGCTATCGGCAACCCAACCATCTCATCCGGTCCCTTCCATGATGCATTTACAGATAATCGTTCAGGTTGGAAGACGTATACAATCTCTGCCTTTGATACGCCTAACCTGAAAGGAACCTACTTCCTAGATCAACTAGGAGAATCTAAAAGGTTAGGAAAGAAAGTACCGGGAGACCTGTTAGATGCTACAGATGAGGAACTTGATACTAATGCTCTTCCTTATCTAACAACTCGAAGATGGGTACAGGAAAAGTATTTTGAATGGGGTCCAGGACATCCTCTCTGGGAATCTCGTGTACTAGGAAACTTCCCGAAACAGAGTCCTGATGCTCTCATGAGTCTTACTTGGCTTGAGGAAGCAGGGGCTAGCCAAGGTATCGGTGTAGGAAAGATTAAGGCTGGGTTAGATGTTGCTGGTCCTGGGGAAGATGAGTCATCTCTTACAGTTAGGCGTGGCGGAGAGATCATACTTCACAAGCAATGGAACTATTCAGATCCACGTGGTGATATTGTAATCTGCCTAAGAAATCTTCAAGAGAGACTAAAAGAGAACATTGAGAATATCAATATTGATTCAATTGGTATTGGCTGGGGTATTTGCCAGCATCTTAAAGATATGGGCTTTCCAGTTACTCCTATCAATGTCTGTGAGATAAGTAACGATGGTGATAAGTACTTCAATCTTAAAGCAGAGTTCTATTGGGGACTCCGCCTTAGATTCCAGGCCGGTGAGATTTCTGGACTTTCAGATGAGAAGACAGTTGGACAGTTAGCCGGTATACGTTATAAGCCTACTTCAAAAGGGCAGATTCAGATTGAATCAAAAGAAGATGCAGCCAAAAGGGGAATGAGAAGTCCTGATCGAGCAGAATCTATTATGCTCGCATTCGCTGAACGTACTTTAGTCTACGGCGCATTGGACTTCTTTAAGGATATGCGAAAAATAGAGGAAGCGAAGAGTTTACTGAAGCCAATGCAGGTTGATAAGCCTCTTAACTGTCCCGAATGTCAAGCAACGTGTATTAGCCGTGCTCAGGGACAATGGCGCTGCGGCCAGTGCGGACTACAATTTCGAGCAGAAAGAGAAGTACAACCTATCGGCTTGAGGACGCAATCACGTACTGATGTACTGCAAAAGATGGATCGTAAAGTTGGATTCATGGATTGATCATGAGCTACGACAGGTGTACAGAGAAGCAGAAAGCCATTATCGATTACATGATTAATCCGAAGACAACTTTAGCTAAGCCAATTAGACATCAGATAGCAGATCATTTCAAGTGTAAGATAAGTACATTACGGAATCATTTCCTCCATATATATATGGTGTATGAGATCTACGAAGATGAATTCTGTCCGCAAGTCAGGTTGATGTACTTAAGAGCAAAGGAATTGGGCCTTCTATGAATGATGTAGATTACAGGTTTGTTGAGATAAAAGCAGATCACGATCTCGTTGTGCAGTGGCAAAAGCAGCATATGCACCAACATGACCTAGAGCAACACGCTCTACAAATAGCTCGCACGGGTGATGCGTTAGCATTAGATATTGCTCGTGATGATGTTAATCGCAGGCTCGAAGGAATGAATGAACTTCGATCTCAGATCAATGAAGAGAGAGGACGTTACCTACAAAGAGATCGATACGAAGCTGAAAGAGATTCGAATAAGGAATCGGTCGACACTAGACTTAAAGCACTAGAAACTAATAAGTCTAACTTAGAAGGTAGGATGTGGGCTATAGGTGCTGCACTTAGTGGGTTTGTTGTTATGTTAAACATTGCGATGTACTATCTACGCATTGGAATGAAATAATGATTGACATCTCCAAATCAGAAAGTATCCAAGGCTGGATGAGCCATGCTGAATTAACATGGCTCGCACAGCAAGCTTCCAACCACGACCTTATTATAGAGGTTGGTTCCTTTCTTGGGCGTAGTACACGCGCACTTGGAGATCATGCTAAAGGTAAGGTAATAGCTATTGATACATGGACTGGTCCTGTGGGAGCTAACGAACGGGAAGAACTCCCTTCCTTCTTTGGGCAGTTTCAAGATAACCTTTTTGATCTAATTGTAACTGAGAAGGTAATCCCCTACAAATCAACCGATGTCTTAGCTTTCCGCGAAGTTAACTTTGTGTTCATCGATGCAGATCACCAGTATGCAGGAGTTAAGAAAGATATTGAATACTGGCTGCCGAGGGTTGCTAAAGGCGGTATAATTTCTGGACACGATTATTCGTACCCAGATGTTCGTAGAGCAGTTAATGAATCGCTGAAAGTTGTAATACAGCCTCTTGGAACCGACATCTGGTATTCTCATGTATAACGCATCCGTCTTCTCCGTCTACATGTCGAACATTCCAGATGAAGTCGTAGAAGCACAGAACACTGTTGTAAATAAGTTCTTACCACCAGATTGGGAGTTTCATCAGTATCTGCATTCTCCGAAAGAGTTTGAAGTAAAGCATCATGCAGCTGCTATTGCGAGATGTATCAAAGAAGCTAAGCATGATGATATCATCCTACTTGATATCGATTGTGTACCCTTAACCTCAAATGCATTTCATTTCCTTGTTTGGGGAGCACATAATGGGACACTCATAGGAGCTGTACAGAGAGCGGGTCACATCCAGAATGAAGAACATCTTTATGTTGGTCCTTTCTGCATGGCATTTAGTAAGTGGCAGTATGAGCTTCTAGCTAGCCCTTCTTTCGATGAAACAGATAGAGGCGATTGCGGAGAAGAACTAACCTATCGCTGGCAAGAACGTAGAAAGAAAGTAAGATTTCTCTGGCCATCAGCTGTAGAGCAGCCGATGTGGAATCTTACTGACGGTAAAGTATTCGGTTACGGTACTACTTACGAGGATTTGTTCTATCATTCATTCTGTAGCAGAGAACAGCATACTCGTGAGAGATTTCTTAACAAGTGTGATAGTATTCTAAATTCTAAGGAGATAGTAGCATGAGCAAGCCCGATAGACCTGTCGCTATCGTTGTACTCGCGAAGTATATAGATGTTTACATTCCCTTCCTTTTATCACTTCGAAAGTTTGGTGTTAAGAATACTGTTTACTGCGTTGTTGATGGGTCTAGTCCAGATCCGATGGAGAAGTGGCAAGGTTCTCTTGAACCATATGTCGTTACAATCAAAGGGCCTGAGAAGTTCTCGATGGCTGGAAACGGGAACTTAGGCTTGAAGGCAGTACCGAAAGATCACGATGTACTCTACGTAGGGGATGACATCAGATTCCTGCAGAAGAACACTATCGAGGATCTTCAGAGGATTGCTTATGCGTATCCTCGGATTGGCATTCTTTCTCCTCGTATTGTTGGTCGAGGGAGTTATATGCTAGTTAATCCGTCACTGGCTAATTCCCAAGTAGTAGACCCGGTTGAACCTATTGTTCCGATGCAGATGTGGTTCCCGTGTGTGTACATCAAGAGAGAACTTATCGATAAGATTGGCTTCCTGGATGAACAGTTTGATAGCTTTGGGTCCGATGATCTTGACTACTGCTTAAGAGCACGAATGGCTGATTATGAGCTCGCTGTAGCCGCTAAGGTAGTAGTACAGCATGAAGCTGGACCAAAAGGTGGTCCTACTACATTCGAGAAGAATATCGGCTTTGATGCGTTCCAGAGACAGCAGATTGCTTCATATGAGAAGTTAGCAGCAAAGTATAAGGTAGATGCTTATACACTTCAACGTATTGCTTCTACAGGGATTGTAACGGATATAAAGCCGAAAGATGAAAGTGTAAAACGCCCTGCATATAGTCTTTCACCTACAGATAAGCAGAAGCAAGCGATGAAAGACTATCTTAGAACAAAGTCTATCTATATTGCTACTCCTGCTTATGGTGGAATGATGGCTGTTAACTACGTCAACTCATTGACGAGTTTAATGGCAATCTGTATTGATTGGGGAATCAAGTACCAAACTGCTTTCCTGTACAATGAGAGTCTAATCACTAGAGCACGGAATACGCTAGTGAGCAAATACTTAACTGAGTCAAGTGCTACAGACTTCTTCTTTATTGATGCAGATATAGGGTTTGATCCTAATGATCTACTTGCTCTCCTAACCCACGATGAAGAGATTATCTGTGCTCCTTGTGTTAGAAAGAATCTCCGCTTAGACAGGGTTCAGAAGGCAGTAAAGCAGCATCCAGAGAAGGATTACACAGTCGGTGAGATGCAATCCCTTCTCGGTGAGTACGTACTCAATTTCCCGCCTGATAATGCTCCTAAAGAGATTGCTTTAGATAAACTGCTAGAAGTACAGCATGGTGGGACAGGATTGATGCGGGTTAAGAGAGAAGCCTTCCTAAAGTTCTCTAACTTCCACACAGAGGGTCGATGGCATCTCCCGATGCGGGGAGAAATGGAAAATACTCCTGTATACATGTATTTCCAGTCAAAGATAGATCCTGAGTCAGGTAAGTTCAATGCAGGCGGTCTTCCCCATTATGTCTCCGAAGATTATGCATTCTGCCTGGATGCACGCGCTGCTGGGATGAAAGTATACATTGCTCCCTTCATGAAGACCACGCATCTTGGTAGCTACTTATTTGAAGGTGATATGCGGAGTGTGGCATTAGCAGGGGGCTCGCTTAGATGACAGAAGAAGCCCTGAAACGCGCAGATTATTACTCGCCAATTACTATCATTGCGTGGCTACTCTCTCTACCAGTACATCTGTTTGCTCGGATTGTAAAATCACTTAGAGTCTATAATCCGGAGAAGGATTTATGTCCTGCTTGTGGATTTAAAGGAGACTCGGGAACGGGTAGGAAGAGTTGTGTTGTTACATGTACCCAAACCACTGGACCTGAGAAAGTAGCTTTACAACATATCTGTCTTCGTTGTACAGCTCAGTTCTACACTCCAGTGCTTATTAAAGCAGATAAGTGGTTGAAATAATGGCTAAGTTTACAGGGGTTATCAGGCAGTTAGGACCGATGGTAATAGCTCTTAACAACGCTAGAACTGCCCTGTATAAGCCGCCACAGACAACTATCAGCACTATCCCTGATGATGCTTATCCAAATCCTCTCCAGCCGATAACTCCGATGGGTCCGCCGAAAGCGGAGCCGTTATCTTTCCCATTTAACTTTGGAGAGAACTTAAACATACAGGCACGGTATGATGCTGAGATAGGGACAGAGGAACTCAGACGTCTATCACAGTATCCACTTGCCCGTGTCTGTATCGAGAATAATAAAGACATTCTTACCCGGATGCCTTGGCGTATTCAGCTCACTCCCATTCAGGGAGAAACTACTAAAGATAGAGCAAAGAGGAGTTCCAAGGATCCTGTACTTAAGGCGCTGAATAGGTTCTTTGCGCGTCCCAACCCAGAACAGGATTGGGAGCAATTCCTTCGTCCTATATTAGAAGATATGCTGGTACTTGATGCAGCCAGTATCTTCGTGACACGTGATGGGAAGAATAACATCACTGGACTACGTTGGGTAGAAGGTGCATCTATTACACGAAAGATCGATGAACATGGATGGACGCCTCAACCACCCAGTACCGCCTATCAACAGTTGTATGAAGGCTATCCTAGATTAGATTTCACAACAGACCAGCTGATCTATCGACCTCGAAACATCGTTCCCAGGAACACGATTTCATCTTATCTGTACGGTTACAGTCCTTGTGAGCAGATGGCCTATGAGATCAGGATTGGGATTGAACGTCTAAAGTTTGTATACAATTTCTACTCTGAGGGGACCATTCCCGGAGGGATCCTCTTCGCTCCCATTAACACACCGCCTGAGAAGATTAAGGAAGCTCAGCAGTGGTTAGACAGTGATCTAGCAGGGCAATTAGCTAAGAGACGCCGACTTCAGATTCTACAGGGATTCCAACAAGAAGGAAAGACAGAACAGTTTACTTTCCCTAAAGAACCTGTACTAGCGGATTTGTTTGATGAAGTTCATATCCGTAAGATTTGCTTTGCCTTTGGTACTTCGCCTACTAGACTGATGCGGATGATTAATCGCAGCAGCAGCGAATCACAGCAACAGTCAGCTGAAGAAGAAGGTACGATGCCTTGGCTGAATTGGCTTAAGGCAGCTATGGATTTCATTATCCAAGTGAAGATGGGCCACGATGCATATGAATTTGCCTTTGATCCAGTTATCGAGTTGGATGCATTGAAACAGGCTGAAGGTGATAAGATCGATATCTCCATCGGGTTAAAGACACGCAACCAAGTTCTTGAAGATCGCGGTATTGATCCGAGTGATGAGCCTGCTGCAGACGAACTTAGCGTTATCACAAGTTCAGGCGTTATCCCCCTTAACATGGCAGAGAAGCTTGCTACTATGGCCATTAGAAGTCAGGGCTCAGGCGGAGCTTCGGGGGGTGGGGCTAAGGTAAGGACTACAGCACAGGGAAAGGTTGGTGGATCGGATGGACGAACCTCTGACAACTATGCAAGCATCGATAAGGATGCAGCAACGAATGGAAACGGAAATGGATATCACAAATCATCCGTCTGCACTAAGCATTATGGCTACCCAAGAGCATTCTGTGCCGATTGCATTGCCTCAACAGAGGCAAGAGTAAAGTAATGGAAATAGTGCTAACAAGTACCCACTGCTCTAATCACTTATATAGGATGGCGGGCTGTAGTGACTGTGACCTCCTAAAGATTAGAGTTAAGCATGGTATTCATCATCTTCAGATTGATCATGGTACTCCAAGTCCGAAACTCCAGTTAGTTCGTCAGCAATTGCAGGCTGTATTAAGTAGCTTCCTTAGAAAGGCTGCGAAGAAGGCGGCTAGTGCAGCTGAACAGAAAGCAGCAGAAGTTATCAAGGCTGATGAAGACGAATTGATGCAGATCCTTTACGCCGCCAACGGTGCTGTTGATTGGGAAGAGATTGTTGATAGTACAACTAGCGAACTAAAGACTGCATATGAAGATGGCGGTAAGGATGGTATCGCACAATTAGCTATCAGCCATAATCTAGTCCCTGATATGACAGATAAAGTAGTAAGCAGTGCTGAACAGTACGCAAAGAAACGTGCAGCTGAAATGGTAGGCAAGAAGTTCATTGATGGTGAGTTAATCGGTGATTCTAATGCCGAATGGGTAATTGCTGAGACAACAAGGGACGATCTAAAAGATATTATCGAGATGGCTGTTACGCAGAAAATGTCGTCTCAGGAATTGGCAACTGCTATCCAAGAAGCAGGTACATTTAGCGAAGCAAGAGCTGAACTAATCGCAAAGACAGAAATCGCGCTTGCTCAGGTTCAAGGTAATCTCGATGTATGGAAACTTACAGGTTTTGTTAAGACAGTAAGCATCCTGCTTAGTGCAGATCACGATATAGTCGACGAATGCGACGATGCTGCAGCAGGTGGGCCTTACCCAATTGATGATATGCCTTTTGTTCCACGACATCCTAGATGTAAATGTGTAATCATAGCTACAGAGATTTCTGAATAGGAGGAATTTATGTCAGTGAGTTATTCGGGAACTAACAACTACGGTCCTTCTAATCCTAACGTAACTTATCGAGTTGTAGGTGATAACAGTGATCCTGATCCTACTGGAAGCCTCGTATCTGCTGATAACACCAATAAGAATACAGGACGATCACAACTAGCAGTGCAGTCATACATGACGGTTGATCAGCACTGGGGAGGAACACCTCCAGCTAAGACTTCACATACTGCAACCGGATCTAACGACGTCTGGTAAGGGGGATTATGTCAGTTTCAGTGAATGCTACAACTTGCGCCCTAGCAACTACAATCAATAAGGCAACTCCTGGAGTTGTAATAGCACCTGTACATACTCCTCCAGTAACCCCGATAACGACAGCGCATCCTGATTTTACAGTCAAGAATACGGGAAGGACTAAATAATGCCTACAGTATCAGTTATGGCGGCTACAATTGAATTAGGTGATGCAATACCTAATACTGCAACTCCTCCCGCTGCGCCTACAAATGCTCCCATAGTAACTCTTGTTCATTCAGGGTCGCAAGCCACACGTTTTGAGCGTGTGATGATAACTTATAGTAATGCTTCCGGAGAATCACTTCCTTCTCCTGAAGTGAAGATTCAGGTGCCAGCTAATAATGTTGTCGCTGTATATCCGCAGCCACTGCATGGAAAGATTGCTCCCGGACAGGCAACCGGATGGAATTGCTATATCACAACTGGTGCTGCGAATACAGAGACAAAGCAGAATACTAGCCTTCTTGTTATTCCTGAGGTTATTGGTAGTATCAATGAAGCCGTAATTATTGGTCAGGCTTTCCAGGAGCCTGCTACTGGTTTGATTGGTGGTTCTGCTCTACCGACCACAGCGACAATTCTTGCAGGACTTGTTAGCGGTACCACCAATCTAGTCAATACTCCTCCGGGAACAGGTAGCCTCACAGTTGCTGACAACACGAATAAGAATACAGGTAGAACGCAGATGGCTGCTCAAGCTGCGTATGCGAAGTTTTCAGGAATTTCTTAATTGGAGGATCCTATGCAAGAAGTTAGAAAAGAAGGCGGAGATCCCGGAGCTCTTCATATCTTCATGCCACTTGTCAAGGTGGATGTTGCTAAGAGAGAAGTCTGGGGTGTAGTCACGGCTGAAGTTCCTGATAAAGAGGATGAAGTTTGTGACTACGATACAACTGTTCCTTATTATAAGGCATTAGTTGATGAGATGTCTAAAGCAACAGATGGAGTTAACATCTTTCCTCTGCGAGAGATGCATGGATTATCTGCTGCTGGTAAAGGTATCTCAATTGAATTTCGTGAAGGCACTAAAGAAGTTTTCATGGGATTTAAAGTAGTGGATGACGCTGCTTGGAAGAAAGTTGAAGAGTGCGTCTATACAGGCTTCTCGCAAGGGGGACGATACATCAAGAAGTGGCAGGATGGTGCGTATGTCAAGTATACGGCTAAACCATCAGAAGTAAGTCTTGTTGATCTTCCCTGCCTAACACGCGCTCACTTTGATTATGTTAAAGCTGATGGGACGGTTGAAAAGCGTGCCTTTAAGAAAGAGGCAGAGATTCCAACAGCTGTCGGTGCTCTTCCTGCTACGCCGACGCCAGTAAATCCAGTGGCTCCTGTTGATCTGTCTCTTGTAGCAGCAAAAGAGACTGTAACAATTCCTTCTGAAGAAGAGAAGGTTGCTATAGAAGCAGGGAAAGCTGAAAAAGCGAAATATATAACAGATAACCAAGATCGAGTAGGCAAGTCGATTAAGGAAGTATTAGTAGATGTAATCAATGATCGTGCATTCGGCCAACTTGATAAAGGGATGTATTCAGTTAGTTGCTTCGCAGAAATCATTGAGCAGTTAAAGTATTTATGGCTTTCACTTGAATATGAACGTGAAGTAGAAGGAGATGAAAGTCCTGCTACTGACGATGTAAAAGAGATCTTTAGCAACTTGCTAGCAGCATTTCTTAGTTACGCAGAAGAACAAGTAGAAGAATTAACCGCCAACGCGGCGGCATTTGAAGGAGGACTAGCTATGGCCACAGAAGCCGCTGATCTTGAAAAGGCGGCAAGAATTTCAATGTCTTCTCATTTCAAGAAAGCTGCTAGTCACCACGAACACATAGCAGCTACACACGAGAAGATGACAAAAGCACATGATGGAGCAGCTGCTCATCATGAAGAGATGATGAGAGAGTGCATGAAGGCTGATAGCAGTGGTGCTAGTCACCACAAGATTAAAGCCTCTTTTCATAAGTCAATGGCTAACCATCATGTAGCGTTGACTAAACGCCATAATGCTCATGCGGAACATCTTCACAAGATGGCTGCTTCATGCGCAGCAGAAGATGCAACAAAGGTACTTAAACTAGCTACTATCGAAGAAGGAGAACTTATGGAAACTGTAGACAAGACCATCGCTGTGGTTCCGCCAGTTGTTAATGTTGCTTCTGCTGCTATTGTCAATGAAGATTTTGGTAAGTTGGCAGCCGCGCAGACTGAGACTAACAACCTGCTTAAAGCATTAATTGAAAAGATGTCAGCTCCAGCACCAGTAGTGGCACCTGAGGTTAATGTTGCTGCTGTTGCAGTTGACAACAAGGGAGTTGAAGCCGCAAAGCGTGCTGCTGAGATTCTAACTAACTCTGGACCGATTGCCCGGTCCTTTCCGGTACCGCGAACTGGCGATATGACAAAAGCTGGCGGCATTGACAAGGATTCAGTTCCTCCGCAATTCGCCCACCTTGTTGGCATTGAACACGTAGAGTAAGACGACCCTAAGGACCTACTAATTTCTTTACCAATCGCTTCCTGTCAGCGATGAGGAAAAGGAAATAGAAAACTTCATCACGAAACAGGAGAATAAAGTATGCCGCGTTTTAATCAAGAAGAATATATTCAAGGTATCATCAGGGGTCGTCAGGCACTCGCGAAGGCCCTCAGTGATCCTAAAATCGCTGACCTTGCTAAAAGGGTACGAGATCTTGATCCAAGGACTGACGAAAATATCCCAGTTAGCAAGCGTTGGACTCAGAATAACCCAGAAGTACTTGCTCTTAACAGGAGCTTGCTCAAAGCACAGAATGATGCAATGCAGGAACTGATTAAGACTAATCCTCCCGGAATGGGAACCTGGATTGGTTTTAACTTCTACGATCTTCGTGGACCTGCCTTCTTCCTATTCCCGTTGCTGACACCCTTTATTCAGATGATCCCGAAGAAAGGTAAAGTCAACGCAGGCGTTGGTACGGCAGCTCACTGGAAGGCGACACGTAATCCTAACTCCACCTACATTTATGCAGGTGTTCAGGAAGGACAACGTAACGCTATCGCAACTCCGAACGAAATCGATTACCTTGCGACTTACAAAGAGCTCGGTATGGAAGGTGGGAATACTTTCACATCGCAATGGGCTGGCGAAGGGTATACAGATAACCTAGCAGACGAACACTTCCGCAATCTCGCTCGTCTCCGGTTGCAGGAAGAGTCGATGACTCTGCTTGGTAACTCTGGTACCGCAGCCGGTAACCTTGGTTTCGCTCTTGGTCAGGCTAATAACGTAACAGCCGCACTTGCTACTTCAGACACGTTTAATAGTCCCGCTACTGCTGGATTACCGAACTCTGCCTGTAACGTATTTGCTACTGTTATCGCTATTACCGGCATGGGCATGAACCCCGGTGGTCAAGGTGGTTATAATGCTCCTCCAACTGTAGCAGCTGGTCTTGTTCCTACCTCAACACGTACCAACGTTGATGGAACAACTCTTGCCGTTGCTGGTGGTACGTCAGCTATGTCTAACGTATCAACAGCCGTCCTGACTAACGCTACTGCCAAATGGGTAACGTTGACAACGACTGCGATTGCCGGTGCAGTTGGCTACGCGTGGTACGTATTTGCCGGTACTAACGCCGGTGCGATCACTATCAATAGTGCATTGACATTGGCTGCCATCACGAGTTCACCAAAGGTTGTTATTGGTGCTACTCCTGCCGGTACTCAGTTCGCTAATGCTACTGGTCTATCAACTGATAGCAGCTTCCAGACGACTGACTTTGATGGTCTGTTGACTTACGCGTTTAAGAATGGCATCTGGACGGACATGAACAACGGTTCGTTCACATCAGCCGGTAACGGGCAAGTAGCAGAACTGGAAGCAGATCTTCTGGCACTGTGGAACGCATATCAAGCACAGCCTGATGCGATTTGGTGTTCAGCTGATGTTCGTCAGAAGCTGGATGCTGCAATCGTGTACTCCGCCACTGGAACCAACTCCTATATCTTCCCTTACGATAAGGGTGGACAACAGAGCATCCTTGGTGGATTCATGGTGTCTGCTTATAAATCAAAGTACAGCGTAAATCCTGAGGGCGGGACAGCAATTCCTATTCGTCTGCACCCAATGTTGCCCGCAGGTACTTTGTTCTATGACATTAACACCAATCCTTACCCACATAGCAGGATCCCGACTGTCAGGGAATTCTTCACTATGCGCGACTATTATGCCATTGAGTGGCCAGTAGTCACTCGTGAATGGACCTATGGAACTTACATCCACGAAGTACTCGCGCATTATATGCCGTGGGTTTCAGCAATCCGGACTTCAATCGGGCCATTTGTGGCACCTTGCTGGATCGCTGCTGCTGTATTCGAAGAAAACTTCTTCACAGGTACTAAGACTCAATTGGTCCGACGTTACCTGACAGAAGTTTATGAAAATACTGGACTTGGAGCCAAGTTGGTTATGGGCCTCTATCGAAAGTATGGGCAGCAAACAGCAAAACTGGTTAAAAAGAATAGCTTTGTGAAGAAGGTCTTCACCAAGTTGTTTACTTCTGTTCTAAAGAAGGCAGAACAGAAATACGTCTAATTATTCTAGCTTGGCCTCTTCTAGTACAGGTATATACGTCTATAGGAGGCCAAGCATGGAATTTATCTGGATTACAGATGGAATAGCATCAAGGAAACATCCAAAGGATACTGCTATTCCAGACGGCTGGAAAAGAGGACGATCCGGTGTTAATTGGACTGTAAGTCGTCCTCAAACAGAGGAATCAAATAGAAAGAGAAGTTTAGCTTTACAAGGCAGACCTAGTCCTAATAAAGGACATACTTCTCCAAAGAAGAATTTAACTAACGTTGAATACTATGGAGAAGAAAAAGCAAAGATGATTGCTCAGAGTATTTCCGATAAACTAACTGGAAGAGCACCTTGGAACCAAGGTATTCCTCACAGTGAGTTGACAAAAGCTAGGATAGGAGCAGCAAGAGAAACTAGTATTGCTCGTACTAGTGCAAGATATCGCAGATGGTCGAAGAGCGTACTTGATCGTGATTATCATCGTTGCCAACATTGCGGAGCAAGAAAACACAAATTTGGTGATGATGATGCGATGTACGCTCATCACATTAAGGATTGGGAAAGATTTCTCGAACTAAGGTTCGTTACAGAGAATGGCTTAACTCTTTGTAATAGCTGTCATCCTAGATTAGAGAATACGTTGCGAGTACTGGCGAGGAATAACATTACTCCTCCAACGATTATCTTAAGTGAAGGTGTTACAGTATGTGGTAAATGTCAACGCCTTCTCCCAAGTTGTAGTATCGAAGAAATAAAATGTTGTAGCTGTTCAAAAGACCTTCCATCGGGATGCCAGTCTTGATGGTCGTCTGTCTGGGTGGTTCTGTTGTTCCTTTGACAGGAGGAAGGACCACTCAGCAGATTTTCTTAAAGCTCGGAGTTCCAAAGACACTAGGAAAGAGGGGGTATTAAACTCCCTCTATCTTAGATTGAAAGAAAGGAGAAGCTTATGAAACTGATGTATCCGGCACGGTTAGGTCCTGAGACTAGATGTCCTTATTGTAAAGGAAAGATCTTTCCTATAGGCGGCGGTTCTCTCTTTAACTGTCAGAACAGCCATCTTGTAGAGTGTGTAGTGATGGTCACTCTAAATAAAGCGGATGCTTTCCAAGAGAAGAAGGCCGAACAAACAGTAGCTCCTTCTAAACCATACATCCAACAGAATATAACTACAGACGAACCTATTCTTCCTCCGAAGCCAGGAAAGACGAACTAATGTTTAACGCACAAGAATTCTTAAAGTTATCGTCAACGGGCAAGATAGATTCACGGATGAAGACTGCTACTGAAACACATCCTATCTATCTGGTAGAGAGGGCGTACTGCGTGATCTGCGGTAAAAAGGGTGGTTACTCGAGTCAGGAATCGTCGAAGTATATACGTCCTTCTCACCTTATATATGTATGTGATGATTGTGTGTTCGCTTATGGAGAACCCGTAGGACTCGAGAAGGCAGACGTAAAGGAAATATTATGAATTCGGTCGAAACATTTCCAAAAGAGAAGGCTCCCTTCCACAAAGATCCATTCTACGATGAAGGTGCATTGAAACAGCAAGATTTCTACCCTTGGGCAGAAATGGTTCGTGAAGGGCAGAAAGAGTGGAATGAGAACTGTCAGAATTGTCGACGTGCAACGCAGAAGATATTCATCCGATCTGATATACATATGATTGGAGTTGTAGAGAGTGTACTTGGGATTACAGAAGATCCGAGACAGCATCCTTTAGCTTATAGACTTTGGAAAGATGATCCTGTTTTAGATCGGGGAGATTGCGGGCCTTTTTGGTACTGTTCCGAGTGTAGATCAATTTGGACAGTGTATAAGAATTCTTTCTATACGAAAGTAATGATAATGGGTCAATTTGAGTTTGAAACTGAAAGAATTAAACTGATGACTGGAGGAGTACAAGTTATGCCAGAACCTGAAATTGATCCAGGAGAGAAGACTTCTGAAGACGCTACTATGTGTTTTAGATGTCTTGTCTGGCGTGTAGTAAAGCCTTATTCAGATACACACGTACAACATGTGTGTCCGAAGTGTGAGACAGTGCAACTAGTTAAAATCGAAGAGCCTAAAGCTCAAGGAGAATAATCAATGCCGTACTATTATGGAACTGCTTACAACGCTAACTCTAATGGCTCTGCGAACACAAACACTAGTTCACTGAGCACACTCGGTCTCGCTGGTCTTCGTTACGTGATCCAAAAGATTATGTGCGGATCTTACGCAACACCAGCAGACAACGCCATCTGGATCCGCGCTAACAGAACTTCTGTTCTGTCAACGGCCGGATCGGCTATTGTACCAACTCCCCAAACTGTTGACTCGCCAGCTGCTGCTAACATAGTTAAATCTGGTATGACCTTGGGAACTTTGATCGCTGTTCCTAACGTCCAGCTAGCTTTTAACCAACGTGGTACAGCAATGTGGGCTGCATTCAACGCTGATGAAGGCCTGTCCGGTGTTGGTGCTACTGCTTCTAACGCAGAAGTAGCAATCGTTAACCAGTGTACTGGTACTTCTGTCAACGTTAACGTCAACTTGATTCACTCTGAATAATCTTAGCTGTAGTTAGCTAAGTGGAGGCCCCGGCCCAGGTTTGGTGCATCCTGTTAAAATGCACCGGAATTACCTATGCCATATTATTTACAGGACGCGGGAACGAATAACTGGCAGATGGGAGTTAACCCTCTTGGACAGTTAACGACTACAGGTGTCGGTGCTGTAACAGTCCCGATTTATGTCTTAAAAGATAGTAGTAATAATTGTTGGCAGCTAGGAATTACAACTAGTGGACAACTAACTACAACATCAGTCGGCGTTACAACATCGACTGTGATTAGTTTACAAGATGTTAATAGTGCTATTTGGAGTGTAAACATAACAACATTAGGACAGTTAACAACGACATTTGTGGAATTCTTGACATTTAATGCTGTAGTAATTACTACAGAGTGCCAATGGTTAGGAAGTGACGGATGGTAAAGAGAATACTCATACTTCTGCTATTGCTGTTAACGGCTAATTGTTTAGTGGCGCAAACCCATACGCAGGCCGTGCTTGATGTACCACAAACATGGACAGCAAGTCAGACATTCTCTACCATTAATACCTTTCAGGCCGGATCAGCGTTTGGAGGAAGTACAGCTAACCTCTCAATCCTAGGTTTCTTAAACGACTCTAACACTGCGCCTGTCCTCAACATCGATACTCCTATGGGAACTAGCGGGCCGCAGCAAGGGGCAGTGCGCTTTGGAACGAACGGCTTCAGCCAATTCCAGATATGTAACTTCGGTGGAGGTGCTGGTGCTGCTGGAGCCAACATCTTCGGTTCGACCGTAGCGTGCGGCAGTATCTACACCACAGCGTTTGCGAAAAACATATTTATGACTGGCAATGCTGCCCATACCCTTATTCGCGGTTGGGAGGCCAGTGCAGCCTCTACCAGCGATATGATCCAGTTGAACAATGCTACAGCTGCAGGAACGGGATTCAACTTCCTTACAGCTTACGCTGGTGTCTCAGGGACAGATACCTTTCACACAGGTGGTACTAAGGTGTTCAGCGTGGATGGTGCTGGTGACGGTTTCTTCGCAGGTACATTGGGAGTGACAGGACACTTCACGGTCGAAGGCGTGACTTCTACAGGAGCAAGTGGGACAGGAAAGCTTCTATTTGACACAGGGAGTACTCCCGCCTCCATGACGTTAACTAACGCTACTGGGCTACCTATCTCAACGGGAGTATCCGGTCTGGGAACTGGTGTGGCAACATTCTTGGCAACCCCAAATAGCGCTAACCTTATGTCCGCAGTTACAGATGAAACGGGCAGTAGTGGTAGTTTAGTATTCTCAAACTCTGCAACCCTCGTCAATCCGACACTAGGTACACCAGCGTCGGTAACTTTAACGAATGGTACGGGATTACCAGGAGCGGGTATTGTTAGTGCGTCAGTCACTGCGACTCAGCTTGCTGCGCAGTACAGTAAGGGATCGTGTACGGAAGTATGGGGCGGTTCTGGAACTTCATTCGCAATGGCAGCCGGAGATGACGCAATCTCTAATAATTCCTGCTACAACGACTCCGGCGTCACGCGAACCATCACAGCAGTCAAGTGCCGTTCAGACAATGCCGCGAATACTACCGCGCTAACTCCTACATTTGGCTCGGCAGGTACAGGCACAGCAATCCTTACCGGTACAGTGACATGCGGCAACTCCTACGCTTATTCATCTACCGGTACAGTGACTAACGCCGCATGGACGACTGGTACTGGAATCGATCCCGGTATGACAACTATCGGTAATGCGACCAGTATCGCCTTGATCATGGAGTACACGTACTGATGTGGCGATTACTCTTACTCATTCCTCTTCTATGCGCGCATGCGGTGGCGAGCATATCAGTTGACTCAACTAGCAATAGTGGATCAACTACTTTGTCCGGATCATCGTTTACCTGGAATCACACCGTAGGCGCAGGCTGCACGAACAGCGTCCTCGTTATTCAGGTCGCCGGAGTTCTTAACGATCCAAACGCATTGATGGTAAGTTCGGTCGCTTTCAACAGCGTCAACGCAAAGTTAGCGATTCGTGGTAGGGATCATGGCGGCTCTGAGATGGCTATACTAGAGTGGATTCTGGTTGCGCCTGCTTCTGGAACGCACGCGATACTGGTAAGTCTGTCTCGCGCGCTGAGTGGCGAATACATTGCTGGTTCTGCTGTGTCGTTTTGTGGAGTGCATCAATCCTATCCGGTACGCCTGCCTTCATTCTTCCATACAGGACTAACGAATAGCGCGACGTTGACGGCTACTTGTTCGGATGCTATCTCAGGAGATTATCTTGTCGGTCTTGCTCAAGGCCACGAGACTACTATTACGCAGAATGGATCGCAAACGGCTATTTTTACTTCAAATGCATTTGGCGCTGGAGAGGCAACAAGTTGGGCTTCTGCTTACATTGCCGCTGCGACAAGAACCACATTGATCTGGACACAAACTTCCGGTGACGGGGATGCAACCTGTATCAGTTTACGACCTACGACCGACATCCCAACCATTCCCGCGTTTGATACCTATGCACAGGCGATAGGAACTACAGTAGGAACTCCATTCAAGGTAACGATGAGCAACTATGTAGTGAGTAGCAGTCCTAATGGTTTGCTACTCTATCTCGCAACCTACGATACGGCAGCTAACACTATTTCCAGCGTTACTTTTGGTGCAGCGAATCTAACCAAGTTGCAAACGTGCACCAATGCCAGCGGGAATGGAGCAGAAATTTGGTATCTCAAGAATCCTACTGCATCCACAGCGAATATCGTGGCAACGTTCTCAGGTACGATGGATAACTACATGGGGATGGCAGAGACTTGGTTCCTGGTCAATCAAGGCTCTAGCGGGACCACTGCTACCGGGACCTTCACCACTGTAGCCAGCACCTCTTTGGCGTCCGGAACGGTAACAGTAAGTGTCCCGTCTACGACTACTTCAATGGTTGTGCAAGATATAGCCAGCGTCTTTGATTATTCCTATCAGGCTGTCCCGACCGGATCCGAAATAGAAAGTTTGGCTAGCGACCAAGGGTCGAGTGACGGTACAACGGATAGTGCTTTGTCACAATTTAAATTAGGGACTGGGGGCACGGTAGCGATGAGTTGGACCAACTCAGACACCAGTGGATTCTGTCAGATGGCTATGGGAATTATCTTCGGAAGCGGAGGGGTTGTTCGGCATCGTGCTTCAGTGGTAAACAAATGAAGAAAATCTGCGACGAATACCAGTGGTTAGGCGGAGCTAATTTTTAATGGCATTTACGCATATTCAAGGTAATTCTCACAACGCGACGGGTGTAACTACACTAAACGTGGTTCTTGGCGGGGCGCCTACTTTGGGAAACCTAGTGTGCGTAACTTTTTCTCCGGGTGGTTCGACAATATCTTCATTGGCGATAAAAGATTCTAATAATAATAGTTACGCAATAAGCGGTAATTCTCCTTCTACATTTATATCAGGCGCCGGACAAATATACATGGCTTATCTGCTTTCGGCTCCAGCCAATGCTAGTGCGACCATTACTGCTACCTGGACCACAGTAACTTCGGCTGCAATGTGGGCGGATGAATTTCACTATACAGGCGGAACTTGTAGTTTCGATATAGATATTGCAGCTAGTACTGCAAGTTCTGCAGTTACAATTAATACTCCAAGTATAACTCCGGCCGGTGCTGGTGAATTACTTTATTCTGGTGCTGCGGCTGGGGGAACAATAAGCGCTCCAGTTGCTGGCGGATCGAGCACAAATGGAATATGGACGGGATCAGACGGAGCAATTGCTGCTGGCGACATGGCGGAATATATTCTCAGTTCTGCATCCGGAGCTACGGCAGTGAATTACACCCAGAGTTCCGGTGCTTGGTCAGCAATGGCGATGGCTTTTATACTTACTGCTAGTGGGGGAGTAACGACTCCTTCAGGGATTACTTCTATAAATGATGAGTATCAATGGGTTGGGGATAATTCTTAATGGCTTGGTCTAAAAATAACGATGTAACGAACACGAATACAGGCTCTCCGGTTACTGTTTCTCTTACGAATTCAACTATAGTTGGAAGCCTGATTGTGGTAGGTGTAATTAGTATACAAACTAATACATTTAATGTACCAACAGATACAGCAGGAAATACTTATGTTGATTGTGGTGTAGGGCAGTTATTGTTCAATGGAAGTGCTTACGTAATTCAGTTGTTTTACACTATTAATACTGCTGCAATATCTAATACAGTTTCAGTGTCACAGGTAGGAAATAGTGCAAGTTTCATGCGTATAGTAGTCGAAGAATGGACTGGTAATGCTTTATCTAATCCAGTTGATGTTACAAGTAATTCTGGAAGTAATGCAAGTACGGGTACTGGTGGAGGACAGAATGTTACAACAGGTCTGGCAACTACAAATTTTGCTGATTTAGTTATAGGATTTTGTGATGTTGTAGGAGGTACGTTAACGACAGGCACTGGATTTACAACTGCTGCTAGTGATATCATGGAGAGTCTAATTCAGACGGTGGCAGGATCAGTAGCAGCCACGTGGAGTGATAATACTAATAGTGATTCGTATACCGCTATAATGGCAGCGTTTAAAGCGTTTGGAAGTGGCGGTGTAACATTCAGTAATGCTTCAGTTATAGGAACAGACTTTCATTGGTTAGGTGGAGATGAATAAATTGGTTAAATTTACAGTATTTTTATTTATACTGTTTGCATCATCATTACCAGGTTTCGCAACTTGTTCTGGTAGCGGCATTGCATGGTCATGTACTTCAGGTAGTACTGCCGCTCAGGTTAACACGGTAATCGGGTCAGCCTCGGACGGGGCGGTAGTGACATTCGCTAACGGCTCTTACTCGTGGAGTTCGACTATCAGTTTTTCTCTATCGACCGGAATTACTTTTATCTGCGCAAATGGAGCTACTTGCACAGTTACTTCCAGTGCTATAGCGGCCTTCGGATTCCCTACTGGGAGTTCCACTAAACTATATCGTATATCGGGATTTACGTTTCCTTCTGCCGCTGGTACGGTATGGACCTGTCCCGCTGGAGGGTGTACTGGGACTATCACCCAATTCCGCTTTGACCACAACACCTGCACTGGGATAACGGCTTCGGCTACCGTTATCACCATAGGAGAAAATACCTCTATACAGTACGTCTACGGCGTCATTGACCACAATACGTTCTCGAGCGCCAGTTCCTTCGCTGCTATGCAGGTATTCGGGATCGCGGATGCTAGCGCTCCTGCCAGTGCGCAGGGAACAATCAGCAACATGTTCATGGAAGACAATACGATCACCGTCACCACCATGACCGATAGCGGAACCGGAGCGATGGACGGTTGGGGGCCGATGGCCGCTGTAGTGTTCCGTCACAATACGGTGACCAACGCCTTAGTAACAATTCACTCTGCCGAAACAGTCGGAGGACACGGGAACGGAGCAGCCAACTGGGAGGTCTACAACAATCATGTAATTGGTACTTCCGGATCTGCTGTTCCTGACGGATATCGTCTTATTCACCATCAGGGATCGTTTGAGGAAATGTACTTCAACAACACATTTACCCCTTTCACCGAACCAATCAACTCTGATGCCTTGTCTTTGGCAGCTAATTATCCTCCGCAGTACACTGGATCGTATCCAACCATTTATCAGCCGGGGCGGGACTACCATGCCCATCTGCTCTACCCCGTCTATGGATGGAACAACCGGGACACGATAAACGGGAACAAAGTGCCGGAAGCTGATGAATCCGGATTTCCCACTTACTTTGCTCCCAATCGTGATTGGTATGACGAGGTGGGTACAGGTCCGCAAAGCTCTACTACATCGCCGTTCAATGGAACTTCTGGCGTGGGGTTCGGTACTTTAGCGAGACGTCCTTCGACCTGTACTCCAACACCTTCTGTTCTGGCACCAGATCAAGGACGAGGTGGTGTAGGTTACTTCGCTACTGATCAGGGTACGCAGGGAATTCTATACTCTTGTACGTCAACGAATACATGGGGCGTTTGGTACACGCCTTACACTTATCCCCACCCTTTGATAAGCAGCGCAGCTTCTACTCCAACCTTCTCTCCTGGTGCAGGAACATACTCTGGTGCACAGAACGTCACACTCCATGCAACTAGTGGTGGTGTGATCTGTTGGAATACAGCAGGTGCTCCAGCAACTGACGGGGTTAGTGGCTGCACGACAGGAACTCCCTACACCGGGCCTGTAGGAGTCCCAATCACTGAGACTCTATTCGCGATAGCAGGAGGAACTGGATTCACGGATAGCGCAGTCGGATCAGCAGCATATGTAATTAATCCAGCACAATCGGCTCTTCCTGCTCTTAAAGTAGACAATAACGAATGTAACACCAACTTCACCTACACACTGGCCTTTCCGACAAGTTGGGCAAGTGCTACTCCGGTAGGCTGGCCAACTGCTCTTCCTTACGCAAACACCGACGCAGGCGTACAACAAGCCTTACTCGACATGGATACGTACCGTACCTCAACCGGTAAGGGGACACGGATACATATCCCTGCTAGATATGTTTATTCAGAAGCAAATGGACCGTGGATTAACCAAACTAGTACAGTCGCAGCTACGCAATGTAACGTCATCGACTCGACGGAGGACGGTAGCCTTCCAATCGGCAGAACAGTCGGCTCGCACGGCATCCAAGACGACGTTGCAGGGAATCCTGCTGTAGTTAGTACAAGTGGGGTTACGGTTACTTTCGTCAGTGGAACTAACTTTAAATCCTTAGTCGGTGCTGGTCAGCCAGTCAATATAAACGGTATCAATTACAATACTGCCTCATCGTGGTCTCCTATAACACCTTTTACTACGTTGACACTTGCCACTAGCGCAGGAGCACAAACAAATGTAAGCTTTACAACTACCACAGATATCGGCCTACATAATCCGAGTAACGATGGCCTGAATATGTACGACGAGTTAGGGCCGCAGAATATTGGTGGCGTTATCACAGGAGTCACCACTCTTGATGCGCACACGACAACACTGGCCGCTATCACCCTGAATGCCTCTCCGCAACTGGTTGCGCTTGCTAATGGTTATGTCAGTCCTGGAAACTCCTACGTGGTTGATACTGGCGTAAATGCTGAAACTGTGGTCGCAGTAAGCGGAGTAAATCAGACGGGACTATATGGTGTGTTCACGCTTAATCATGCTAGCGGGGTGACGGTAACTTATGATATAGGAACAATTACGCTGGCTAATGGTACTGTCGTGCATACTTCTGACTACAACGACGTACAGCATATGTGGACAGCAGAAAGCACGGCGGCTAATGCTTCGTCCATCCGCTTCTGCTCCCCGGTTGGCGGGCAAACAACGGCCCAGCCATCTCCTCAGTGCACTAGCACGACGCTCGCGCCTGATCATTGGCTGATTATGGACATGGAAGCCCGTCCGAAGGCCGTATTCGTAAACGGCAGCACCCCGACTCCAGTCTTGATGACTGGCTCGGGAGCTGAAACTGCTTGTAACCAGTACCCGCAGCACATACACTTCCGAAAAGACTGGTCACACAGCGATTGGACTAGTCTTGCGTCAGGATTGAATCCTGTAGGAAACTTAATGTTCCTGAATGGTTCCTACGTTTCTGTTCTCGACACGCAGGCAGGACAGGCCATACGACCAGGCGCCGAGGGACACATCATTCTTATGGAAGGCTGTGGACCTTATAAGATGAACCACAATTGGCTAGAGGGGATGAGTATTGGGATGTTCTCCGGAGGGCCGGGAGGAATACTACCGGTCGGATTGCAACAGATATTCCAAGACGTAGAGGCTCGTAGATACAAAATGGGCCGACCTTATACGTGGCTAGGCGGAAATTTAAGTGGTAATCCCCACTTTGCAGGTAATAGTACCGTATTCAAGAACTTTAACGAACTGAAGAATGGGCAGCGCGTTCTGCACTCCGGATATATTTGGGAGAATATAGATGGTTCAGGTGGGCAGAGTGGACCTCAGGGAGATGTCACTGATCGAAATTGCTCAGCGGCTACGCCGTGCAGTAACTACAACACCATCATCACTGACGCTATATTCGAGTACGGAATCCTAAGAAATTCCTGCATTGGCATGGAGTTCGACAGATCTAATCTAGCCATAGGTAATGGTAATGGAGTGGCCTACGGGGTGTACCGCTCGACCTTGCGGCACCTACTTACTTATGGAATCAGTGGCCACAACCCAGGATGCTCCATTGCCGGAAACATCAAGGGTATAGCCTTGTCGAACGGCAGCAAGACACTTTGGCAGGGAACTATCAAAGGGGACGGTACGACAGCAACATTCGTTGCCAACTGCTCCGTACAGCAAGGTGGTTGTCCGGGACACATCTCGAGTATCGCGGTAAACGCCGCAGGAACTGGATGCGTGGCAGGAAGCTTAGTAATTCCTGCTCCTAACATCTCAGGCGGCACTCAGGCCGCGGGAACGTATACCTGCACCAGTGGAGCGCTAGCGACGGTAACACTCACGGCAGGTGGAACAGGCTACACATCTACCCCCTCAGTTACTCTGGCTACCGGGACAGGCACCGTAACCGTAACGATGGTCACCTCCCCAACGGCACCAACCATCGGAGCCGAAGTATTCGATATGCAGGTTGGAGATCCGGTCGCAATCACGATGTGTAACGGTACACCAGCATTCAACAATGTCACAACTTCAAGCAACGGCGGCTTCATTAATCCTAGTCAGAGAGGTCCGCTGGCTACCGCTGCTAGCGCTCCATGGACTGGTACTGGAATTGCTGGCAATCTGACAGTCTCCTTCCCATCCACGGTAACCGGAACCGACAACGGAGGCTTCTGCACAATTAGCGGTCTACAAGGAGGACCATTCAACCTAACCCTCCAACACGTCACGCAGATTACGGACAACACTGGCCCCGCGCTGACCAGTAACAACAGCCCGTCAGGTGGCTTCAACTTCCAGATGAATGCAGCTGTCCTTGACTCGATTATGCTAGGCGGTAATGGTTGGCTTGGTGGCTCAGTTACAGAAGGCACCCAGACGGAGAATCTGAATTACGACTCGACTACTATGGCAGCCCACCACCTGGTATGGCCAATAGCTGTGGCGTCGAACTACACTGAGTATGGTAACAATCCAAACTATCCTGACTCCGCGGGCTGTACTGGTGCTGGATGCCACAATCCGGTAACGATGTACTTCCCAACAGCTACATTCTGCTCAGGGGCCATTGCTAACTCAAATTGCATAGGATTCTCGGGGGCCATGAGTGCAGCCTCGATGCCAATCACACTGCCTGATTATCATAGCTTCGCGCTCGATCCTACTAGTCTCTTCAAGGGAGGGGGCACGCAGCAAGCTTCAGACGGTACAGATATGGGGCCAAATATCTCCGCCATTGATGCTGCGCAAACACGGAATCAGTACAATGCACCTGGATTTTTCCCTGATGTTCAAAGCAGTGGTCCCCCGCCAACTCCCCACGGTCTAACAGTTTTAGGTGTAGGACAATAACAAATGGAAGAAGTATAAGGAGAGGAAATAATGGCAAGGCAATACTTCAATTCTAGTTTAGCTGATTCAGCAATAGTTTCAGCCTCTACGGGATCAATTACATCATTAACTGGTATTTTTACACCAGCACAAGCAAATCAATTCTTTCCTTTACCTTTTGGTGTTAACGGCGGTCCGTTTGCTGGTCAAGTCTTTCGATTTACTGCAGGGGGCCTATTTACTACTGGGACCACCGGTACTATGATCATTACTGCTGTTCATGGTCCTAGTACAGCTCAAGTAGCGCTTACTGCTGCCACCGTCCTAGCCACTTCAGCTACAATTACATATGCTCCAAGTATTACTAACGGTGCATGGCGGATGGAAGGAGATCTTGTTTATCGTACTATCTCGAATGCGGCCACAGTATCAACAGCATGGATAGTAGGACAATTCATAGCACAAGGGGTTACTGGTACAGCTGGATATGCGTTTGTTATACCCTTTAGCTCAACAGCTGCTGTTAGTGTGGATACGACAGGGGCAGGTTCTTTGGGCAGTTATGGTGCGCTTAATTTCGGAATTACATTTTCAGTAGCGAGTACGGTTACAGCCCAGTATACTTGTATGCAAGCTCTAAACTAAAATGCCGAACTTCATAGGAGGTGTAGGAACTGGGTTTCCTATAAGCCCGTTTGAATTCTTTACACAGCCTCCTCCCTCGCAACCTCCTCCGATAATTTTAAATTGGTATGATGATACTGACCATTTCCCACAAGATCTATTCAATTACTTTTCAGGTATAGCAGGATTGCAACTAGCTGAATATAGTATGGGGGATAATACAGAACTTCCATCGCCAATTGCCGTAGTATCAAACATAGTATTAATGGGATATACAGGCTACTGGACTTCAAAATCACTAATGTTGCAGGCTGATGATAGTACAGAACGGATTACAATTCCAACTGAAGCATTTGATACAGATGCTGAACAACAGACTGATCCTTCTAGATTATGGGCACCGAATCAATATATAGCTAGTTTCTTCACTAATGATGACGATTTATCAGATACTGGCGTAGAATTGATTACTTTACCGATTACAGGTTGGGATACAGATGCAGAGAATCAATTCTTACAACCCAGTTGGTATTTAGATTTAATAGAAGAACGTAATGAACTACCTATTATACTTATTGTTGCTTACGACACTGATGCAGAACAACAGAACCAACAACTAGGACTTACAGGAATACAAACAATTCAGATACCTGAGGTTGCGATTGGTGATAATAATGAACAACCTGTAATTCCAATACAGGCTTACGACACGGATGCTGAACAGCAATTCCAACAGCCTACATATCTGACAGATAGAGATCTATCAGATGCGGGCGTAGAAATTCTGCCTCAGTTATCTGTAGCATCTGATACTATCCTAATGGGGTATAGAGGATATTTTATTCCAAAGTCTCTGATGCTTCAGTCAGATGATGGTGTAGAAAAGATAACTATAATCACGTTACTTACAGATTTTACATGGGACAACGATACAGATAATCAGTTCTTACAAGCCGCTTGGTCTAGAGATCTCTATACTCCTGAACGGGAAGTTAGTGATTTGGGAGTTGAGCGTATTATAATCCCGATTAACTCATGGCAAGACGATGCAGAGCAACAGAAATTGAATCCTGTAAGTTTTGGTTCAGATATACTAGCAGATGAGGGAGTGGAAAAGATTACTCTTCCCGCTATTGTTGCAACAACGACATGGGATGATATCAATGAACAGTCAACGCTGCTAGCTGATTACTTTAAGGATCATCTTTCAGACGAAGGAATAGAAATCCTGCCTCAGTTGTTTTCAGGTACTGATACTATATTGATGGGATATAAGGGATATTTTATTCCAAAGTCTCTGATGCTTCAGGCTGATGATAGTGTAGAATTAATAACTGTAATCGTTATAATAACCGATCATACTTGGGACGATATTAATGAGCAACTTCCTCAAGCTCCTTGGTATCTAGATCAAGTAGAAGAAAGAAATCAATTACCTATTATCCCGAAGATGGAAATTGATAATGATGCAGATCAACAACGTCTTAATCCATCACCTTTCGGAACAGATACCGTAATGGATGAAGAAGTAGAATTGATTACACTGGCGCCTGCTGTTCCTACTAGAGGGATGGATACAGATGCAGAAAATCAGTTATCTCAACTACCTTATCAGCTTGATGAAAGCGTATTCGATGCACAGATAGAAGTACTCCCGCGGTTATCAGGTGCTACAGATGTTATCCTAATAGGATATCAAGGTTATAGTATACCTAGATCGTTGATGTTGCAGGCGGCTATCGAAGACGTAGAAATAATTATTGCTCCTGCACGATCTTTTGATACAGATGCAGAGCAGCAGTTCGCCTCACCACTATATCAGGTAGATAGAGATGTAACAGATGCGGGTGTGGAAAATATAATATTTTCTGGTATTACGTCATCGTTAACTTGGGACAACGATGCTGAACAGCAATTCATACCAGTCTTCTTAGCTTGTGACGATCAGATGGATAGTGGAGTAGAGTTTATATCCCTTCCTCCATTTATCGATATAGTCGAAATAGTTGCTGGAGGTGAGGACGAAAATGACAACTAAAGAGTATCTTAAACTATTCATAGCATTCGTTGCTATCACTCTATTCCTTTACGACGTACCGGGATTGACTCCTGTAATCCCAATTAGATCAGAAGCGACAGTTGATATCAATACATCCTCTGCAACAACGATATCTCTAGTTGCTCATTCTGGATCGCTTGTAACAAGATTTAGTTATCATTTAATGGCAGCCGGTACAACCAACGTTTCAATAGAATATGGGACAACATCATCAACACCATGTGATACAGGAACGACAGTGATAGATGGACCTCTCACATTAATTGCTCAAACTGGTATGACTAGTATAGATATGGTTATTCCCGGAGGAAATGATTTGTGTTTAGTAAATAGTCAGGCTGTACAGGTGGGTGGAGCGGTTAGCTACATCAGGCATAATCAATAATGTTTGAATACCTCTATCCTGATGAACAGTACGTAAAGCAGCTGGATATTATAATCCGGCAAGAACAGGAGGCCTTTGTAGGATTGACTGTAGCTCCGATCATACAGCAACAGGAATACGATCAACAACATGTATTATCATTACAGAAATGGCAAGTATCTTATGATGAAGTTGATGCTATAGTAATATGGCAGATTCCCAATTTTGTAGCTCCGTCGTCAGCAATGGCGGCAACTCTCAATATATCTAAGAGGCAAAGATACTGGGCACCAAAAGCAGCGATGATGGAACTTTTTCCTGTAGAATTACCTCAATACGCTGTAGGTGTAGTTACAGGTTGGGATAGTGATGCAGAGCATCAATTTCTTCGACCTCCTTCTTTTAGTTCAGATTCCTCCGGTGAAGTTGAGTCAATTAACATCGTGGTTATTCCTGCTGCTTTTGATACAGATGCAGATCAGCAGTTTGCACAGGATCCTTATTTACTTGATAGAGAAATAAGTGATCCAACAGTAGAAACAATTTTAACAGGTATATTCCAGTTCACTTGGGATGATGCATCTGAATGGTCTAAGTCTCAACCTGAGTATTACAAAGATCATCTAATGGATGAAGGCGTAGAAAAGGTTTTCTTACCTTCCCAATTCTTTGACACAGATGCAGATCAACAACGAGCACAGGAGCCATACCAACTTGATAGAGATGTAACAGATGCGGGAGTAGAAAATATCATACTAATTCCCATTCGCGATTTTTCATGGGATGATAGTGCTGAATGGCAACAGCTTAATCCGCTACAATTCTCATCCGATACATTAATGGATGAAGGTGTAGAACTCATTACTATCCCAATACCTATTGTAGATTTCACGTGGGATAATGATGCAGAGCAACAATTCTTACAACCCAGATGGTATCAAGATGCATTTGATGGTACGGAAGCTTATACACAAGTTCCAATTACTTTGTTCATCCTAGCAACAGGTGGTGTTACCCCTGCTTCGTTAGCAACTGGCGGAGCAATAAGTGAACCTATTCTAGCGGGGGGAATTGTTGAGCTTGTTATAGACGTAGACGGAGATATCATATGAGTACGATTCCAATCGCCCCACCTACTTCGATGACATTTCGATGTTTACAGCAGTCACAAATTACCTGGACCTTAACTGATCCTACAGGCTTACCTATTACAGGAATGACTGTTGTTGCTACACTTTATGCAAATAGAAGTCGATCAAATCCAGTAGCGCAACCGGGAACAATTGCAGATCCCAGTTTCAGCAATCTTGCTTTACCTGAAACTATCCCAGGAGTTTCCGGTATCTATCAAGGAGTGGTTCCAGCAACATTTAATCCGGCACAGTCATTGACTGGCTACTTAGTCGTTATTACAGCGTCGAGTGGCGTTACATTAGTTGATACGTGGTCTATTCCTGGAGTAGTAGTTTTCCCTCAGGTAACATCCGATCTTGTCGAATTAGATGATGTTAAGTCTTGGTTAGGAATTGAGTCAACTAACACAGATGATGATGGTATCCTTCAACTTCTAATTAGTTCATTCAGTCGATACGTTCTCAATCGTACAGGACAGTCTTCTTTTACTTCAGTTAATCCTTATGTTGAGATTTATGACGGGAATAATGCAAGTCGTTTATTCCTTCGAAACTGTCCAATTGTATCAATTTTATCGATTATAGTTGGAAATTATACAATTCCTCAATCGGCAGGACTAACTAATTCAGGTTGGTATATTGATCCATCAGCTAAGGCAGTCGCATTAAGATGGAATACATCCGGGTTCCAAATATCTGCACAGACGATATGGCCGGGACGTTTCTCAAGAGGACAAGGTAACATACAGGTAAGCTACACAGCAGGGTATGCATCTGTCCCTTTCGATCTCCAAGAGGCAGTAATGGAGGCAGTAGCTATTAACTACGAACGCAAAGATTGGATCGATCTTGCCAGCAAGACACTAAGCAGTGGTCAAGGTGTAGCCGGTACAACTCGATATAGAGATTGGTTTATGCCTCCGGGAATTGAGCGTATCATTGAACACTATTCACGAAGAGCATTGGCCTACTAAATGACTACGATAAAGTTCTCATTCAACGGAACAGATCGACAAATCGTTCGTGCTCTAATGCTGAGAGCAAATAAAATGGTTGATGCCTTAACAGCTAAGATGTCGTTCCTTATGATTAAGTTACAACAGAAGATCCAGCAGAAGTTGTCGGGAGAAGTATTACAGAATCGTGAGGGATCGTTATTTAGAAGTGTTCAGGTACAACCGACTACTTTTGATGGTGCTCTTATTACAGGAGCAGTTACAGCAGGAGGTGCTGATGCAGGTTTCGCACAAGTATTCGAAACAGGAGGCACCCACTGGTATAGAATTGTTCCTGTAGATAAGAAAGCATTAGCTTTCATGGCTGGTCCACAAGTATTAGATGTACTCAGGGGAGAACTAAACAGCAAAGGTGTAGTAGTAGCGGCTGTGTGGCATCCTCCTGCGGTTAAACGACCTTTCATGTCTACTAGTCTTGATGAATCCATCAGTGATATTAAGACTGGATTACAGGAAACCATTACCGGTGTATTAGGAGAACCTGTATAATGCCTCTCTCTCACGCAGGTCGTTCTACAGTGTTTAACGCTCTTCTAGCATTGATGAAGACAATACCGGCAACATCTATACCAGGACAAACTGTATGGAAGACAATTACACAGAGTCTAGTTCTATGGGATGAGATTCCGGCAGTTAGCCAGCCTGCTATGTTGTTGCATAGAGGTCCACAGATTTCTGAACAGAAGCATGTCTTTGGAGTTACTAAACAAGAGTGGCACGCATCGATCTGGATTTACTTTAGGACGGATAGTCTGAAAACAGCTTCTACCTATCCTGATCAGATTACAGATCAGATGTTAGATTCTTTCGAACTAGCCTTTCAAACTGATCCAATTAATAATAGACTGACTCTCGGCGGCGTCTGTTATCATTGTTTTATCGATGGCACAATCTTTTTCGACAGCGGCATCAACGATCAACAGGCTGTAATCGTCGTTCCCATCACGATTTTGGTATAAAACTTTCTTCGTTCCTGTCACGAAGTAGGCTGAACATAATCTGCTGTAAAGGAGAATAATATGGCCGTAATCGAGTTTGGTACCGGTTTGCTCTACTCTACACCGAACGCCGGTAACCTCGCTGTTAATCCAAGTCCTGTTCGCCTACTTTTGCAGGAAGTATCTGTTGAGTTCAAGGGCGACTTGAAGAAGCTGTTCACGCAATACCAGTTTCCAATTGCCACTGCCCGCGGTAAGATTGAAGTGACAGGAAAAGCAAAGATTGCTAACTACGATCCTGATCCCATCAATCAACTCTTCTGGGGACAATCAATTGCTGCTGGTACGCAAATTCCAATAGACGGAGAGACAATTACTCCTACCACGGGAGCTACTGGTTTACCTAATGCAACCGCAGCTAATGGCGGAGCCAACTTCACACAGAACAACGGTGTACTATACGCCGGAGGCGCAAAAGCGGGAGCCTTGTTGCTTCAGGTTACAGCTATTGGATCTGGTGTAGGTGTATACACTGTCAACTCTACGGGGGCGTATTTCTTTAGTTCGGCTGATAATAACATTGCTATGTCTATCAGCTATACTTATACTAACTCTACCCGTGGTAAGACTATCACAATGGCCAATCAGTTGATGGGTTTTGCTCCTGTATGCCAAGTCCAAGTCTGGAATAACTTCCGGAGTAAGATCCTTGGTATTCAGCTTAACTCAGTGACGTTTGGCAGTTGGACTTACCCGAGCAAATTGGAGGATTTTTGGATCTCAACAAATTAACCGGGATCGCTCTATAGGGATATAGAGGACAACATGAAACCCACTCTAATTGACTCGAACGCTGAGATGCCAACGAGGCGGAAGCCGATAGTAGTTACTATCATGCACCGTGAGAGACTAAGCGAGAGGGCACCTAGAACAGGTGATGCAATAGTCCGAACATTGCAGGAATTGAACTGCAAGAAGCTAGCAGAAATGTCTAGCTCCTTTCTAGAAGACAGAAAGAGTAACAAAATTGCGGATGTAGCTTTCGATGCGAATACAGATGCCGGGAACAATCTCGGCCTTATTTTTGGAGATACTTTCTAATCAGTGACTTAGAAAGAATCTTTAAGGTAGTCCTTTAGTTCTTAAACTCAGGGTATAACATAATAGGGATGGGTAGGTAGAAAGGACCTGCCCATTCTTCTTATGCTACCAAAAGATCCAACCAAAATAAATGAATATATCTTAGGGATTAAGATATATAATCTACTTCTGAAAGCACTTGGTCAAACTTACAAGGGAGGACGACCAAAAGGTATTATTGCTTGGAATAAAGGTAAGACTAACATTGAACTCTTTGGAGAAGAAAAAGCAGCTGAATTAAGTCTTATCCAAGCAGATAATGCTAGACGGACCCGAAACCATTTTGGTCATACTCATTCAGAAGAATCAAAAGAGTTAATGCGTATAGCTAGTACGGGAAAGCCATCAGGAAATAGAGGTAATCCTTCTAACTATAGGCATACACAAGAAAGAAAAGATAAGATCAAAGCCGCGAACACAGCCTACTGGGAAGAATTTTGGAAGTTGCACCCGGCCGAAGGTCGGTATAGAAAGAAGTACCAAGTCTGGCAACTTGCAGTTAGACAACGTGACAATGATACATGTCAATACTGTGGTATCACGCAGGATGAATTACCAACTGAATCCTCAACTACAGCTAATTGCTTTCTTCATTGTCATCACATTAAACCTTGGAGAGAGTTTCCGAAACTTCGCTACGAAGTAAGTAACGGTATTACACTCTGTCCATCTTGTCATCGCGCTGAAGAGACAAGACTTGCTCTTGAACGTAAAGGAATTTATACTGGAATACCGTTTGAAGATACTCCAGTATTCGTGTAAGAAAGGAATCCTGTCATGCCTGAAAAGATTAACATCAATGGAAAAGAGTACACACTATCTCCGCTACGCTTGAAGCATCTTCGTCGTATCAACGACACACTTAAAGAACCTCCTTCAGGATCAATTGCTGTATTGCTTGATCGTTACTCACCTTATATTACAGCATCCATCCAAGGCAACGATCCTGACTTTAAGAAAGAACTCCTAGAAGAGCTCACGTTCGAAGAGTTTCTAAATACTTGGCAACTCACCCTTAGAGCCTCTGGTATTATTGTCCAGAAAAAAGAGGGGGAAATTCAGCCGGAAGCAACATCGAGTGGGGCGCAATCTACGGACGCCTCTGTGTCGCCTTCGGCTGGGACTATCGTTCAGTAGAAGAACACACTCTGGACGAGGTTGTCGAGCTTCTCGAATTTCTGGGAGATCATCCTACTACAGCAGAAATACTCACTCTCGTTCATGGTGTGACAGTTAATAGAAAGGGACGTCTGAATAAGAAGAAGGAATTTGACGAAGTGGAATTCCAGCATACCTTCAGTAAAGAATTTGGACAGTTACCTCCTGAAGGATCAGCTCCTGAAGGCTTCCATGAAGCTATGCTTTGGGCAGAAGCTCAAAAGAAACTCATGAAAATAAACTAATATGGATGAACTTAGAATAAGTGCGATATTCGACGTCTCAGATATCCTTGAAGGTACATCTGCGGCTGAAGGTGCATTTCAGGCTCTAGCTAGTCCTTTAAATGACCTTTCAGAATTATCTTCGACTGCTGCCGGAGAGATAGGGAATCTAGGGAAATCACTAAATTCTATCTCGGGAAATGCAACTACAGGAGGAGACGCACTAAATGTTTTATACGGCGCACTAACAGAAACAAATACTGAACTTGCTACATCAGTTAGTCAGTTCTCTGCTTGGAGAAATGTAGTAGATACGACGACTGTCTCAATAGGGGGACATGTAGCTTCAATTGGAGAATTGATCTCGACCGAATTGGGTCTTGCTGAACTCCAAGATGAGATAATAACTTCTGATAATGAGCTAGCAACGATTGAAGGTGAATTAACTGCTGCAATAGAAGGGCGCGCAATAGCTACCGGAAATCTGGTAGCAATATCTTCAGGATTGATTGCGGCTGATGAAGCTCGTGTAGCTGCTATAGAAGCTCGTGCTATCGCAGAGGCACAAGAAGAAGAGATCCTACTTGATGTATCTACTCAGCAGGCTGTAGCTGCTGCTGCTACACAAGCCGCTGCAGCTAGTACAAATGTGGCAACTGCTGCTACGCAGCGATATACAGTAGCGTTAGGTCAAGGTGTTACTCAAACAGCCGCACTGAGACAAGCGACAGCAGCCTTAGCTAATGCGCAGTTACAGGGAGGAGCTAACGCTCACGTTGTCGCTTTTGCTCAGCAGGCTGTAGCTGCTGCTGCTCAGAAAGCAGGGTACGCGGTTAATACAGTCGGTAACGTGATGAACATCAACACGTCCGCTGTTAACGCGAATACACAAGGACTCTCAGAGAACGCAAAGATGATGGGCTATCTGGCTGGTCGTGCCGGTGCCTATGAACTTGGTTTAGGTCAGTTAGGATTTGGTTTTGGTATCTTAGGAAGAAGTATTGCTTCTGTTAACGCCGTTTTAGTTGCAGCTTTCCCAGTTATTGGATTAATCCTATTAGCTGAAGTCATCTCTGGTCTGCATGATAAGTTCCTGCAGATGGAGAATACACTTAGAAAGGCTAATGTAGCATTCGATGATCTAGGAACACAAGGTCTAAGAAATGTCGAGAACATTGAACTACAGACTTTAAAACTAACCGATGAAATTGCTATATTTGAGGGACGTCCAGCTGTAAACAAATTAGCAGAAGCCATAATTGAGTCGGCTCAAGAAGTAGATAAGTTAACTGATTCTTTTGAAAGGGCAATTGAAAAAGAGTTAGAACTTCTTGAAACAGGTAAAGTTGGTCTCTTTAGAGCAGCACTTACGGGCCACGAAGAAACAACTGATTTCAAAGAGAAGGCTGATCCTAGACTTAAAACACTTGAGGTATTAGTAGCAGCACAAAGTCAAGCGAATGTAGAGTTACAACTTGCACAGGATAACTATAACAATGCAAAAGATGCTGCTGCCCAAAAGGCATCCGCAATTGATTTAGCTACTGCCCAGAAGGCAAAGGCTGATGCTGATAATGAAGTAAAAACTTATACAGACAAAACGCTTCAGATACTAACTTCTGAACAGGGTTTAACTCAAGGGCAACTAAAAGAATTAAATAATCGATATGATAATGCCGCTAAGAATTTCTTAGCAGTAAAGAATTTCAATGATTTAATAAGTGCATCAGCAGATGAAGCTAAGAAATTACTTTCGGGAACGTTACAGACAAACATACTTCCTACTCCGAAAGAATTACAAAATCTTCCTTTCGAACAGCAGAAGATAGCAATGGTCAAAGCTCTCGAGGAGATGAGAGCTGAAGCAATAGGAGCATTTGCTGAAATAAATGCGCAGGAAAGCGGTACAATCACTCCCATAGAAGCTCACATTCTTGCTATAAAGAAAGAGCAGCAGGCTGATGAGGACAGGCAAAAAGCAGCAATACTCGGTATGGAGGATGTGGCTCGCGCAACAGCACTTACTGAGAGTGAAGCTGCAGATAAAATTAGTGACAAGCAGGGCGAACAAGCAGTTCAGATTGCTAAAGAGAATGCACAGAGTTTACTCCGCGCGCAACAGGCGGCACTTGAGCTCCAAGTAGCTAGCCACGTAAGGGCAGGCGAAAGTAAAGCACAGGCAGATGTAAGATATTCGTTTACTAAACAATCACTGCTTGCGACAGAAACGCTAAATCAGGTTAAAGCCGAAAACGATCAATATAATGCACACGTAGCTGCTCTTGAGAGGAAAAAACAGACTGATGAATTAAAGAAACCGGGTCCTGAACAAGGTACAGCAATCTTTGAAGATAGGAAAGAGCTTGAATTAGCTTACACGGCTCATCAAGCAGCACTAGTAAGAATTGAGCGTGATGGCCATTCTAGATTGATGGCTGAGAAAAGTAAGCAGCTAGATGAAGAAGAAGCAGTAGCCATTGCTGAAAAGCGAATGCTTGATGAGACTAATAAGGCATTCGATGAAGCAATGAAGAAGCGTGATGAAGCTATAAAAACTGCTAGTGGTAGAGCTGATACACTTCAGGTCAGGGGACAAAATGAAGAGCTTCGTGGAGTACAGGAACAGATAAAAGCATATGAACGTCTGTTCGAAGAACATGATATTGGTAGTAATCAGGAGAGGAAGAACTTACAGGCATCAATAGCCTTACTTGAGAAGAAAACCGCTTCTGCCAAGGCAGCAGTAGATGCTACTGAAGGTGAAATTAGTAAAACAGCTGCTACCCAGCAGACACAAGCTCCGGGATCGCAGGATTTTAATAACTCAGCACAGAAGCTTCAAGGTCTCGATAAAGACTTAGAACAACAAACATCATTATGGCGGAGATACCAGCAACTATTAGAAAGTACGAATCAAGCATTTAGCAAACTAGATATTACTGCAAAAGGGTTCTTTACTGACATGATGAATAAAGAACTCACTGCCGGTTTATCTTGGAAGTCTTTCACAGATCAATTCAAAATGAGTTGGGAGCATGCTCTTACATCTGTTAATCAACAATTCAGTAATTCTGTTGGACAATGGATTCTACATGGTGGCAGTTTCGTTCGAGCCATGCAGAATATGGGAGCGCAACTAGTAGCAACCTTAGCAGAACAGTTCGTCAAGATGGGTCTTGTGATGCTTGAGAACTGGCTTATGACACTGCTTGGAATGAAGATATCACAGTCTGTAGCATCTGCTAGCATTATCACAGCGCACGCAGCTGAGGCTGGAGCAGCCGGCGTAGCGTCCTGGGCAGGAGCTCCTTGGCCAATCGATATGGGAGCTCCGGGCTTCGGTGCAGCCATGTCTGCAGCAGCAATGGCTTTCCTTCCCGCAGCAGCAGCTGAAAAAGGAGCAGTACTGTCGTCAGATATGAACGTGCTAGCTCATAAGAACGAAATGATTCTTCCTGCACATATCAGTAAAGGACTACAGGGTATGATTTCAGGCGGAGGTATTTCAACTAATACTTCTAATACAGCTTCAGGCAACTCTATCGGCAGACTACAGTACCAATTTGCTCCTATAGTAAATGGTAACTTTGATGTCTCTAAACATGGAGATGAAATGTTTACCCATCTACAAAGTAAGTTGAGAAGGAAAGGATTCAACATATGAGCCTTTTAATTTTCCCGCTTACTTTCGGATCAGCAGTTGGATTTCCAATCAAGCAAACTCCTCGTTTTAATACGATCACACAAACTTCAGCGTCAGGAAGAGGACAGATTCGTATTCCTACAATGCAGTTCCCTCTCTGGGATTTCAGCATAGACGTAGCATACTTAGCTGGAGATAATCAAGGAGTAAATACCCCTTGGCAGCAACTGATAAACTTCTACATGGGAGTACAGGGCGCTGCTTCTGATTGGTTATTCTTACATCCATATGATAACATTGAAGGCAGCTTTACGGTTGCAGGAACGTTAACTAGCGGACGTTTTATTACACGTGAAACCGTTATCCAGACAACTACAGGAGCAACAGTAGCAGAAATAACTGTAGCAGCTAATCAGCTTACAATTGGTCCATGGAACATTGCACAGACTCCAGATAACTCACATACTTGGGTAGGACAAACTAGTGCCGCTGTATTCACGCCTTCTGCTGTACCTGTACTATCAACTTCACAATCTATAGGGACAGGTGATGGAACGACAGCAGCCTTCTCAATGGTTAGATCAATAGTTAGTGGAGGAGCACAGGATTTAATGCAGAACTTTGTCTTCAACCCAAATATCTACGTTGCAGGTAGTCTGAGTACTCCCGTAACTAATTATACTGGGCCTGATCAGTATGGTACTATAACATTTACTGCGGGACATATTCCTACAGGCGGACAGAATATATCATGGACTGGCGGCTTCATGTACAGATGCGCATTCACGGATGATTCATGGAGTAATCTCGCAGAGGATTATGCAGCCATCTGGTCCATGGAAGAATTGAAATTCCATTCGGTACTTCTCTAATGAAGACAATTAGCTCATCTCTTACAACGTTTCTTCTTGGAAACACAACGTTCTCGAGGGCTTATCTTATTTCAATCGTCCTACCAAACGGACAGGTTATGAATGTCCTTGACGGAACGAACGTAACACAGATTACATATCCTACAGGTTTAGGTGCAACAGTTACAGTCGCTGCAACTTCTTATCCATGGAGTCGTACAGATCCTACCTATCCCTTTACTCCCTCAGGTGCAACTGGAACTGGTCCCACTTCTGTAACGATGACGCAAGGACAGGTGATTACATTATCCTACGCATCTGGTACAATTACAAACGTAGGTCCTGATATCTATGATCCAACCGGAGCCTTTCTTACACCAGATAATACCTATCCAGGGCACTATGTTATTGGATCCTCCATTCCTGCAGCAGGATGTTTAATTGGTGCGTTCGCGAATGCTTCAGGTTGGGTAATCTCTCCTCCGTTCTACATTGGAACAAATCTTACTATCGGTCCAGCGCCCTTAGGAACGACGCAGTTACTACTTGGGTTGAACACCAATACGTATGATCCTATCACCAATACAGGTAGTTGGGTAATGAATATCGTACCTCCTACATACTACATATCGAAGTATGGATCATGGGAGAGAGGTGCTTATTCTAACGAGGCTTCATTCTCAATGAATGCTGGTTCGATGGAGTTAAATGCATACATCCCAGAATCGGTTGTTTACCCAGGAACAACTACATCACTGATGCAGGTCGTTAATCAAGGGGCGCTTAATGGAGCTAAAGTAATTATCCAATCTCTATACTGGCCTCTTGGTAGCCTCCCTAGCTCCGGCTTCTCAATGGGTACAATGCAGTTAATGATTGGGCAGATTGGAAATGTTAAGACTACAGGACGATCTAAGGTCGTCTGTGAAGTATTCGATCTTACTTATATCTTGAATCGTCCCTTTCCGCCTCATCTTATCCAATCAGTATGTAGACATACCTTCTGTGATTCAGGCTGTACACTACAGATTAATAACGTTAGAAGTACTCCTTACGCTCTTGATGCATCGAGTACGACCCTTTATCTAAACTTTATAGGGACAGCAAGGACGAATGGGACACCTTACATCCATGGTAATCTGATTGTTATAAGTAATGTTGTTTACATGTGTACTACAGAAGGAACATCTGCAGGATCACTGCCAGCTTATACTACAACACGAGGAGCTGTTACTACAGACGGGACCGCTAGCTTCACCTCCTTAGGAAGTTTAGTAGCAGGCACGAGTGCTGCTAACCAATCTTTTCCTCAGGGTTACGTTCTTGGAATGACAGGACAGAATACAGGTATTAAAGCAACCATAAAGATGCAGGCTGTAGCCAGTGGTCTGTTCCAACTACAACTGATTAAGCCTCTTCCTTTCGCAGTTGCCGCGGGTGATACATTTAGATTGTTTTCCGGTTGTGATAAAACTTTAGGTACCTGTACTATCATTTATGCTAACCAGATACATTACGGGGGACAGCCGTACGTCCCGAACCCGGAAATTGCTTCATAACAAAGGACTTAGACAAGTTAACTCGCCGCCAGGAAGAACCGCTAACCAGTCCTTAAGGCGGCGCACGTGGCAATGATGCCTCCAGTGAAAACTGCTTACCTAAGTCGAGAGACCCAGATGGCACTAGCGGCGAGTAGGACTACTTTATGAATTCAATCAGAGAACAGATCGTTAAAGAAGCTATTAGCTGGGTCGGGACACCTTATCACGATCACGCAGGCATCAAGAATGCCGGTGTCGACTGTGCCTTTTTTCCACTAAAATGTTATCAAGCTGTAGGACGTATCCCTAAAGACTTTACTGTCCCTTATTATTCGCCCCAACAGTGGCTTAACAGCCCATCACAGAAAGATAAGTTTCATCTGAAGTTTGAAGATACAACATTCCTTGATATAGTCCTACGATTTGCTAGGCGAGAAATAACAGAAGATGAAGTACAACCGGGAGACTTTATCATCTGGAAAGTAGCTGCCTCCTGGACACATGGTGGTATCATTATCAAATGGCCTGAGTATGTTTTACATCCAGTTGTTAAATTAGGTGTTGTAGGTTCCCATGCTGATAACGAAGGATTCCTGGTAAAAAGACAACGTCGATTCTTTTCTGTATTCGACAAGGATGAGGAGTAGATGTGGGCTTAGAAGGAAACACAAGTAATCCAGTCACGAGATTTAATGGTCTAAGAGTAGCCCAATCGATACTAGGAACTACTATTCCGATTGTTATAGGACAACAGCGTTTATCTTGGCGACTGTTGTGGTATGGTGCATTCTCATCCAAGCAAGCTAAGCAGCAGGGAGGCAGTGGTCTAGCTAAAGGCGGCGTTCAATACGTTTATTCAGCAAGTGTAATCGGTAGTGTATGTCTGGGTAATTGCGTTAATTTCTTAGCTGTGTGGGATTCCATCGGTCGTTACGCGATGGATACATTCTCAGAGACGACAGTAGTATCCGGTACAACCTATACACCATTAAATCAGTTCGCATTCAAACAAGATTTAGGCGTAGGAATCAATACATCTTACTCTGTAACCACTAATGATTACGGTTCTCCCGGGAGTACTACTCGTACAGGTAGCCATTATATCCCGCTCGTATACACTACAAATCCATCTCCTGCACCTGGACAGTATACAATTAACGCTCGACCTGTAGGGGGAGGGGGTACTGGCGGTACTGGCGGACAGAGTGCTCTTTCTATTACATCTGTAGCAAATGCTTCTGCTGGGAGTACTGTATATACAGGTACGATTACAGGAGGAGCTTCTAACGCGTATGCTAATTATGTATTCGTAACAAAAGGTTCTAACTTTCCAGCGAACAACGGTCAGTTTACATGTACTGCCTCTACAGCAGCAACACTGACTTTGAACAATCCGAACGGTATAGCTGATACAGCTATAATGACTGCGTTGATAATCGGAAGTGTTCCTGTCTACGTATTTAATGCCGCACAGACTGGCTCTACAATTGTAGTAAATTATACAGCATATCGTTATCATATTCAAGAAGATGAATTAGATGTTGTTCCTGTAACTCCTTTTGTAATTACAGTTCAATATGCAGCTTCTTACAGATTTGATAACGGTGTTAGTTATTATCCATCAGGAATTGCGTTAACAGCTACCTCAGGTACTCCTTCAACCGGACAGTATAATCCCAACAATGGGCATTACACATTCTCTGTTGGAGATCAGGGAGCAGGCGTTGTAATTTCCTATATCTATGCAGACCCCAATGTTGACAACAATACTTCAGGCACCATCAACCTAACATTCTTTGGGGGCGGGTTAGGACAACCTGTTTGGTCATATCTCACTAGCGGCTTTCCTTCCGCTGCTCTAGGTTACAGTGAACTAGCATATGTAGCAAGTTCTGGATTGTATCTTGGTTACTCTCCAGTCTTACCGCAGTACAACTTCGAAATCCTCGGACCATATTCTTTTGGGAAAGGCATCCCTGATGCTAATCCAGCGGATGCTATATACGGTTTACTAGTTGCCCCGATTTATAAACTGAACTTCCCAATTCTCAACATCGGAAGTTCTCTCTTAGGCAACTATACAATAACAGGAAATGTTACAAGTGGGACCTTTACATCCGGAGAGGTTGTAAAGCAAACAACATCAGGAGCTATAGCTCTCATGGTTGGTACTGTTACTGGTACCAACTCTCTACTGACAAATCAGATTACAGGACCTGCTAATGGTACCGGAACTTGGGTAGGACAGACAAGTTCTGCTGTTTATACTCCTACTTCTCCCCCTATATCTTCCTGCGTTAGAGCAATGTGGTCGTCCAATAGCTTCTTTATTTCAGACATACTTGATTCACAATCATCTCTAATGAATGTGATATCTAAGTGGTGTGAAGCTGGACAAGCATATATATCATTTGATGAAGGAATGCTAAAGTTCATTCCCTTATCCGATACTACATCTATCGGACATGGGGCTGTTTATTCTCCCCCAACCCAGCCAATTATTGATCTCGATGATAATGATTTCGTCGTAGATCCTAATAAAGATCCAATTACTATCGAGCAAACACCTTGGCAGAACAGATGGAATAGAGTAGGTGTTCGTTGGGATGTACGATCAAACGATTACAATCAAGATATTTATCAAACTCAGGATGAAGCAGCTGTCCAGCAATATGGATTAATGTCAGAGACAGCGCAAGATTATGGGTTTGTAACTACACTTCCTGCTGCCCAGTTTGCAGGAAATATGCGATTGCAGCGTTATTCTGCGATCTATACAACCTATAAGTTCACACTTAAATCTAACTTAGCCTTCCTGAGTCCTGGCGATATTATTACTATCACGGATGGGGTACTTCTAACAGCGGGAACGCTGTTCGGTCGGACTCCTTGTCGCATCACTAAGATGGTAGATGATCCCCAAAAAGGGATCGACATTGAAGCAGAAAACTTTCCATGGTCAGTAGGTGCAGCACTTCTTTACAATGCTCAAGCCCAGCTTCCAAGTAATACGAATGATGGACCTCAGGAAGATCCTGGTCCTACAACAGCTTTAATCTTTGAAGTACCGAATCGAGCCGCTCAATTCTCAGGTGGCAAGATTTATATCTTTGCAAATGGATCTCAAAGCAATTGGGGAGGAGCCCAGGTTTACGTTTCCTTCAATGGAGTAGACTATACCTTCTACGATCAAATTGATACTCCAGGACGTATTGGTGTTACAACTGCTGATTTACCTCCCCACGCTGATCCTGATAATACAGATACATTATCAGTTAACATGCAACAATCAGGAGCCACACTACAGACTGTAACAGCAGCTGATAGAGATGCGTTTGTAACATTATCGGGAATTGTTTCTCCTTCAGCTTCACTCCCATCGTCTACAACAAGTACGGCGCAGACTGGAGCAAATGTTGGCATATCCACAACTACAGGATCTCCTGGGACGCAAGGACCGTTTCTCGGTACGGTTGCAGCTGATGTAGCATCCTTTGGATCAACCGGTGCTTGGACAAATGTAAGCAGTGTACTCGGTTCTTCAACATTTTCTCAATCTCATCTTATAAATTCAACTGGATTAGTTGGATCAGATTTTCTCTTTACTACTGCGATGGGATTTAATATTCCAAATGGAGCTGGTCCAATTTTAGGATTACAGGTTACAGCTACAGCCTTTGCAACTGATACTTTCCAACCTACGGCTCCCGGACTAAATTTCATGTTAGCTTATCGGGGCGGTATTTATGCAGGTGGCCCAACCTTTGCTAGTCCCATGCCAGGTACTGCTACAACTTTGACTCTGGGAAGTTCAACAGATCTAAGTGGTTGGAGTATATTTTCAGGATCCCTTCTTCCCGCTATTGTAAATGACCCGACGTTCGGTATTGCAATGCAGGCTGTAGATGGAGGAACAGTTTCAAGTTCAAACATAGCTGATATCTTTGTCAAGAATGTAAAACTTACAGTATTCTGGCAAGCAGCTGGCAGTGGAGCGCAGTGGCTTAATACACAGTATGTAAATTCTTCTTCATTATTTGCATCTGCTATTTTAACTAACACAACTACTACCAACTGGATACAAGGGACAGACTTCGGATTTCAACTACCGTTCGGTTTTATCACAACTGGGATTTCAGTTACAATAGCGGCTGCTCAAGTTAGTTCTCCCGCTACTGCTACAGTACAGTTACTTTATAATGGGCAGCGAATTGGGAATCCGAGATCTGCATCCTTCTTATCAACAGTTGGTCCCGCTGCTCAAGTCTCCTTTGGAACCTCTGTCGATATGTGGGGGATCCCTAGTTTTACTGTAGACCAAATCAATAGTCAAGGCCCGAATGGGTTTGGTATCATGGTACAGATAAATGGGGTACTTGGCGATACTATCTTTACAGACAACTTTAGAATGACAGTCTACGGAGGAGGGACATACGCATTAGAACTGGTTTCATACGAGACAGCAACTTTAACTGGTTTAAATACGTATAATCTTACAAGTCTTCGAAGAGGTGTATACGGAACATATCCATTTGATCATCCACTGGGAGCTGCATTTGCTAGATTAGACCAAGCCTCTTTCATATATACAGTTGATCCAACGTTTAAAGGAGGAACACTCTACTTCAAGTTCTTAAGCTTTAATGCTTACGGTAACCAGCTTCAAACACTTTCACAGGTAACTCCAGTCTTAGTGGGGATAGGCGGTCTAGCTCCCGGGGCATTTGATCAAACTACAGGAGCGATATTACAAGGAACTCCAAACTTCGCAGTACCGCATATTGAGAGTGCTCTTTCAGCTGTTCATGGATCATTCGGCGTTCAGAATATTCCTTATGGTTACGCTCTTATGGGGACAACAGTTGCCGGAGGAGTTCCCCAATGGACTTCTATCATCGCGGATGGTCGTGGCTCAGGGAGTGTAGTTAATCTATTTGTTATAAATGTTAATGCAAACATTACTGCCCTCCCTTGGGATGATTTGATTTGTGATACAACTTCAGGTAATATCACAGTTAGCTTTCCAAAAGCGTCACTAAATCAGAATACTGCTATTGGCGTTACAAAGAAATCGGTTGATGCACACACTGTAGCTATTACTCCATTTTCTGGAGATACAATTCAAAGTCTTTCTACTTTGACTCTTTCCAGTGCAGGCGATTCTGTAATTCTTATTTCAGATGGAATATCCAACTGGCAGATTTTAGCAGACGCCAGGACCACTGCTAGTTTCTCAGTATCACCCAACTGGTGGATGAGTGGAGATGGGACCAATTACGTTTGGTCAACACAACTTGGAAGAATGACATATGGTACTGCTAATCTGGTCGGAGTTTGGATGATGCGGCTTCCTTACGCAATTTCGGTTTCTAAGATGAATCTTCGTGTTAATGCGGGTACAGGCCACGCCGGAGATGTAGCAGCATACGGCATGTATGATATCACTGGCCACTTGCTATTTCAATGGGCTAACATTCCCATCACTAATAGTAATACTACACTTTCTACGACTATCACACCGGTAACATTACCCCCTGGATTGTATTGGGGAGCTATTGGAGGTAGTGTAGCAACTTTGGCAGAAACAGAAGGCGGTTATACAGCACCAGCGACATCTTATACTGCATGGAACTCTTCCGGACAGGCTCGTACAGGATTTGCAACAAACCCAATGTCGGGTGGTTCACTGCCATCTACTATGGGTGGTCTTACACAAAATGGTTTGGGAAGTCTTCCAGCAGTTAATATGGAAGCGTAATCGTACTTACGGTATATCTATACAGAGGATCTCTAGATGTGGAAAAAGATCGTCAATTATTACAACACGAATGCCTACTTTCACAGCTTCGTAGAAGCTACAGAAGCAGCTATTGTTAGCTTCTGTACTTCATGGTCGGGCGGATTACCGCTAACAAAGGCAGCGTGGGTAGCTGTATTTTTCGCGATGGGTAAGGCTTTATGGAGTGCTTGGAAACGGTGGATGCAGACGAATGTTGCTACAGTAGCAATACCGATGAAGAAAGAAATCAAGCCACCTGTAGTATGTGATGAAACATCTACACAAGGAGAATCAACAATATGACTAGTGCAATCACGTTACAAAATCTCAATCTTGGCATTGAGATAACTGAGAAGAAAAAGACTTTCACCTCTTTTCTTCTCGTACCAATTCTTATCGCTGCATCGTTTACAGCAGCTTGCTCTTGGAGCAACGTACTTGCTGATGGAGTAAAGATTCTAGGTTACATTCCTTTGGCTGTGAACATAGCGCTTCCTCTTGTCTGTATCGATGCTGCTATTTGTTTAGCAGCTACAGCAGCTGCTGGGTTGGTCAACGCAGCTCAGGGCCCAGTACTCCAACTATTCCAGCAATGGCAAGCAGCTGCGGCTGCAGCACAGCCTGGAATTCTTCTTCAGCTTCAAGCGGCAATTCAAGTCCTGAATCAGAAATATGAGGGGTTGCTTACTGCATTCAAGGTGAGTGATCCTGCAATTTCAGGAGAGGTGGGAGCAATCCTTTCCGCTTGCTTGTCCTCTATTCAGCAGATTGCACAGTTGACTAGCACTGTACTTGCTGCTGGAGGAACTAAGGAAGCTGCTATAAAGGCAGTAAAAGCCAGCAGCCCTAAGATTACTCCAAAGCAGTTCAAGGTGGCAGTATCGAATGCTTTGAAAGTAAAAAGTAATAACCCGATGATTTCTACACTGAACACTAACCTTTTGACCCAAGTTAAGGCTTGGTAAGTTTTAAAAGTCTGTGCAACAGGTTCCACCGGATGAGGTCAGATAAAAAGGGAATAGGGACCTCAACCCTCGCCCGCCTATAAGAGCGTGGGATAAGTTGCACAGTTCGTTCTAAAAGGAGAATACTATGATGCGAAAATACGGTCGTAAGAAACCGCTTCCACTGCCTGCTCATCGTATGTTGAGTATGGTTTCATCTGTTCTGCCTCCAACAGTTGATCTAAGAGAGTTCTGCGGTCCAATTAAGGACCAAGGTGCTGAAGGTTCCTGTACAGCGCATGCCGGAACTTCTGCTAATGAATGGATTCATAGAAAGTATCTCGGCAATAAGACTGTAGTTTTCTCTCCTGCTTATACATATTCAAAGGAACTAATCGTTGACGGAACCTTCCCCCAGGATGCAGGTTCTGATGGAGTTACACTCTGCGGGACGCTTGTTGCTAATGGCTGCTGTGAACTAGCAAAATTTCCATACATTGCTGGGACAATTACAGTTCCTACATCCGAACAAGATGCTGATGCTCGGTTGTTTGCTTTAGGGGCATATCATGGATTAGTTAGTGCACAGGTAGCAATGAGTGTGCTCGCTGATCCTACTCCTTGGCCTGTGGAAATTGGCTTTACTGTATATCAGTCTTTTGAATCAAATCAAGTATCGCAGACTGGTGTGT